AACAAGTATGAATCTCCAGTCCCAAAGTAATAATTTAATATCCATTAATAACGACCTCCTAATTTTTATTTATTTATTTTTAATGTTGATTGATTAACCGATTGCTTTATTCCAACTTAAAGTACCGAATTTTGCGTCGTCTTCTAACCCATGATTCTTCTGCCATGTTGCAACTTTTATATTTGTTCCAGAGCCCCAAATTCCATCTACACTCGTACCCACTATGTTTTGAATAATTCTAATTGCAGGTTTATTACCTTGACTCTTTATATCACAATAAGGTTTTGCAAGAACTGAATTTATAGCACTCCAAGTATTATTTCCTGCTATTCCATCGGCACCAACATCTAAAATTTGTTGTAATTTAATAGTTCCTTCTTTTGTTTTTGTTCCTGTAATTCCATCTTCGACAAGTCCTAATTTTATTAATCTATTAATGACTTGTTGTAGCTTTAGGACTTGAGCATCTATTACAACTTTAGGCTTATTTATTTCCATAATAATTTCTTGTAGTTTTGTGAATGTCTGATTTCCAGCTAATCCATCAGCAAAATTTATACCTAAATATTTAGTTTGAAACGCAATAAGTGAGTCTAAAGTACCTTGACCAAAACTTCCATCGGCTCCATATCCACCACAATTAAATTCACAAGCAATTAAATCTGTCTGTAATTCTTTAGCTTTTAAACCTATAAATAGTTTAGCTTTTTCTAACTGAGAACGAGGTTGTAATTTAGTAGCGATTAGGTTCACAGCGGTGTATACAGGGGCTGTAGTTGTTGAGCCACCTAATAGTATTCCATCCTCAAACACATTCACGTCACATCCATTTGAGACTCCTTGGACTATGCCTGTAGAACTGTATTGCCAACCTACAGATGGTAAATCTGGATGTACTGAATAATTTGCAACCCATAGAAAAATATTCTTTACTGAGCTATCTAAATTATGAGTATAGAAAAAGGAACCCGTATAAATACATGGCTCTTTATTCTGACTTATTAAATAGTCTGCAAAGTGTCTTACGTTGGAACTTATTTGACTGGTAGATTGCCCCAGAATTTCTTCGACGTCTATTGCGTATTTGCAATCAAAACGTAATCCATCTATTACAGATAGAAAGTGTTTTGCTTCCGAAATAGGATCGTTGGCTCTAAGATAATGATATACTCCCACTTTAAGACCAACATTAATTGCTGATTGATATTGTTGTCTAAAGGCAGGGCTTGTATAAGTTACTCCTTCAGTCGCTTTGATATATACAATTTCTACTCCACTAGCTTTTACTTGTGCAAAGTCTACATTATTTTGGTAATTTGAAATATCTATTCCTTTCATTTATAAATCGTCCCCTTAATTAAAAAATTATTTTATTCTTGTTTCGAACTTCTTTATATGTTTTAAAAATGGTACAAAAAATGTAAATCCAGATGCAATAAAGTTCTCGAAAATACTTGAGACCTCAACTAATAACAATAGGGTGTAAAAAATATTAGCAATTATATTACCACCTATCATTTGAGGAATAATTGTGAATTGATGAGCCATGTATAATACAGGTGAATATAAAATTGTCTTTACACAAATACCATTTTTTAGGGCTCTTGAAGTTAATATTGCAGGCTTATCTGTCCAACCTTTAAAGTAATTACGAATACTAAATTCTCCATATTTTACTATTATCAGTGAAACTTGCTTGGTAATTAAATCTATTACGATGAGGACTAATATAAAAATTAATACCTGTTTCGGATAGCCAATAGCTCCAAGAAAGATTGAGATTATAACAGATAAAAATAGTAGTGTTTTATTTAGCATGGATTGTAGGATTATTAAGGCCTGGTGAATTATTTCATTAAACATGATTGATTTCCCCTTTCAAGTTTGGAATTAATACCTTCTTTCCTTTTATAAATTAAAGGTCTCTCTTATCATCTTCTTTAGCTATAAATTTTTCTTGTAACGCCATAGCATCTTTTAATTTTCCGATATCTTTCCATTTCTTGTCTTTGTCTTCTATATCGCAATAGATGTTGTACATGGCTGCTGATTTCCATTTCATTACAGCTACAATAAAGTCAGAACTACAACCTTTACGCGTTAAATCACTAACAATAAAGTGTCTGAATGCATGGGCGTATAAGTCTACGTTTAATATTAATTCCCATTTACCAATCCATGTTCTTACAATAGATTCTGTAACGGGTTCTCCATTAGATCTTATAAACATCTTTACATGTTCTTTGCCGTTCTCTTTCATTGTTTTTTCTCTCATAGGGAGCCACTGGGTATATATGGGTAAAAATACATCTTTAATAATAAAACGTGTCATCATAGTCCCAGTCTTACCGTGCCCCTTTGTCTTAAGATCAGACGTAGTCTCTAAAAATAAACCTTCATATGCAGTAAAATTTTCATCTACCATATCCACATCTATTCTTAGAGATTCACTAATTCTGGCTCCTGAACTTGCCAGTAGCATAAGGTAAACAGCTTCTTGAAATTTATTGTCAGCTATCAAAGTATCTCTCAATTTATATACTTGTTCTGGGAGTATTACAGTTTTCTTTCTAACTGGGATTTTCTCAACCTTGACCACAGATTTATTAACTATATTTTTAAAGTTAGGGTACTCCTCATCTAAAAAATCAACTATAAAATCACTGAAACTGTTCATTAAACTTCTAATTCTTTGATATCTGTTTCCACTCCACTTTAAATCTATCAACCCATAATCAAAGAAGTTTGACAATTCTAACTTCCTGGTATTTGTAAATAATTTATTCTCATTTTCAACTATGTTGTAGCAAAAATAAATATTAAGATCTGAGTGGTAAGAAGTAATGGTTGTATCAGAACATTTTGCATTTTTATATTTTAAGAATTTCTTTATCAACATTTTATTTTCGGGATTAATTTGTTCAATTGCTTCAAGTGAAGTGATAATTTTTCGGTACGTTTTTCTAGGTATAATAATCGTCTCCTCTGCAAGTTATTATTTGACTTTATTAAATTTATAAAGTATTCTTTACTTGTGAAGTCCTAACACTTCACAGACCAGTATTGTATTTATACGGAGTGAATCATTTTTTGTTTTTCATTTCGTATAAATACAGTTTTATAAAAATGTATAGCTAAATTTCTTTCCTGTGATTTGAAAAAATTCCTCAGATGTAATCCAGGATTTTAATACACATCTACAAACAAAGTTAAAGTCTACTGCTTTATATTTGTGATTATACATATATTTCAAATCTTCAAACATTTCCTTCCTCCCTTTTAATTTTTACATAATAAAAGACACCCTTTCAGGTGCCTTCATCTTTTATATTCTGTTTTTATGATAGAGTTACATTATAATTTCACATTGTTTAACTACTTTAATTTAATGTAATTAGTTAATGTAACAATTCCAATATAATCTCCTGTAGTTACTTTTACTAAAACTCCATTGACAATTCCTATTTTATTTCCTAAAACTAGACCTGTTAAATTGGTATCGGCTGTTCTTAAATAACCACCAGTCCTTATCATTCCACTTCCACCAATTGCAATATTTTCAATGGCTATACCAAAATAAAATATGAGATCAGTACCCGTAGAAAATGCACCAATAGCTGAACCCTCTGATAAAAACTGTACTGGGGTACCTTTTGTAATAATAGTTGAATCACCATTATACATTTTCTTGGTTTCTCCAGCAAAATCATAAGCATATTGTTTTCCATCCGTAGTAATAATTTCTACTGGTACAACATCATTCCCATAGCCACTTAATGTAAAGTCACATCCTGCGCCACTTCCTGCAACCTCTTCGAACATTTTAATTTGCCCTTTTAGTCTACAACCAATCATAGATATTGTGTCTTTATTACCACTTCCCATAGAACCAAATCTAATAGCTGTTAAACCATTTATGTTTTCATATCTACAATTTATAAATTTATGTTTAGAAGCTCTTGCTAATGCTGGTTTATTGTGAAAACTATATGGCATATCGTTAAATTCTGTAAAGAAATAGCTATCTTCAAAAGTATGGTCTGTTCCGCTTACATTACCTTCTCCCCAAGCTTGAGCGTATCCACTACCAAGATATTTAATAAAGTTGCAATTCTTAACTTTTCGTACTAAATCAGAATTTAAATAATCGTCATGGACTGCATAACGCGTATTTTTACCAGTTACTATTAAATTTTCTAAGTTTCCGTTATTAGTAAGGTTTAAAGTTGAAACTCTATACTTCGTATCAGTTGAAAATGAATCTGCTAATTCTCCCTTTAATATTAGTTTATTCTTATCCCCGATTCCTTTTAAATGCACCCAATCAGGAACCTTTAAACCAACAAAATTAACATCATTTATCTCTGTTGTTGTGTAATAAGCTAGGATGTCATAGGTACCTTCACTTATTTGTACTTCATACGATTTATTTACTGTTGAATCTAAAATTGATTCTAATGCACTTCTAAGGCTTGTAAAGTCTCCTGTGCCATTTAGTTTAACCGTCTTTATAATATTTGTTAATCCAATATTGTTTCTTATATAATTCATATTACTTTGAGACAAAATAGAATTAACTACTTTATATCCAAAACTTTCATAGTATGTTGCGATACTATTTTGCTCTAGTTGTGCAGTTGCAAGCTCTGCGTTTTTAACCGAAAGTCTTATATAATAAGCACCAACCGGTGAGGTAAATACTGCATTATTACTAGTAGCTAATCCGCTCGCATAAACTTTGCTACTATTATAAAATGCAAATTGTTCCGTTGTTCCGGTTAAAATATATTGTGTACTCGGTAAAATAGGGATAAAGTCACTTGCGTTATAATTAGCCAAAGTAGTCAAATTTCCATTTGTGAAAGTTATATATTTGCCACTTGTTATCGTAGCTAAATTAAATAAGTTTTTAGATGGTGTACCTCTTAAAAGCAAAGGATCTAACTTTAAATAACTTATAAAATATTTTATTATACTTTCATCAAACTTAGGATAAAAACTTTCATAAAGCTGAGAGATAGTATTTTTTTCTAATTGAACTGTGGGTATCTCTGTAATTTTCATGCTCAGCCTTACAAATGTAGCTGTACTTGGAGTTGTGAAAGTTGTAAAATTAGGGGTTGCAATACCACTTGCAAATACTTTGCCACTATTGTAAAAAGCCAGTTGCTCTCCTGTCCCTTGAAGTATATAAGCTGTACTAGGCAGAACTGGAATATAGTCAGAATAGGCATAAGTAGGAGCTGAGCCAGATATTACTCCAGTGCTTGCAAGAACGAAAAACCCATTTATTGCTGTATCTTTATTGAAAAGATTAATACTAGCATTGCCTGCTAAAACTGGGAATCCCATGTTTTTTAGAGTGAGACCATAGTCTGGTATTCCAGTACTTTGGTATGTCCCTCCCGCTATCCACCCTGCATTATAGTAATACCATTTACCATCTGCTACAACTAAGTAAATTCCTGTAGCTCCTGTTGGATATGCGGACTGTAAAGTAGCTAATGTTGCAAATGCGTCTTTAGGACTACCACTTACAGCACTTGCATTTAACGTATCAACATATGTTTTATCTGATTTTAAAGCTATTGCCGCACTATTATTTGCTATAGCTATAGCATTATTTATTATGTTAGTATTAGAAATATTTAATTCAGATTGTGGCGCCTTAGCTGCCAATTGTGCACGATCATTTTTTACCGCCAGTGCTAAACTAGCCTCTGTTATTCCGTTGTCAGTTAAAATTCCGATTTTATTAGAGAGTAAGATGTCTTGTGAATCGACATAAGTTTTGTCCGCTTTTAATGCTGTTAAAGTATCCATTTTCCCGATTTTAGTTCCTAATGTCGTCTCACCTTTTCTGCTCTCTATCATTTCTAATGTAGCATTGGCTGCACTCAAAGCAACAGCATTACCGTAATTGGTTGCTTCTTGATGCACTATAGATATTGCTTGATCTAAAGTTTCTACAATAGTTGAACCATCATTCTCAGTTACAATTCTGGACTTATCTATATAAATTTGACCTCTTCCAAAATAATTTGTAACTGTGATGTTTTTACTTTCTTCTGTAGAATAAAAATTTACATTTCCTGTGACATAATTCACACTGAATTGATTTGCAGACGTAATAGTCTGAGTTTTTGATATTTCAAAATAATTATCTATGATTACATGATTAAATTCATTGGGAATCTGTGATAATAATATCGTACCATTTACCACTTGATGCTGTTCATTTGTAATTTGAATATTAATTTTATTACCATTAGAGTCCTGATTCCATTGAGTATATAAAAGATTTGAAACGTCATCCATATTTATTGCCTCGCTTTCTATTTTTTGATTTTGATTTTCGTCATTTGTTTAATTTTGGGCATAATAAAAAGCCATAGAAATTAATCTTATGGCTAATCAAATGGTTATTTTATATTGATTTATTATAAAACGGATTTGTATTTATTGAGTAAAAATTCTATTCTTGTTTTCATATCTGGTGTTTCCTCAGCATTTAATTTATCTGGAATCCACTTAAGATAATTACATATAGTAACATTAAGCTCTGTAACATCCGTATATACTTGTTGTTCATAGTCACTTAAGTTTAACAACTTACTATATTTTTTAGAAAACGCAATATAATCACCTTTTGTATAACTGACTGTATATACTTTATTCTCCCATCCTTTAGAGCATTGAGAATAAATATTTGAAACATCTTTTTTAAAAGTTTCATTGGTAAATTTATTTATATTGACGTCCTTAACCGCCGTTTTAGTTTCAGACTCTTTGATGGTATTAGTAATTTTACTAGCGGAAGGGCTATTTTTAACAATGTCTTTCGTATTAGAGCATCCACTTAAAAGTAATATAAATAATAATATAAATAAAATAAATATGTTGTTTCTTTTATTTAATTTCATAATAAAGCTCCTTTTAATTTTGTATATTTTATTTCTATTATATTCCAAATAATAAAAGAATTCAACATATTTTACTTATTTTTAATCAATAAATTCAGCCTTCTCAAACTCTTCACAGTTATTTTTGATAAACTCATATATACTTTTATCTTCGTTCATACCCTCTTTGTTGATTTTCTCTAATCCAAATACCTCATCAAAATCTTTAGGATATATATTAATAAATCTAGGTTCGAGATTGGCGTAATCTTTTGTTTCTTTCGATTCATATCCATTAAGAACTATATATGCATTTTTACTAATTTTAGATTTCTCTACTTTAGCTATTTTCCAGTAGTTCGCTGTAATTCCAAATTGAGTTTTTATACCTATTCCGAATGCCATATTGTACCTCCTTAATCTTTTATATTATGCACCTATATAAGTTTTAATAGATAGGGAACAAGAAAATCTATTTAAATTAGGACTAGTAATAGAGATCGTATGCCACCCCTTTACATCAACCCATTGTTGCAAACTCATGATGGATTGTATGTTTATACAGTCCATAGCCCAAACTCCATCTACATATATTTTCATAATACCCAATGTTAAGGGAGTCGTGAAGATTCCATAAATCAAGCTATGGGTATGTCCAAGTATTTCTATTGAGTGAGTGTGCACGTTTTGATGAGTATGTGCATTTTGATGAGTATGTGCATTTTGATGAGTATGTGCATTTTGATGAGTATGTGCAATATTATGAGTATGATCCGCTAAGGTGATACCAAATAAATGATAATGAGATAATCCACTTTTGAGAACGGTGTGCCCATGTGTCTTACCATCTGAACCAAAATCTGCTGGATAAGCTGTGCTAGTATTTGTTACTCCTCCCTCCCAAACAGGTTCAACCGTATTATTAGTCAAAGCACTTCCATCTTGATATCCGCCACCTCCTGTAACTTCTGAAGAACTAGATCCGCTAGTTGAATTGCTACTGGCTCCTGATGTTGAATTAGAGCTTGCCCCACTAGTCTCATTGCTACTTGCTCCACTAGTTTCATTACTGCTCGCACCTGAAGTAGCAGATGTTGCACTGACTGTACTAGCTCCTTTTTCATATGCTCTATAATCTTCTACGCTTAATTTTAATAATACTTCACTTATTACATTTACGTTATCATCAATATAAAAACTTATATTCATTGGATGAGAATCATCTACATTATCAACGAAACCAAAGTTATCTCTATTTACAACACCTTTAGCTGATAGAACTACAGTATTATTTTCATCCTTGATAGTAATAGAAGTTCCATTAATTACTACAGAACCATTTTCATTTGTAATTACAAGTTTATCTCCTGCTAATAATTTACCAATAATCAGATTGGCAGTTATACCATCGCTATTTATTGCTGTATCAACAGTCAAAAATCCCGTATGAGTTATGTACAAACTACCAGCTAATATCGCGATTCCATTATCCTCATTGCCCTTCTCAACGATGAAAATTCCGTTTTCTGTAATAGTTATTTTATTTCTTCCAGCTAGAGCTACAATATCTTGTGCAGAGCAATTTAAAGCGTTTGAAAGATATGTGTCCACTGCATTTTTAGTACCTTCAATATTATCCCAAGATAATCTCTTAGTGTTTAAATATTTAGCTGAGTTCAAAGCTTTTGTAATACTTGTACCTATGGACTTAGCATTATCTAATTTCTTATCTTTATTACTAAAAACAATTGTCAAAGCATTAGTATCGATATTATAACTATAACTTACAATTCTCACATCAACATTAATTTTCAGTTTCTCAGAATACGATCTAACAAAATCTCCTAATTTTATTTTGCCCCAGTAATTTTGAGCATTTTTATCAGCAAAGAAATCAATTAGTCCCATACTTTGTTGAACCACAGGCTGATTATATATAGCTAATACTTTCTCTGCAGCAACTTTTAATAATTCTGGTGTTACATAAACATCACTTGACCAGGGTTGTACGATAGTCCAAGAATCTAATTCCTGAAGTAAATCAGCATTAAATATTAATGTACTTGTACCGATAATCTTCGCAGTAGGTTTAAATATATCTGTTCCTATTTGAGATATTGGTATATTAATTGCAACTACTTGAGCATTTAACGAAGCAATTTCTGCATTCTTAGCTGTAGTAGCCACTCGATTAGCATTGCAAAGAGGTGTTTGAATTGTTAGATTTACATTATCTGGTGGAGTAGTTGACATATAACTAGCCTGTATTCCATCTAAACTCTTCTGCAACGCTGTGAGAGCATCTAATTCGGAACTTTTAATAACAAGACTAGCATTTATAGCGTCTAATTGAGTTTTCAATATATTAAATTCAGTATTTTTAACAGCCAGTAAGGCATTATAATTTGTTAAAGCTGATACTAATTCAGGGCTTAACTGACCACTTGCAATATAATAATCATAATTTGTTATACGATTAGTACCATCTAATGTCAAGGTGGCAATTTGCATCTGATCTTTTCCACTGACTTCTAAACAAGTACAAACAGCAATGCCCTCTGTAGTCTTAGTTAAATCTTTTACATAATTTTCTTCAGTTAAAATTATCCCAGTGTGAGTACCATAATTATCCAAATCATAAACGTTTATCAATTTATTAAACGTATCATAAAGTATTATAATATTATAAGCTGGACAAATATCATCATGAAGGAATTTAAGTATAGATTTAGAGAGGGCGTCTATCCAACGAACTCGGGGTGCTGTACCTCCATTTATTATATCAATTAAACAAGCAGGATCTACATATCCAATTTTCCAAGAAGTTTGAGCTTCTACAAGGTTAAGTATTCCATTATTATCTATATTATTAACTAGCTCTCTTTCAATTCCATCAATAGTAATAATACTTCCATCCAAATTTGACTCTAAACTTTTACAATCAACTGTCATTTTTAACCCATCACTACTTTCACTAAGGGTTTTAATGACATAATATTCTTGGAATACAGGATTCATAGGATCTCCGGCTTTTAATAAAACTAGATTTTCCGTTTGAATGGATTGATATTGTGGATTCTGTATTTTTATATGAGTGATAGAGTCTTCTATATAAAAGGGTAAAGTAAATTTAAGAGAGTGTACTGTGTCAATATTTGGATCAATAGTTCTATCAAATGCTGTACTTAGTATATTTATTGGGGATCTGCTTTTATATGTTTGTACCAATGTAAAATCATATTTCTCATTTAAAATATTATCAAATAATGTGCTCATACCTTACTTCCTTTCATTATATTTGTATTGGGTATTGTAATTGGAATTGAATTATACAAGCTCCTGTGATTTCTAATCTGTTAAGACCATATGCCATACTTAAAGCACTGTATCCAAAGTTAAATTTAGATATAGCTTCTATACCACTTTCTGTAACAATTTCCTGTCTACTATTTATAGCTACAGTCTCAAGTAAAGGTAAATTATTAAAACTCAGAGTATTTCCTGAATTGGTCAAATTCTTTATTGAAATTCCTGTGGCATTTCCGACTAAGGTAAACTGAAAAACATTAGGAGTAAAGTATGAATCAGTATTACAATTATTTGGCAACTCTATAATAGTTGTCCCAGTATTATCTGATAAATCATATTCTATGGTCTCTAACTGAGAGAACGGAAAACTATGGTTACTTTCAGCCTCCAGCTCATAGTAGCCTTGTCCAGTTGGGTTTGTAACAAACTGGATTTTTGTGAACTGGATAATAAATTCTAAACCCGGAAAATCCTCCTCGACTGTAAATATATGAAACTCATTATCAGGTGCTATAAGACGAAGTAACTCCATTCTATCTTCTGGGGTAAATGGTTCTTCCTCATCTATTTTCATAATTTTCATTGATAAAGTATAAAAACTAGTATCGGCTCCTTGGTAAAAATTACCTTTAAATTTCACATGGTCCCGAGATAAAACTTTAGCTGAGGAGAGCGACTGAGTAGTGGTATCTTCACCGACACGAATAAGATGTACTCCCATTTCTTCTGAACTTGTATTATTAAATGTAAAGTCCGTAGACAAAAAGCTCAATATAACTACCTCCTTAAATTTTGATATCTATATGAATTTCTTAATTATTTCCATAATAAAAAGAGGAGGGTGTTTATTCCTCCTCTTAAAAGACGTGTTTTATATTATTGATTTGAATATCCTATACCATCCATGATAGATTTTGTAATTTCACCTTTCCATTTAGTACCCAGTTTTTCTAAGTCTCGTACTGTATTCTGATCAGCATTACCTTGTACTAATACAAGAGGTTGATCAAAATGTATAACAGGTGATGAACTACCATTAGAGCTATTTGCATTTGGCATATTCATCGAAGGGAAACTAAGATTTGGTAGTTGATAATTAGGCAAAGACATCTGTGTAGTTGCCATGCTATTAAGTAAATTTACAGCTTGCTTACCATTAAAAGCTACTTCAGGATTTTCCTTAGAACCATGCAAATATCCTAAGCCTGTATAGTCGATTATACCGCCCTTAGCATGAGATCCCTGAACTGGTACATTTGCACTTAGATTAATAGTACCGTTAGCTTGCATAGCTGTTATCAACGCTTGTGCTTCTGTAAGAGATGCTATAAGATTATCCTTTACAGATTGTCCCATAGCACTCATACCAGAACCAAAACGATTTTCAAAGTCTGTGTAAGCTGCTGAAAGAGTTATCACATTACCTTCTACATCACGAATTAAGCCACTCAAAACAGCGTCTTTGGCCATCTTAGTAATTTCTTCATCAGAATAGGTTGCGTCATTGGCAGCTAATTCAGCCGCTTGTTTCGCAGCCAAATCTGTTTTAGCCTTATCAAAGGCCGCATTATTAATATCCCTTCCTCTGGCTAAAGTCATCTCATCAATTTTATCTTGCTCTGCTTTCTTGTCTAACATCAATTGAGCTAATCTAGCTTGACCACTAGCAGATGATTTATCTCTTTGAGCAGAAGTAATTGAAGCATCTATGGCGTTCATAGCTGCCTGTTCTTTCCCTAGATTCTTATTATAATCATCTGTTGTATTGTCAGCAGAATATTTAGCTTGTAATTCGTCAAGTTTCTTATTCTCAAGATCATAACGATCGGTAATAAGTTTTTTACGTTCCTCATTGGTTTTCCTCAATATTTCCATAACTTTTGATTCCGCTGAAGTAACAACTGCAATTTGTGCATCTGCTTGTTGTTTGATTTCTAAGGTAATAGAAGATTCAGTTTCTTTCACATCAAGAAGCTTAGTATTCATATCAGCCACTTGTGCAGCTGTATAAGTTCTACTGGCAATTTCTTGATTGATATAAGCTTCTTTTTCTTTGGCAATCGCAACTTCTTCTTTAAGACTAGCTGTTATTTGCATAGAGATATTAGCCTGGTCAACACCACTAGTGGAAAGTTCCATATCATTTTTTAGAATAGATAATTTATTTGTGATTATAGCAACTCTATTATCATATCCGGTTAAATGATCTTCAAATTTCAAGTAAGGAATTTCCAACAGTTGTTGTTGAAGGTCTGCTATTTTAGCTGTAGCTTCTTCTACCTTAGACATTAATCCATCAGCACCAGAAGTATCTACACTTCCAGTAGAACCACCTAAACTAGAACCTCCACCCATAGCGGCAGTAGTTTGGACTCCTACAATTCCATCAGCTGTAAGTCCATGAGCCTTCTGCCAAGCTTTAATTGCAGCCTTAGTTTGAGCCCCCATAATTCCATCGACATTTGCTCCAACTATTTTCTGAATTTCTGAGATAGATAATCCACCAGATGATGAACCGGAACTTGAGCCGCCCGAATATCCAAAGCTAGAAGCGTTTGAAAGAACCTTATTTAAATAATCTTGGGTTCCTTCTCCATATCCCATAATTCCACCGTTTGTAGAACCAGCTTGATTTATTCTTGTCTTTAAATATGAAGCTAAAGCATATATTGAACTTTGAGGATCTGTTCTATCTTTAAGTCCAATTTCTTTTGCAGTACTAGCAAGGAATTGTCCAAGGCCTGTAGCACCAGATTTAGAGTTTACCGAATTTGGATTAAAGCTTGATTCTGTCTGTATTATTCCGGCAATTAATGCTGGAGAAAGACCATTCTGAGAAGCTGCATCATTTATCCACGATGAATACTTTCCACTATAACTTCCACTTGATCCACTACTGGAACCTCCTCCCGAAGTACTTCCAGAGGCCTTAGCTGCCGCATCAGCTAATAATGCTAAACTCTTTGCGTTTGCAGTATTTACAATAATTGACTGTTTATTTAAAGCAATTTCTTGAGTAATAAGTGCTGCCTTTTTAGTCAATCCGTCAATATACTCCTGAGTTCCATGCGCTGCATTTGTTAGGGTATTTTCATTAGCTTTCATAGTATCATCTAGTGATTTTAAAGCATCTTCATAAACTTTTGATTCTGCTGTAGCTTTCTTTGTAGCTGCTGTTAATGCATCTGTAGCTGAAGTATCAGCTTTCGTACTTGCACCAGCCTTGTCTATTCCAGGAGCTGTTATATTAGCGGAAATATTATCAAAATTTGTTGTGACAGCATTTAAAGCATCAATTTTCTTTTGTATTTCTGACGTAGCTGAGTCATTCTTAACGGCATCTTGTTGTTGATACTCCGGTACATTATATAAAGCTTCGGTTTCAGCGGTGTAGTAACTACTCCATAATGCCGCCAAAGTTTCTACCATAGATTTCTCGATTTTTAATTTAGCTTCTGCAAGATTCTTACTATTTTCTAAATCGGTTTTTTGATCATCAGATAAGGTATTATAATATTCTCCTAGAGCTTTTTTAACTTTGTCAGTTCCTTTAATATTATTAGAATAATACGCATCGTTAGAAGCCATCATTTGTCCATAAGTAGAATTCGCTGTATTTTTTTCTGTTTCTAAAGCTTCTGACATTTTCATATAAAGCATAGGTTCATCTTGTAGATATCCAGCAAGGTCTTGATGTTTATCAATTATTTCTTGAACGGATTCTGCTGAGAACTTACCATTTGTTTTATAATCCTCCATGAGTTTGTTATACGAGGAGATAGATGATACAGAGGTGTCGAAGGCTGTAGTAAGTGTAGCCAATGCATCTTTTGAAAGACCTATTTCAGTGGTAACTTCCTTGGATGCCTTAGAGGTAAGATTTAGTCCTGTAACCCAGTCTTGAAAAGCTTGTTTTAATTCTGGACTTTGGGAAAGCGTATTATTCATTGCAGTAGATAACTTTGTAATATCAGCCTCTGATGTTTGTATGTCTTTAGTATTGCCCGTTGCAGTTGCTTTCTCATAATTAGTAGCTGCTTTAGTAATTTCTCCAAGCTTGTCCGAATATTCACTAACAAGTTGCGCTGAAAACATTTGATCAGTTGTGCTTTTAGCTCCCGTTAATTCATCATTGAGTTTGTGATAATTACCAGAGATGAGTCCTATAACAGTTTTTTGATCTTCTGATTTATTTTTAATTTTGTCAGATTCATCTAGTATGGATTTTAAAATGTTTACCCTTGTTTGAAGGTCTCCGTTTACACCGTAAACTTGTCCTGCAACTTGTTCTACTCCCTTAGTAGCTCTGATTATTTTTTCTAATTCAGTGACATCAGTGGGATTTGATTTGCTTTCTGCGGATGTAGTTATGGCGGTAGCATCTGTATTTTTGAGTACATTATTGGCATTGTTAAATTCTTTTTGATAGCTTCTAACATAATCAGCGGCTTTTTCTTTAGAAGCGTCTTGTAATATTTTAATTTGTTCCTTATATTTACCATTAACTAAATCTAGCCCATCGGCCTCACCACCATAACTAGATATCAATTTTGTCTGTATGTCCAACAGTTGTTTTTTAGTTTCGCTATCTGTAGCTCCCGAAGCTGATAACTCTTGATACGAAGTGACCAAGTCAGAAATAGACTTTGACTCTTCTTGATATTTCTTAGCTAAATCTGCTCCATTTGATAATAATTTCTGTTGTCTTTCATCGGCTTGAGTCATCCATTGTATCAACGGAATTCCTATCATAAGTATTGCAGTTATTCCAAGGGTTAAACCTACCATAGCAAGCTGCAACCCTTTGGCACTGGCTGCGGTTACAACTTGCATTTCGTTTAACGCGGCGTCTGCTGAAGCTTTTTCATTTGCTGCTAATGTTGCGCCAGCCGTACTCAAGGTTAATTCATCCATTCTAGCGTTCATAACTTCTTGGGTTATAACTCCAGCATCCACTTTAGCTTTTAATGCACTTTGAGCTGCTGCTAATGTATTTGTATTCATTGAAGATAACCCCATCTTACTAGATACCGCACTCAGTATAGCGACAGACTGTTCTTCTGTTATATTTTTAGCCATAATATCCTTCTGTAGAGACCTTACAGCAGCATCGTAGACCGTAGCTGATGTAGTGCCCGCATTAAAGGAAACTCCTTTCATACCACCCAAATCTGCTGCCATTTGAAGTCCTGATAGGTTCAATTTATCAAGTGATTGAGTTAAGCTTTGTGCTTTTATGATCTTCATAGTTGCAGATATACCAGCAAGAGCCAAAGAAACTTCTCCAAGAGTTAATAAGAATGGTGCAGCCCATGCTCCAACTTTCGCAAGGACTGTTCCTATTTCTACAAAACCTTTTAATTGTTGAGAGAGTCCAGAATCTCCGGTCGAAATATACATTTCCTTTATCGTATTATTAAATCCTATAATCTTTTTATCCAAAGTCTCCATAGTTTTGCTTGACTTTTCAGCCGAGTAACCAATGGAATCTACAGATGCAGTAGCTGCGGTTGTATCAACCTTATCATAATTCTTAGCTAACAAATTTACCCAGTTCTTACGCATTGTACCAATATCTTTTCTTATGAACGCTACTTCATAAAAGCAATTTCGATTTCTCTAATTGCCACATATTTTCATATGTAGTGGAGACTATTTGCTCATCCTCATTTCTAAGGAGTCAGATTTTTCCTCCGCCAATCGCTTGCGGTTTTACTCTCCCGTTAGGAGATAGTCGTTGAACGTTCCTCTATTCGAGGATTCGCTGCATGAACATCCGTTTGTTATTTATTATAACTAGTCCTTAGCACCTAATTTATTAGGCTTTTATTTCAGCATAGACCATCCTTACGTTTTTTCTACTTTCGTACCGTTGCCATATATAGCTATTAGCTATTCTGTTTTGGTGTAAGGCTTTGGGAATTACCTGCATTTAACCTGAAACATCCACATATTACTATATAGACGGGGCTAAATAATTTATTTAAAAAATTATATTGATAACTATATAGTCTTTTAAATAAATTATTATGTTACCCCCAAGCGTATCAAGAATTTCTGTACTTTGAATTGTATTATCTCCAAATTTATCTAATTGTGTAGAAACATCTGTAATAATTGCACCGAAATCTTTAAAATGAGTAGCATCTTTCATCACATTAATTCCGTATTTTTCTAATACAGCTAATGTTTCAGGTCTAAGTAAACGTGACTCTACAGATTTTAATGCGTCACCGATTTGTGTACCACTTGCACCTGTGGAGTCCGCAAGCGTTGCTACCATAGCATTCAAGTGTGAAATGTCTACACCCATACTAAGGCTTGTTAGTCCAGCTTTTGATGTGGCCTGCGCAAAGTCTTCGGTGGTGGCTACTGATTTATCAGCTAAATAATTCCATTGATCCAATACTTTTTCAGATTCAGAAAAAGGAATATTCATTTGCTTCATGGACGTAGTAAGCAAATCTGAGGCAGTAGCTGCATCTTTTATAGTACTCGTATTTAAAGCCATAGTAACTGTTCGAGCCATAGAATTTAACTCGGCTGTATTTTGAACTCCGGCAGCAGCTAAACTAGAATAGGCGCTTTGTACCTGAGCAAGTGGTTCACCCATATCCTTAGCTATTTGTATTTGATTTTTACCAAAATCAGCTAGTTGTTGTCCAGTAACATTGAGTATTCTTGAGAGCTCATTTAGGCCAACTTCAAAATCAATATTTGTCTGAATCATGTCCTTGACAGCCGATCTCAACGCGTAGATTCCAGCAGCCGCAGCAGCGTAAACTCCGGACACCTTAAATCTATCTGTCATAGAAGATCCGGCATTACTACTTGACATTGCTAGATTAGCTTCCCCACTTATTTGCGCTAATTGTTTTGACATTTGATTATATTGAGACGTTTGACTTTTTTCCTGTGTATATAACTTCAATTCAGCTAAGGACTGTTTTTCAGTAGACGCTGCCAATTTAACTCTAGCTGCATATTCAGATTCAAGATTTTTATTATTTATAGCTGCATCGGTCTTACCTTGTGCCAATCTTTCAGTTTCTCTTGCACGAGTCGTTTTAGCAATAGCATCTCCAATTAAAGCTTCTTCCTTAGCTTCTTGTTGAAGAGTTGCTGTTTGTTGTCCACTTAAAGCTTTTGCTCTATCTTGAATATTTATATTAGACTGAGTATGAACTCTTCCCATAGCTTCAGCCAGGCTTAAATTGTCTTTATATTGAGTTTCTAAATCTTTATTATTTATGGCTGCACTGGCATTTCCCTGTTTGGTAACTTCTGCTTGTACCTTTTTATTTGAAGATGCGAAAGCTTTATCAGTAGCTTCAGTTTGTTTTATTTGAGCCGCTGTAATTTTATCTGCTTCTGTTCTGTATTTCGTTCCTTGAGTTGTGGCAGAATCTAAGGCCTTCCCCTGTAATCCATATTTTTCAATAACCTTATTTACTTCTGTCTCCATTCCGTTCATAACATTAACATTTGCCTTTTGGTCTGCTGATAGGTTTTTATAAGCTGTTGATATTTTAGTTAATTTAGCCGAAGCGTCATCTGTAGTTACTTTGCTAGTGGGGTTGTATCCCTCTAATTTCCCTTGAGCGTCAAAGATAGCTTTTAAATTTTCAACTACTTTCTTACCAGATTTATCATAGGAAGTAGACATCTTATTAGATGCTATTTCTTGATTTTTAGCACTTTCAAGAGCTTTTGTTCCTATATCGTTAAAAGTCTGAGTTATAACTGGTGTCATTTCTTTTGCTTTAATTTGAATAGAATTAAATGATTTCAACATTGAGTCTATTGAAGATTTTAATTTAGAAGAATCAACTCCAATAGCCATACCTTCTATTTCTTTTTTTATTAATTTTGTAGTTTCTAGTAATTTAGTTTTTGTTGTACTATCTATAATATCCAAATTTAATTTCTTAACATTTATTGATGCTAATATTTTATTGGCTTCTTGAATGTCTGTTTTCAAAGTGGTAAGTCCCAAAGATAATTGTCCTATTAATTTTTGATTTTGTCCTATTGCCATTATTAATAACTCCCTTTCTTTCTAAAAATAAAAAGAGCAGACAACTTCTACTCTTAGCTTTATACAATATTATTTAATATGAGAATTTTATTATCGATTAATTTCTTATAATCTTCTGTTGCATTATCCGTCCAATATGGAATTGCTAAATAAGAATAGCCTTGCGTCTTAGCATACATCCTCTTGTATCTATCATATAACTGACGTTTATGAAAATCTGCTTCTTTGTTTTCAATAATTCCCCATGTGTAATCTGACCTGTAATGCTGTAAGCCCATAACTTCTATAACCAGTTTTAAATCTATAACCTCATTATCAAATGGAAGTATATAAAGATTTTTAGGGTTTCTAGGAAGGATAGTACAATTATGTTCGTGATTTAATTTATAACCCAGTTCCCCTAAATATAATCTTGTTTTTTCTTGAAGGATACTTTCTGTTCTTTCTCTTGTACATTCTGGGCACCTAAACTCATCTCTTCCTGCTTTATCTGGAGTTTTAGGATAATCTTTATGTTTCCCACAGGGACATTTAAACCAAACCTTCTTTGTACTTCTTGGAGCATATTCAAACTCACTTTTTATGTTTTTATCAGACCATATCAAGGATACTTGAGGGAATAAAGTTCCGATACTATCGAGAGGATGAACCTTTCCACTTTGCATATTACAACAACCACATCGACATCCTTCGTGAAAAGATTTAGTCGCAATATCGTAATTTCCATGGTAACTTTTTTCTTGACATATTATAGAAATCTTTTTATCTGAGCCAGGCCTTAATTTAAATGGATCTATCACATTACTTGAATCCCAGTATTTTTCAAGGAAGTCTTCACAGATATTATCAATTCCCCATTGTGCAAAGCTATCTAATGGGTGTGTCTTGCCGCTTGCACTACAATAATTACATCTAGCTCCAGCATCAAAAGAACAACATCTGATTTTATAAACGTGATATGTTACGTTTTCGCAATTTAAATATATAAAATCTTTACTCCCTCTTGTATATTCACTCCAATTCTTTTCATTCTTTTCGTAATTCCAATGCTTCTGAACTTCTTCCCAAAATTTCTCGTCGGTTCTGGTTGCTATTCTTTCTTTTTTCATTTGTTATACTCGCTCCTTAATTTTTATTCACACTCAAAAAACTAAAATAAGGACAAAAGATAGTGAGTGAGAACTATCTTACAAAAAGGGTTATAACTCCTTTTTGTTTGCCCTATATTAATTATAACACAATACTATTGATTATGAAAGATTAAATAGTATTGTAATCTAACAATCTCTATCTGAGATGTTACAGAAATTAGCTTAATATAAACATAACTTCTGTAGCATCTCATAATATTATCTCTTTTAAAAGTCTAGTTTTATATGATGGACTTAAAAAAATAGGAAGACATACGATGGTTTAATCTCGTGCCTTCCTCTACTGTTTAGTTCTGCCCATGAATGCTAATGCATCCGCTTTAGTCATTCTGTTTTTAGTCATAGCTGGTGGTTTATCTTTGTAATTCATTGGATTAATTTCAGATAATGTTTTACTTACATCTCCAGCGTATGAGTTACCAATTATTCCCTTATACGATTCAAACCCATATAGAATACTGAGTTCTTTTATGAAATCACAATAATCCACATAGCTCAATTCCTTTACTTGGTCTGGCATAAGTTTATAATTTAGAGAGATTAATATAATTCCCCTCCGAAGGCTTATTCCGTCATCGGAGGCTGGTCGTTTTTTATTTCGGGCTCGTCGACTAATTCATTTAGTCTTTTAGTAATATCAATAATTCTAGTCATATCTTTTGCATGAAGGAATTCTAAAACTTCTTTTGCAATTTCTTCAGAATCAAAGGATGCTTTTAAAAAATTAGTAACTATTACTTCACCATCACTAAATCCTAATAACTTTACAAAACCTATTTTTTTTATATTATTATAATCATTATAAAACCCTAAAAGCATATATTTAACTTTTACAGGTGAGATGTTATATATTCTTCCATTTGATAATTCTACCTGATCTTGAGTGAGTTTACTCGCCATATTCCATTTCTCCTTATAATCAGTTAAGGAGAGATTTCTCCCTCCTTACAATATTATTTAGTTTCTAAACTATTGGTACAATTATGAAGTCCCATAATTTCTTATCGGCTCTTTGTGGATTTAAAGCAGTAGCTGAAAGATCAAATTTGGATGCTGATTTATAATTACCACCAGCAGTAAATGATTGTGTTATAGCTGCTTTATAAATTATAAACTGTCCATATGCCCATATAGATGACTCAACACTTTCGGACTCATAGATTGGGTAAGAAACGACAAATTCACCAGAACCAGGAACAGATGTTACCTTTGCAGATAATGATACTGTTGTAGCTGCTGTGAGAATTTTATAAGATGGTTTAATTATAGTTCCTTTTAAAACATCTGTGAAAAATAATACAGTTGTTGAATCTGCTGCAATAGTAACTTTAAACTGACCAATTGCTACTGTAGTTGTAGTTTCTGTAAAGCCATTTATTCTTAAGCTTCCAGCAACAACTACTTCAGGAATAACAATAGAATTTGTGAGATCAACTTCATATATATCTCCAAATTTATTATATTCAGTTGCGCCTACTACTAAGTCAGCACCTGTTCCAATAGCCATTTGATCCATAGAAAATTCTGCATTACTTATTTTAATTTCTATTTTACTGGATTTTGGAATCTTAGCTAATTGTGTGAATGACCAGCCCGCAGAAATATCGATTGTATCGCCACTGAACGCAATTGAACCGCTATCTGCCTTATCAATTATGATATCTTTTGTTTTGGTTTTTACAAGCACATTTGGGGCATCAATTATAAACCCTAATTGGTCTTTTTCCATTTTAAAATTCCTTCTTTACTTTTTAGTATAAGGTTTAACGTCTCTTATCACGACATACAATACTATTTATTTTAGAATGGTATTTGTTCAATACAAATCTCTATTAATTGTAGCAACGTTTATAAGAAAACTGTAAAAACATTCTACAAAACCCAACTGTCCCAGAGGCTAGTTCGTGTCTACCTTCTAAGTGAAATTTTCTATCATTCACCATTTTGTTATTTAGTATTTGAATAATTCTATCAACAATCTGATTGCTACGTCTTTCAAATCCAGATATATTTTTCCTATCTAAATTACTAGAGCCTGGAGCATTGGGAACAAAAACTTCAATAGCTAACATATCACTTCGTACATACATATTATTGGTATCACTGGAGGGATTGCTTAAGATTATAACCCTACATATGGCTGTACTCGTTATAATCCCAGAAGTTACACCTTCGCAAAAATACTTGTCTATCATCAAAGTGTTACTTTGCTCAGCAACTGGCACAAGCATAATCGTGCGTAATGTTACATCTGACATTAATGTCTTTATTATCTGACCAAAATCGGTAGCTACTCCACCCATTCAATCACCTCCTATTTCACTATTAAATAATTACTAAAATCTATCCTAACTATTGCTCTGTCAATTCCTTTATTAAAATATGTTTCGGCCATAATAGCTGAATTACCAAATATGTTTGTCCAATATAAGGCTCCATCTTGAGCCATAAAAGGCATCGCAACTCTTGTTTCGGCTTGACTGTCAGACCATGAATTTGTGGCCGGATCAAAAACCTGTTCTCCTGGCAGAGAATATATTTCTTTACCTTGGCGTGATTCATGATAGTATTCAGAAGACAAGAACTCGTTATACCAAGGATTGGCAGACGTGTTAGCAAGAGTTCCTGTACCATACTCAAGTGATAGAGCTTCATCCATTAATCCCATATTATCCTGTTGTAATATACCTACTTCACGAACAAGTTGCCCTGCGGAAGCTACAGCTCTCCATTTTAAAGCGTCAATTACATTAGCCTTCCATTCGGACATTTCTGGATTATTAGGATTTACCCTTAGACCGGATAATTCACCAGCCATAAATTCAACTAGTATTTTTGCCACTAAGTCCATCTCAATATTAAGATTTTTGATAATATCATTAATTAATCTTGCTGAATCAAATTGTAACTGCATATTAAGCACCCAGACTTTCACAAGCGTAATCTTCGGGAATGGTTATATCTTTATATAGTTCTCCATATTTTATTTTACTTATGACGGTTGGTCTGCAATTGAATGTCTTTGCTATAGTTACATTTTTAATTCCATCATTTATCATAAATTTAATTTTTATTATGTCTTCTTTTGTGAATTTTGAATTATGTTTATTTACACTAATGTTATTATTCAATTGTTTTAAATCATTATTACTAAAACCTTCAATTGTAACGCTCTTCCATGATGTTCCACATTTTATTTCACTAATAGTCCTATTGTTAACGCAATATTTTTTTGCTATTTCAACGTTATTATATCCATCTACTATCATAAATTTTATTTCTTTTACTTGAATTTCATTTAATATAGCCATAGAAGATTTATCTCCACTACTTGACTCACTCATTCTTCTCTTTGATTCTTCTGAGTGTTTTTACCAAACATATAATTTTTTTCTCCGCCTAATTTTAAGGCTATATGTGTCTTACTTATTTTTAGCTTCTTTTCTTCGGAACACGCAACACCCAAACAGTTTCCAGCAGTAGGAGAGATATTATACCCGATTTTACCATCATAACTTTTATAAAAATCAATCCAATATTGCTCTCTTTGAATTATTATAGAATTATCAAATATATACTCTAAAATACTAAATTCAAAACTTTCTTCGCTATATTTATTCCATGCTCTTTGTAAGTGTATACTATGATGGTGATTATTTTTTAAAGCACTAATATGATTTGCTTTTCTTTGATAAAGGTTAATAGAACTTCCTATATAAAATTTCCCGTTTACAAGGTTTAATATTTTATATATACCACTTTGACAATTCATTAATAATTACTCCTTTCAATAAATAATAATTTTATACAATTGTATCTACCACAACTCTCTTTCCAACAAATCCTAGCATCCCATTATCTTGTTCAATAGAAATCTGGCTGTAATCTAAACTTTGAACTTGATACTTTTGTCCAAACCATAAAAAATTATCTCCAATAGCTATATTTTTAGTTTCAGCTACAGTAAACCTAGTCTGTACGGTAACGGTGTCCACAGGCACGACACCAACGTTACCAGACGTTATCTGAAACTGGGCACCACTAACTAAACTAGAACAATAAATATCCTTAGCAATATCATGGTCTCCGGCTTCAATAAGAATATTTCCATTATCATCTTGAACCATATTTTCATATCTAGTTACCGTATATTTTGCATTACAAGATATTAATAGAAATTTATAGCAACTTGGAAATTTCTGTATTCTTAATTGATTAATAAGATAAATCCCGTTATCATCTTGAAGATAATCTCCTATCTCTAAAGAAATATCTGTACTTGCATAAGTATATTTAGTCCCTTTTGAAACCGTACTAGATTTTTCTCTATGATCTATTTCTGGAACAATTGCATTTATAATAACTAGTGGATCAAAATTCAAAGGCATTTGAGTAGCTACTGGACTTGCCAGAACAGATTTAAAATCACTTTGTAAATTTGGTGGAATATAAAACTTCATTACTCCACCTCCTCTATAATATTGAGTGGAAGTCTCCTAATTTCTCCGGCTACATCCAGGATATTAGTTCTGATATCTTTAAATTCTACTGATGATTCAGGATCTAAACAATCTTCAACTAAGTAAAGACAGCTACATACCTTCTGAGATAATAAATCACAAAACTCTCTAAATTCATATTCTTTTGTGTCTACAATTTCTAAGGACTCGTCCCGTATTTTAATTTGAACTTTCATAGTGTATACCTACTATGAGCAAACTTAAAGGCTATCACTGATAGCCTATTTTCAAGAGTTGTAATTACTGTTTGACTATTCTTATATGGTTGTGTCGCGTTACTCACACTCAAAGCATCAGTTGTATACCCAACCAATTCTGCAAGATCATCTTTTATTTGAGATCTAAATGCTATTTCAGCACAAGTCCATGCATATTCTTGTTCTGTTAAAGTTAAATCTCTGAGTAGAGTATTTGCAGTTTTATCATAGTCAGTTAAGAAGTTATCTTCAATTCCTTCATCAACATAAAGTCTCTTAACTCCTTGTAATGTAAAGGATGCATAATCATCATTTGTCATTGGAATAGGAGTTGCTTGAAATTTAATATTACCTTGTAATTCTGTTTGAATATCTACTAAGGAGGTCATAGTAAATCACTCCCTTATTTAACCAATTTTATTTTATTAGCTGATTCTTCTTTAATAGGCTTTAAATCTTCTGAATCCCTATTGCAAAATTCTGCAATATAATCTAATTTAGAACCATTTAAATCCGCATACATTTTTTTTGCAACTTCAAAAACTTTACTTTTGATATGATCTTCAGTAATAGTTGCAAGTTCTTTTTTCATTTTTGCTAATGGACTTTTTAATATAACCTCAATTTCAGAATCAGATACTGAAACTATATTTTGAGAAGTTATCCCTATATTTTCATTGATTTCTGCATTATCGATAGTTAAAATACCTTTTTTAAATAATTGACATTTTGAATGCTGAAAATATATTTCATCCTCATCCAACATCATGAATCCATTTTTAGGTATGTTAATCCCTCTTAATCCATCCATCAATTCAAGCCCTACATTAAAGGGGTTATTGTTATGAACTTTAATTTTTGTACTCATATTCGCTCCTTATCTCCTTTATATATAAAATTATTCTATATCTGGTGTGCCAGCTACAGTTGTTTTAGTGGCTACAATTTCTTCTAATTCCAATGCACCATTACTAAATAACGAGCATTTTGATTTTTGATATTCTACCTCAACATCACTTAATACTACAAATGAATTTGCAGAAACATTAATTCCGTCTCTACCTGTTTCATCATTCTCTAATTGCAAACCCACATTGAAAATATTATTATTTATTACCTTATAATCCATATATCTTCTCCATCTCCTTTATTTTAAAAATAAAAGAGGAGAATTTAATCCCCTCTTAATTAACTACGCGGTTACGCTTGAATCTTCATACATTCCCATGTAAGCAACTGAACCAACTACTACAGCCGCCCCGAAATGTTGGTCTAATCTTACCTCAAATGATCTGTCATCTATGTTAGTATTTTCCATTGGAATGATATTTCCCTCGTTAACAACTTTCAAAGGTCTTAATGCTGCCATACCTGATGGTAAAACATATATTAAGTTTTTCTTTAAGTAAGTCTGAGTTAAGGAGTGTTGAACAAAAGGATTGACTAATTTAGTTACAGAAGCTCCATTATATGTTCCAATGAAACCATTCTGATTCTGTTGATTAACTAAATCTTGAGAAAAAGCTCCACCAGTCCAACCTGTCAATTTACCAAGTTTACTAACTACTGCTAAATCACCGACTAAAGAAACTTGTCCAAGTCTTGAGAAAGCAACTATCATAGGATCTATTGTAGCTGGAACTATACCAGAACCGGTGTTATAGTTAGGGTCTGCGTATAATTTCATTGCATTGTAAAGTACATTTTGGATTCTTGCTAGCTTAGCATTTTGCATTTTGAACGCAGCATCATTAATTATTGCATCAAAATTTACTTTACCCTGAGCAAGTGAAATAAAATCAACTACTGGTCTAGCAGATACTGCATCAGTATCTATAGTGATTTTCTTTGTTAATACTTTACTTCTCTGAGTAGTAGCACCTTTGGCTTGAATGAATGCCTGTATTCCATCTAACTCAATGTCAAAATAAGCCTTTTCGTCAAGTCCAACGTTTTGAACATCTGCAAAAGTTTCAACGAAGTTTGTCTGTTGCTCAAGAATATCATTTACTGTGAAAGCAATTAATTGAGCTATTTCATATCTGTTATTTGGTGATGGATTTTTTGCTAATTCCTGCATAGCAGATCTAGCTTCAGCCACCTCGATTTCGCTATCTTTAATTTTACCTAAATTCATCGCTGTAAAAATTTCTACAGCCTTGTCTGTTCTTAATGCCATTTAATATTCCTCCTAATTTTTATTTGGGTATAATATTATTTAATATAAAAGATTATTTATCATTAACAATATATTTTAATGTTGGTACTCCCCATAAAGTAGGTTTCTCTATAACTGTAAATGTTCTTCTTGGAGTTCTTGCTGCTTTAGCTTCAACATATCCATTAACTCCGGCTGCGATTACATCTCCAACAGCTATAACACCATTAAATAGAGTATTAGTTGTAATATCACCAACCTCTTCTTTGTGTAATCTTAAGAATTTACCAGGTTGAATTAAGAAATCTAAATCATTGATTAATTGTTCTGGAACTGTATCAATGATATTATCAACTAAGAAAATATCTCCATCTCCAGTTGTTGCATCAGTTGGTAAAGCTATACCTGTTGCATAATTAACAACAACATATGTACCATTCTTAATTGCTGTTGCACCTCCTAAAGTAAATGTTCCTACATATTCCATGTCTCCGATATTTAATACTACTGCCATTTATTTTTCCTCCTAAATTTTTATTAGTGTATAATATTATTTAATATAAACTAGTTATTGCTAAGTGTTATATATTTTGATATGATATCTGTTCCACCAGCAATGACTATTGTGTCTGTAGCTCTTGTAGAAGCAACTTCTATTTTCTTTGGATCTTTTGTAGCTTTAGCCATTGCAATTTCTATATAAGCATCTTTTAAAACAGTTTCGTCTAATTTTTCAATAGCTTCTGCTATTTCAGGTTTAGCAAGAGTTGCTTCGTCAAGTAATTTAGAATACTTGTCCTTTAAAATTACTTTCTTTTCAGCTATTTCAACTGCTGATTTTTCAGCTATAATCTTCTCATATTCAACTTTAATTGGTTCCATTTCTGTAAGCAATTTATCTTTTTCAATTACACTTGCGGAAAGCACCTCAATTTTTGAATCTTTTTCAGTAGCTTCTACTACTTTTGCTGCTAATTTTTCATTAACACTTGCTAGTTCTGTTTTATTTGTTTCTATTGTTGCATTTAAAGTTAAAATTTCTGCATCTAATTCTGCAACTGTTTTCTTTATACATGTACCGGCCATAGTATCTTCCTCCTCTAAATTAGTTTGATCGCATTCTAAGCATTGTGGACAACTTGCATCATAATTTGGACATGCTGGTACTGATGGGATTACATCTTCCCACGTTTTAGTTGTTTGTCTCATATTACTTAAAACCACGTCTGAATCTGTGACTGTATAATCAATTTTAAAATAGTTTCCACTTGAATAATCAGAGAGAACTATGTAGTCTATTCCTTGATCTTTTATATCAAAATTCCACCATTCATCGCCACAAATATCTTTTAATTGGGTATAAATTTTTCTTTGAATTTGTTGAAGATCAAGTTCAGCTATCTCAGTCAGAACGACTTTAGTTTCAGCGAACATCTCTTCAAATGTTACGTCTTTTGTCCTTATCATAGAATTACCTCCATTACCTTGAGATTGATTATTTATTAAATCTTCTTCGATTGCAGCACATAATGTGAGGGCAATTGAATTAGGATTTGCTGGATTACTTACTACGCAACTACTTGCAATAGTATTTGTCTCATCTTTATCTATCACTTTAACTCCAGATTCAACCGTATATTTTCCCACAAGAACTTCATATGAGAAAGATAATCCTTCTGCACTGTCGAATAATTCTTGCATAGCTAAACATACTTTAGGATATCTTTTCCATACCCTTGAAATTGCTATAAGTTGAGTTATTCCACCGTTTATCTCAGTTTTAAAATCAACAAAACTCCCCAAAGCTTGTGTAGAAAAAATACCTGTCTTTTTATCAAATAAATGAGTTAAATTTTGATATTTACCACTTGTTAAAGCATTCATATCTCCGACTAAAGGTAAACCTATATACTGAGATTTGTTTGTCTCAACATCAGTTAAAAAATCTTTTGTAAATATTACGTCATTGAGGTTTTTTATATCATCAAGAAAAACCATAGATAATTCCATATATAGATCATTTTCTTGGGAACCTAAAGATATTACTTTAGACGTAAATTGAATCTTTTCTTGCATTTCTAATATCACCTCCTTTAGCATATAAATTTAATATTTATTTCTTAACTGTACTAGGTTTAGGCACATTTGAAGAATTATTTTTATCCTGTTTACTATTATTTACAGATTTAACAGGAGCACCAGTCGAATCTGTTTTATCTCCAGATTGATTATTAAAGCTTGGTGGTAATTTAAATACTTCGTCTAAATTTTCGGCATTTTCAGAAGTTTTACGTTCTTTTTCCTGGCCAAAATCAAAGTCCATATTATCCAAAACTGTCTCTCGACTTAGTAATCCGAGAGTGAACAGCTCAACTACTTGATCTTTAAAGCTAGAATCGTTTGCTAAATTAATCGGATTAAATAGGAAATCTGGTATCTTACTAGCTTGAATACGCCAGTCAATTGCCCTTTGTCTATTTACCTTTTTAATAAATTCACAAACATTTCTCTGATTACTTTCTATCCTTTTTTCACAAGTGTTAACATTTACCTGGGCTTGTGCGAATGAACCACCTTCACTATCTCCTGAAATTAGAAGGCTTGACAAACCACACGCACTTAATATATCTGCGTTGACAGAAGCATATTTACTCTTATCAAATACAAGTTTATTAGTAGTTTCAATCCACTTCGCATTTACATTCCAAGCAGTAACTGCCAAAGGAAAACCATTTATAGCATTCTTAAAAATTACACCAATAGATGCAAGTTCATTAGAGTTAAGAGTTTTCTTTACGTCTTTATCTCCGGCCTGGATATGAATGAATCCTTTCATACCTAAATTAAGTTGAGAATCCTCATATAAACTAATGAGTTGTTTCTTCTGAAATGCTCTAATAGCCTCCATTCCAAAAGGTATTGCATATTTTTCGTAACGACTCTTAACATCTTGGATTGTATAGGTTTTACTAGGATCAAGTTGTACCCACAGGGAACCCTTATCAATTCCGTCTAATATTTCTTGTGGATAACCTCTATATAGATTTTTAACAGAATCTATAAATCCTTCAGTAGCCATTGTTGCTAATCTTTGACTTTGAGCAAATTCAATAATCTGATATTCTAAAACAGGTTCTCCATTAATTCCTATACTTGATATACGAATCCGATATGCAGGGAATATATCAAACCAATCTCCTCTATCATAAATATAGCAATTCCCATAAGTATAAAGTTCAAAGAATATGTCCCTAATTAAATCATTCATGCCTACATTTTCATAGTAAGCTAGATATTTCTCTTTAGTTTTTTCATTACTACCATGAAGATGATATCCTGAACAAGAGAATGGAGTTAATATCTTTTTTACGGCACCTCCGAAAATTGCATCTGACTCTAGGTAGTAAGACATTAATTCATATATTAGATAAATATAATTTTGACGATTACGAAGAATAGTCTCTATGTTATAACCTTTAGGAGAACCAGAAATTGTAAAGTTCTTGTTATCAAAGACACTTATTATATCTGAACCTTTTCCAGCACCTAAAGTTTTCATATCTACACCCATACAATAAGATTCTGTGGATGGATTAGTTTTTTGTGCTGTGTTAATTGCCTGTTGCTTTTTTCTGTTTGCTCTACTTGACATATATTCACCTCCTTCATGGGTATAATACTATTTATTATGAGCTACCAACTTGTAGCCATTCCCCAACATTCATCTCCTGAATTGTTATTATAGTTTTCTCTATTTTTATCTTCTAATTGTGAGATGTAATCCATCGCCATCCAAAGAGAAGAACATCTATCTTTGTGCTGAGTGGTTAAGGCTGTATCATAGTAATCACTACCTTTTGCTGTAAACTTTGTGACGATGGTACTCAATTCAAATTGAAGTTTATCACCTTCAAAATATACTGCCATTTCTTCAATTAATAATTCTCTTGGCTTTAATATGTCCTTTTTATTTGAACCATCATAAGAATCTTGCTGTGATTTTCTCGCTTCTGATGATGGAATACAAAAATGTAGTGTTCCATTTTCAAAATATAATTTGGTTTTTGCAACCATTTTATTATTAATATCATTACTTCCACGAAAGAATCTAACAATTGGAATAGCATTCGTGCCAGTATAACTAATATCATCTCTTACAAATGGCTTGTACTCCACATTATCATATACATAAGGGAAATTAAGTAAACTGACCACACCTTCACCGATGGCATTTCCGTCTATGATCGTGGATTCGATATTAGGAAATCTAAGACATGCTTTTCTGACTTCCTCTGCTAACTTTTCTTGCCCATATCCATGAAATGTTCTCATAAAAACAACATACTTATGAAATGTTCCATCATTTTTTTCAACAAACTTTGTTACTATTAAACTAGCATTATCTGCACCATCAGCGTCAGAAGTTGCTACATCCAATGAGAGTATGTATCTTGACTTTGAATGAGCTGGCTGCTTTAATTCTATGGATTTCATATCTCTACAAGGCTCCGTCAAGTCGTATGGAAAGAACGAACCATTTTGATTTCCAATAAACTGGGCATTCCACTCCATTGAAAAAACACTTTCAAGCATACCAGCTTTTTCTTCCTCTACAAATTCCTTTTTAATAATACCAGTTCTGATTCCAGCTTTATAATTTAAAGCACATGCAAATTTATTCATATTGCCTTTTTTCATGTCATTAATGTTATCCACAAATCTTCCGTATAAGTCACATGTTTTTAAATAGGCCGAGGAAGTTTCAAACAATTTAGAATCGAAATCTTCAAATTTTTGTTCTCTTGCAACATCTCTGGTGTAAGATAACATTGGTCTTAAAGCTTTTTGAATTACAGTGGATTTTATTAGCCAACTCTCATCAATATAAATAATTTTTTCTCTCAACCCAACTATGTTTTTTCCATCTTTTTCCATAGCCTTACAAACTATAGTAGAGTTGTTTTTGAATTTAACTGTTGCACCATCCTTACCAATTCTAATTGGCAAAATTAATTCTCTCGCAAAATTGACATTTTTGTTAGCAATATCTCTGATATAATTTGCAACTAACATTGCTTGAGAAACATTTCCTGATACTACCAAAATTCGGTTATCACTGTATAAAATAGACAGTGCACTTAGTATCCATGCCATTTTCCATGTCTTACCAAAAGAACGTGACTCAATATCTATAACATTTGTACATGTCCCACAGCATCTTGCGACTATCTTTTGCACATCTTTTAATTCAACTGGTCTTTCTTCGGTTGAGAAATATTCCTCGATAAAAATATCTATATGCTGACGGTAAAAACTTATTAATTTCTCCCATTCCTCTGGATTTTCAAGCTCACTTTGTTTTGTAACCTTATGACTATCTGGGCTATCTCCATTAATATCTGTCCTAAATTGTTTAGCTTGTTTCTGTTTGGAAAAATTTCTTGCCATTAGCTATCACCACTCAAACTAACTAAAACATGTCTCATATCGGCATTGATTTTATCAACATCATCCTTCTCAAATATTATCTTCTTCTGAAGAAATCCTGTTTGCTCCAACTTAGCTACAATTTCACTTAGAGAACCTAATCCGGCCACATCATTATTTGAGCGTGTCTTTTGGTTGAGTTTTGCAGATGAGCATAGAGAATCATAGATTGCGACAGATTCTTTGTATTTTTTGTCTGCCCCTACTACACCGTTCAAATAATCTTTTCTTGTTTTACGTACAATTAGTCCTGCAACGGCAACATTCATAGCATACTCAAAATCATTCGTTGTCTTAAGCCCATAATCTTTTAAGGCTCCGTCATATTGTTTATTTAAATAAGCTAATTCCTCATCAGTGAAGTCTCCTCCAAATTTAGACGAATATTTCTTTTCATCTGGATCTGAATTATCAGTATTTTCGTCATCTTCAAATTGTCCTACTTTCTCATCTTTGAATATTTCAGTTCCTGTGAAGGAGTACCACTGAGATTGTCCCTGTTGCCCAAAATAGGTGCTTATAACTCTTGCTAGTAATTTCTTTTGTTGCTGAATTTCTGTCAATGAAGTATAAGATACATCTTTATCAAATTTTTCAGCAGTTTTATCTTCACACCATTTCCAAAGATCTTCTAAAAATGGCCTTGACGTGGTACTACAATAATTTACTAAACCTTCTTTTGTAGTTGCCATAGCTTTTGAACATACCTTGCAGATTGGGTCACAACCGTACTCTTTATCAAATCTTCTATGTACATAATATTCTGAAAATCTTTTCTTTTTACCACAACTAGGACATACTTTTTCTGTTGGTCTTGCCACATCAATCACCCCTCTCTTCCTTATTTTTTTTGTAAATTAAAAAGAAGCCATAATTTAAATAGCTTCTTGAATTTGCACTACAATATCGTTTAATATTAAAATAATCCAGTACTATTGTTATTTCAACTCGACCTCGGATTCATCTGTATACATACAGAATTATAGTGATAATTTCACCGGTATAAGACTAGTGTAAATATGGTTCTATTTGGAGCTTCCTATAGGACTTGAACCTATAACCTCCTGATTACAAATCAGACGCACTACCAATTGTGCTAAGGAAGCATAATAGTTTACTTTCTTCAACGGTATAAATATATAAAGAAACCTAAATGGCACGAAACGTAAGAATCGAACTCACATCAAGAGTGTTGGAAGCTCTTGTCTTTCCATTAGACGAGTCTCGCATATTAAGGGGGGGGTGAAAGTTCCTTCAATTGAAGCGTACTTACAAGCCTATCGTGGTGGAACGTAATAGAATCGGACTACTATCCTCTGGGCTTCAACCAGATGCTCGGCCATTGAGCTAACATTCCAAGTTATGGAAGAGAGAATGGGAGTTGAACCCATGAAGCCTAAGCAATTGTTTTGCAGACAATCTGTTTTAACCACTTACATATCTCTCTATAAATAAAAAATCAATGTGAGTAGGAGTTGAACCTACAACTAAGAACACCACTATCTACGACGAGTCGAACGTCTATTAAGCACGGCTGACCACCGTCTTGCGTCTACCATTTCGCCACCACATTAAATTCTTTTAAAATCTACCTTTTATACTCTAAACCGTTGATATAACTAGGGTTAGAACATTATTTAATAATAAATATAGGACAAGGTGGAACGGTTATTTCCACATCTCCGAACTTGCTTCGACTGTCTTACAAGAGGTCAGTACCTTTACAAAGCAAGGGCGATAGTTAACCTTCCCTCTATCCTCAATACCCTATATTTCTATTGTGCCTTAGAGCGAGGAACCTCGGTCTTTACGCTTTCACTTGGCAGACTTACACACGAGTAATATTCTACATATTAACGTCCCCGTTACTCTCGGAGGACACCTTTGCGTTAGATATACGCATTGAATTATTAATAGAAATCAGGATCACCGCTTTCCGGTCAGAATGTGCTAGATTAGCACGACCAAGTGTGGGGTAAACTTAATTCAAAGAGATAACTTTTACTCACTAGCGATATCGAAATATCGGTTCATAATACTATTGATTATTTAATTAAAAACTACATCGTGTATAAATATTCTTTTTCCATCTTCATATATAAATAATTTCTGGCCGGCCTTTGAAGTCAATCTCAAATTTTTTGCATAAGAGTCCACACCTGAAAAACTACGTCCCACAAATACCTCAATACAATTTTGCTCTATACTCTTATTTGAGTGGGTATGGCCTAAGTGGATTTCACTAGAAGCTTCTGTCATTAAAGGTAATGTACTAGCAGCTTTTTCCATCTTATCTGAATCACCATGAGCTTCTATAACAGTAACTCCAGCAATATGCTTTACAATAATTCCTTCATCATAAAAATTATCCTCAAATACTATTTTTTCTTCATTTTGGAGCATAAGTCCTAATGCAAAACTAATAAGATATTCAAAATTTTCTTTATCATCTGATTCTGATTTTGAAGGCATCATTCTACCATGATTTCCGGCTACGTCAGCATAAACAACTTTATCAAATACCAAAGCAAATTCCTTTAACATTTTACCCATTAATCTAGTAGCTAATTTAATTTGTTCTACCACATTAATTTCAGATTCTAACCTTAAAGATGTATGAATTAGACCGTTTATTGCATCACCCAAAGAACTTACATGCAATATGGTTACTCCGGTTTCAGCACAAAATTCAATGACTTCTTTAGTTAATATTTCAAATCTTCTCTCAGCTTCAGCTACAGAATATTTATTCCAATAGTTATCACTCCATAATCCTAAGTGCTGATCCATACAATCTAATAAACCTTCTCTAACCTTAGACTTTTTAACTATGTTCACAGAATATTTAACCGGCTCAATCTTAATGTCATTTATAGCACTAGAAATCTTATCAAATAAATAATCCTGTTTCCTATATGCTGTCAACTCAGTTTCCATTTGCTTAATTTCTTCCTGTTGAAGTTTTAGAAAATACTTTTCTTTACGTCTTTCTAATGTTTCTTCAACTAATCCACCCAATTTATCCTCTTGAATGTCTTCATCAAGATAAGGAACATCTGAATGACAAATAGACAATCCTTGCTTGAGTAGCATGAAATCTCTTCTAGCAATATCTAGCTTTCTGCATAATTCATTGACGGTCAAAGGGGTCTTATCACAGTACATCTCTTTAATCTTCTTAACCTTTTCTTTATCAATTACTATGCTTCTCTTTCTATTATAGATATGAAATTTATCTCCCATATCCATTACCTGAATATGATCTTCTTCATCTGTTAGACGAACTACATCTTCAGATTTAGGATTTGAAATATTTTCTCTTTCAATATGATCTGCTAAAGTCTCAGCTTCAACATATCTAGTGTCTCTCAAGTACTGTTCACATTCTTTGTACCCATAAGATAACTTACGTAAATGGTCACTAGAAATTGTGAGTCCTAAAAGTTCTACGATCTCAGACCAATCTAAATCTATTTCTTTATTTAATTTAAGACTACATAGTCTTAATTTATATTCAAAGTCAGCTTCATTTTCTAATCTATCTATTAAATTTACTTCCTCCATAATACTTTTCTCCTCCATCCTTATATTTCAAAAAAATTAATAAGGCAAAGGAGAATGCTATCTCAGCAGCTCTTGCCTATATTTTTAAACTTCTTCTTTATTTTGAAAAGTTAGCGTAATTTCCTTACCAATCATTGATGCTCTTACATTTTCAAATGAAATCAGATCAATTGTTCCTTCTTTTAAATCTTTAACTCTTATACCATCAACATCAATTGAAACTAGTTCACCCTTTGCTGAAAATTTTACAGTTGTGTTTTGTTCTACCTTTACCATTTTTAATACGTCTCCTTTACTCCTATAAATTATTACACAATACTATTTATTATGAATAAAAAAAATATATAGTAGCTAGAGGAGATCAATGTCTCCTCATAAATAACTACTATGAATATAAGCCACCAGTTTAACGTCCAAGTGTACCAGACTGTGCAAGGTAAGTCGGATTGCAATAATCGGCTTCAACCATACAATACTATTTAGTATGAACCTTAAAAAATAAAACATCCCATGCAAAGCTCTCTTAATTTTACTTAAACCATATAGGTTAATGTTCAGCTGTGGGACGTTTCAACGAAGTATTTATTACTTTTATACTTCATATAACAAAAAAATACAATATCCCACAAACGTAGTCATATCAACAGTTATGGTGATTTCAAACTTCGCTACCAATATCTTTACTATTTCTCTTCCATTCTCTTTTCCTTGTTTTTTCTTTCTCTTTTCCGCAGTCAGTGCAATACAATTTATATTTTCCTCGTATCTGCATCAGTTGCCCACACTCTTGACACTTGCCGATATTGTTTACTCCCTTGTAATAATCAAATACCCATCCTATATTATCAAAATCTTTAATTACTTCATAAACTTCTCCTCCTTCTGGGATTTGATTTATATATTCTAAAACTATATCTCCTTTAATAACTGAAATTACAATTCCTTTTCTAACTAAAGTAGTTATCATTTCATCAATCTTATATCCACTCTTTATATTGGAAGAGATAAATATTTCTCTAAATCCTTTTTTACCTCCTCCGAAATATGTAGATAATTTAGCATCACTATTATTTATTTGATTTATAGCTAATGCAATTTTCTTCCTTACTAAAAATCCCAGCAGCAGTTTCTTATATTCCTGATCTATATCTAAACCGTCTATATATTCCATTTCATTTTTCATTAAAGTAATTTCTTTAACCTCAATGAGTTTATTATCTCTTCTCCTTCCATCTCGTATAGCTCCATCAATAACTTTATAATACTTTACCTTATTAAAAGAGGGAATATACTTCTCGCAGAAACTATATAGGAATACCTCAGTATCTTTCTTCTTATAATCTATGAACTTTAGGTATTTAACTAATACCACTAGTTCATATCTTATAAAGTCACTCTGAAACCCATTCTCAAACATCGCTTTACCGTATTCTTTTTCATTATATTTATATTTCATTATATAACAACCTCCTTCAATAAGAATTTATCTTCTAAGTAATCTATAGTGCCTTCTTTATCAGGAACAGGGAACAGCACCTCATTCAAATTTTTATCTTTTATATTTTTGAAGATACAATCTCCGTAAGTATTCCATAATAAATCCTTATTTGAATTTGGAAAATCAACATAAAATATTTTAATTAAGTAATCTGTGAGTTCATATATATCAGAACAGATTTTACTCATTTTTGTTTTAAATTTTTCATAGATTTTGTTAACCTCAGTAGACATACTCTCATCGTACTTATTTTTTATTGAATTGTTCTTGATGTTATTAAGTTTTCTTATTTCACTATTCATATTTTTATACTCACCTAATATCAATTCATATGTCTCTAAGTCTGATAGATTTTCATTCCTCATTAGTATTAAATGAATATCTTTAGTAGTTGATTTCTGAATACTACTTTTAATGTTGAAATTTACACTCTCAATATGCTTGCAGATATTATTCATTACTCCATCTCCACATATTACAGGCATATACTTGTAATATGCCTGTATATAAGACTCCTCTTCCTCGGTCTTATCAATTTTTTCAAGCAACTCTACTATTCCTATTCCGAATTTGTGTCTACTAGAGAGGTCATAGCCTTCCACATGACTTTTATAACTCCTCTTAGTATCAGGATATAAATGAATAAAGAAATATGGGTATCTATCCAGCATAATCTTCTTAAAGAAATCTTTTTCCTCCTCTGGAATATCTAATTCACTTATATATTTTCTATCATGCCATAATTTAGGAATACCTTTTACTTCTTTTCCTATCTTGGCCTTGTCTATTTGAGCTGACTGTAATTTAGTACACATCTTTATTCTGTCTAGTGTTACTAAATACTCACGACTGTCTTTGCCATATAACTGCTCAAATGTATTTAATAAAGCATGTCCGGTTGTACTTTTATTTGTAATAGCTCCTATCTTAGAACCAAATGTAAATTTATCTGATTTAAACAAGTCTTCCTCTGTAAATATAATCTTTTTAGGCTTAGGAGCTTCATAACATACTGGATATTCATTATTAAACACTGATTTCCTAACAATTGTATTAGAAGTTGTACTTAGAAAATCAAAATCAAAATCGCTTCCTGCCCAATTATCGGTTTCATGCCCATGAACATTTACTATAATTCCACCATAGGAATATCTATACCAAAACTTTTGTTCCTCAGCATTATCTAGTTGCATCTTTACACATTCTGATCTATACGTTAAAGGTGGCCTCATTCCGACTACTTCAGTAACTCCTTTTTCATTCCAGTAATTAGAATAATATCTATTAGATTCTAGTAATCCCTTTACTTCTTGTCCACATAAATATTCCATCATCGCATAAGGATCTGATACGATTGTTTGATTATTCCCCTCTAAAATTATTGAACCCATACACCCATTATCAATTTTTGTTTTAATTAGGTTGTATATCTTAGTTTTTATGAATTTATCATTAATTAAATCATGATTGACAATCAAGCTCTTTACCCAGTAATTTGTACTGTGCTTAAAGTAGTTTTCTATGGAAGATTCAGTAACTTTGACACCCATTAAGAATAACAATACATACCAAATGTTATCTGCATTAACTCCTTTTATCCAATTCTCAAATAAGCTGCACAACTGTGGAATATCTTCTAGCTTAACATCTAATGCCTGGAGAAACTGATAATTCATCTTCAAAGTATTGTTTAATTGTTTGTCAGTATATAAAGATACTCCCCATTTCAAATTGTTCTTAATACAATTTTCTTTATAAGATTCTACACTGGTATATGAATCCCACAGCTTAAATTGCCCCTCAGTCACAATAACATCAATATCTTTTAAGTCAATTTCAATGTCATTTCCATCTTTATCCTTATAGACCGATTTTACAGTGTAGTTTTTATTATTCTTTAACTCACAGAACTCATGAAAAGGGAATACACAGAACATACCTTTTAGAAAGCTCTGACGAGTACAAAATTGGGAAGGTATATAATCTAAGTCTAAATCCTTAGACCATTGTAATGCCATGTCAGGGCTTATTAACCCCATTCCATCCCATCTATTAAACTTTTTAGTAATAATTTTCTCTTCTATTAGATCATCTTGTTCTCCATCTGTTTCAGTAACCCAGTTTACTTTAAAGGTAACTTCTGAATCATAATCTGGCACTACGCAGAATCTAGGAGTAGTAACAACCTTAGTCGCCGATCCATAAGTACCTTTGTATGCATTAAACTTAGAAGGGGAGAACTTTTTATTTTTATCTCTCCCATTATCTAAGATATTATTTACAGATTCTAATATTGTAAAGGAACAAAATACTACAGTTGAAACTCTACCTTGTCCAGCAGAGGTTGATAATCTAAAAAAGCTAACGCCATTTATAGTTAATCCCTTTTCGTATAAATAATCATAATGAGACTCATCTTCAATCACTATTGTTATATATTCAGGAATAAAACACATTTTATTTATTTTACCCTTAATTATTTTTGCAATTTTAACATTTCCATCTGAACTTTTCTTTCTTCTTATAGATTCTAATTCAGAATAGAACGTTTCTAATAAATCTCTATCTAATATTCTATCTTTAGTTCCTTCTGTGTCTTTTGTTGTAATAACATCTCGTATACTTCTTAATATCTGATTATCTGCAAGTTGAATTATTTCCCCGTTATCAAGAGCTTGCTCATAATCAATTTTTATATCATAATTATACTTTTTAAGTCTTGATGAATTAAATTTCATTGTGAAAAGTTGTCTATTAATCATAAGCTAGTCCTCCACATTCTAATTTATTTTTGAATATGCAATTTTAGATAAATCTTCAAAAACATAATCCCATACCTCATCGTAAATTACATTATCTTGTAAAAATAGTTCTGAAAATCTTGATAACATATTGGCATCTTTAAATCCTTTGACTGTTATTGAATGAGATAAATTTATAAATATTGCTTTGTCTTTATCTGTAGGAAGTTCTTTCATTTGAAGCTTTATGACTCTTGTGTTTGCTAATACAAAATACTTATAAGCCTCCTTTGCTCCGAGTTCCTTAACTTTGCCTTCTATGCTTTTCCTTATTTCTTTTCTTGTCATAATATAATTTCCTTCTTTCCTCTATAATACTATTTATTATAACTAATTTTTAAACATTATCCTCTAACACATAATCCTCAATATCTATATCCTCATATTTATCTTTCTTAGAAAATATAAATGCCTCAAGCTCTTTCAGCTTACTCTTACTAACGTGAAAACTGCCGTCTCCCATAAATATACCTTGTTTCTTATTAATATCTCTCTCTGAATGACAAGGACAGGGTAATTCTACATCTCCTAAATTAGTAGCAACTCTATTTTCTGATGCTACTGGCCTATTACAAACTAATTTAACTTCTGTTATATCTCTGTATGCACAAGTGCTGCAATTATTGTTAATTTTCATTTTCTGTCACCTCATGAATATCAAAGTGTCCTGTAAAGGAATCTATAGTTTTATTTAGTTCTGATAATTTAGTTAATATATCTTGAATACTATCATTACTCATTATAATTTGATTTCCTACATGTTTTAAGCATTGATTAAGTGTTCTACAATAAGCAATATTATCAATTACTTCATTTCCTATGTTAGCTTCTTTTGTCATTTTAGAAGCTTGTACAATCCTCTTTTTTTGAACAATAAATTGCCTCTCGTCTGTAACTATTTGAAATTCTCCTAAATTTAATATCATAATCTTTCTCCTTCATACAACCTCGCTGGGCTTATTTATTTTTAATGAATACAAATATACCTTTACTCCTGTTTCGATGCTCTATGGCTCCATTGGCCTTGTGGAAATACCCTTCCAACATACAATACTATTTATTATACAAATACAATCATAAAATTCCTTCTTTCTTTTCTCTGATACATTTATTATAGCACACTATTTTAATTTTGTATACAATATTATTTATTATGAGAAATACTCTTCTACAAAAACATTCGATTGTCCGATCTGTGATAAAGTTAGGGTTTCAACGCTTCTAGTTATACTGACATAGAATAACATTGCTTCATCTAATATGTTAGCTTTGGCATGTGGGAACTTTTCGCTCTGTATTGAAACGACAAACACATGTTTGAACTGAAGTCCCTTACTTCCATGTATTGTCATCATTTTCAAAGAATCTTTCTTATCTTTTTTAGTTTTCTTTTCAAGGGATTCCTCAGTAAATTGCAGAAATTTTGCTAAATCTTGTCCCTTAACAAATAACTTTAGAGTTTCTATAGACTGCATTCTATCTCTCACTTCTTCATCTTGATAATTTTCTGATAGATAATCCCTAATCTTGAATTCCTGTTTAGCCATATCAATAATTGATTCTATGGAATGTGTTTTTTCATATTTAATTTTCAAATCAAATATAGCTGAGGTAAATGACTTTAAATTTCTATTCTTCCATGATTCAGGAAATGTTATAGAGCTTAAAGTCTCAAAGTAGGAGAGATCATTCTTTAATTTATACCTATCAATAGCTTCTTTATCATTTTTATTAAAGAACTTTAAAGGATTCAACCTTGCATTATATAAATCTAAAAAAGCTGCATTATCATGAGGGTTCTTAACTAATTTTAATATTGCAATTATAGAGGCTACTTCTTTTCTCTTAAAAAAACTTCCATTTCCCTTGATATCATATTCGATGCCTTCAGATTTAAGTAAACTCTCAATGTAATCCGCCATGACGTTGAGCCTATATAAGATACAAATCTCATTGATATCTTCTCCAGCAACAAGTAGTTTTTTAATCTCATTTACAACCTTCACAGCTTCCTCTACTCCATCAGAACTAGTCAAAAGCTTTATCACACCATTATCTTGATTAGCAGCTACACTGTCCTCGTAATGCTCATACCAACCATAGTATTTTTTGATAAAAGAATTTGATTTTTCAACGATATTCTTACAAGATCTATAATTAGTACTCAAATTAACTACTTTTGCACCCCAGTCCTTATCAAAATTCATACAATATTCAGGTTCAGCCCCTCTAAATCTATAAAGTGTCTGTCTATAATCAAATACTCCAAACATGTTACCAGACTTACACCACTTATGTAACAATGATACCTGGCTAAGGCACAAATCCTGCATTTCATCACAAAGTACATAATTAAATATAATTTCTGGATGTAAGTCCATCAATTTATTACATTCTAGGAGTAAATCATCAAAGTCTAAATAATTAATACTGGCTTTATAATCCTCATAGATTTTATAAAACTTTCTCAAATCATTTTCAGTAAAATTACTTTCCTTAGCTACAAATTCATCGTTATATCCTAACATATAGCTCTTTTGATAACTGACGAAGCTGAGAATATCATCGTAACCTTTGTTCTTTATATCTTTATAAACGGCCTTAAACTTAGCCATTAGAGCATATTTATTCAATCCAGTATTTTCCTCTTCATTATCATTAGGCTCTCTTTTTACTATTCCATATTGAACAAGTTGTTTTCCAGCAAGGGAGTGGAACGTGTGAATTTCCACATTACTCAAAGACATATCTTTTAGTTTCTTTTTTAATTCTAATCTTGTATTATGTGTGAAAGTTATAGCTAATATCTCACTCTGAGGGATACCGTATACCTCCACTAAGTTCTTAATTCTATTTACAAGTACAGTTGATTTTCCACTACCAGCACTTGCTATACATGATAGAGCGTTATCTTTATGGTTAATACATTCTAATTGTTCTTTGTTAAATTCCATTAATATTCCTTCTTTCATTTTAATTATTATTTACTGTATATTTGAATGAAAATCCTTTATATAATTTTGTCTGATTTAAACATGCAGCAGATATTGCTCGGAATTCTAGTTTTACACCGAATAATTTTTCAGATTGTCTCTCTAATTCCATCGTAGAAGGTAATATTCCTATGCTAATTTCATCCTTAAATATTTCCACTTGTTTACAACTTTTATTCCGTAATTTATACGCACATTTTCTCATTTCTTCTTTGGGATCATAATTACACCAATCCCATATTTTTGTACCACGCTTAAGATAACTAATAATAGTAGTAATACTAAAATTCATACTAGAAGCAATGTCAGAACTTGTTATGTTTGGGTTATCTCTCTTTAATTCACATGCTTTTTTTACCAAGTTGCTCAATGCAAACTCCTCACATTTATTCCAATCTATATTATTTAAATTTAGTAACCCATTCAATCTACTCCCTAATATTTTAGTTTTGATAAATTCTAAATCTGATTTACTACAGTCAATGATGATATATTCAGATATTCCATTTTGTTCTGCTATTTTTTGCTTTGCTTTATCGTTCTCTATTTCCTCCCGTAAGCTCATCTTAAATTTAGAGTTTTTACTATGTTCCTCATAATGCTGGCGGCCATTAATTTCCAAAATTGCATTTATAGAAGGAATATAAAAGTCATATCTATATCCCATGCACCATTTAAAGGTACTTTTGGATAACTGTGTTTCAAACAATATATTTAACTGATCAAGGACGCCATATGTTAGTTTTTCTGGATAACTTATCCCATCAGAACAGGAACAAGCCATTCCTTTATCATAGATTCTGCTTATAGGCATTTCTTTAGCTTTAATCTTTCCACAATCAGGGCATATTGGTTTAATTTTTTGATTACTGCTCTTAGTATATAATTTAGCGTCTTCTGGGTTCTGAAAAAACTTTACTAATTCTGGAGCTGTTGTTGGAATATCATTAATACCTTCAACTACAACCAAGTTATGACAACAACCACATCCAATTCCACTAAGAAGATTACTTTCTGTGATCCAACCTTCTTTATATCCACAAATGTTACACTCATATTCATAATATTTTTGATCTAGATATCTAGTGGGTTTGATTTCTCTTCGATATTCTCTACCTATTACAGTCATATCTCTCATATCACTTTTAAATGTTTGTCCTATTTGTATTTTAAAATCATGAGTGTGTCTTTTTAATAATTTACCCAATTGACATTGAGCAAATCCATCTGTGAGTATTTTAAAAATATCATTGTCAAGATACTTTATTGATAGGACATGCTTTTCCAAATTATAGGTAATAATTTCAATTTCTCCTTTTATATCATCATAAATAAATTTTATGTTATACCCAACAGAACCCGCCCAATCTATACCTCTCCACGTTGTAGGTAAATCTTCTAAAAATACTTTTCTCAATATATTATTTCTCCTTCGCACAATATTATTTATTATGAAACTATAGCTAAGCGAATTTCCTCCTTTCCAATACTATATACCTTATTAATCTCAATGTCAATAATACTATTTATTATAAGATTAATGTTGAGTAATCTTTGGGAAGGAAACTATGCTACATCTTCTTAACGAATCCAAAAGGCATAATCTCATTCGATGAAATGCTAATGGAATCGAAAATAGCTGTTTATATTAGATATTAGTTATAGTTGTTAATACTTAGTTATTTATACTAGTTCTTTATTATGTCATGATATCGTCCAACGTATGGCTATATCCTTCCCATAGAAGTACGGATATCGTCCATAGAAGTCACTATTTAGGCTATAGAAGTACGGATTTAGTCAATTGACCAACCACGCCATTCATAGGTATTAATAAGGTAATTTCATTGATTTAGTATCATTTTTGTTCCTTTCCTGTATTTTTATTTTCTTCTTTTCAGATTCAGAAATTAATACTTCTAATAGTAGGGGAATATTATCGCTCATAAGGAAATATCTTTTCTTGGGTAGTCCTCTTGAAGTTGTACTTATGATAAATCCATAATCAACCAGTTTCTTAATAGAAGTAGTCTGTTCTGATTTAGTTAAACCTGTATTAATTTCAAGGTCAGATATTATATAATAGAATTCTCCATACTCATTAAGTCCATCAATAGATTTAAAATAATCATATCTATCACACAGTTCCTCCAGCAGTCCAGCAGTATTACATCCTAAGACTCTACTGAATCTTCTAGGTATAGGGAAATATCCACCTTCATCATTTATAAATAAGTCTTTTAATATGGTCTCTGTTTCTTCCTTCATAATTGCACCTTCCTTAATTTATATTAGTTTGTCTCTCAATTGAATTAGTTCATTAAATGCAGATTGAAACTTATCTGTATCCTCAAATGAATAAACTGTTTCTGTTCCATTAGTAAATTTCATATAGTGGAACCCTAAAAAGCTTAAGGCTTCTGCTAAGTATTTTTTCTTAACCTCTCTGAATTTCTTTTCCATGATGAGCCTCCTTATACAATACTATTTATTATAAGATACTTTTAATTAATTAACAGATTTTATTTTCTTCTGCTTCTCCATAATATGCTCCAATTTCTTATAGCGGTTGGGCACTATGGATGAGTCTTTCCGCTTGAGGTCGATAACTCTCATGATATTACTCCCACTTGATTTTATACATCGCCTCAAGTTCAGCTATACTAATTATTTAACGTTGCTAGTATGTTAAAACAACACGCTATATTCACTTATACTTTAATTATACACCTAAGCAACTATAGTGTCAACACTATAATTAAATAAATATTAAGCTTTAATTTCTATTACATATATGCTATAATTATTATAGCGAGAAGGAGGTAATGACATGGTTAAAGTAAAGTTACAGGCTATTTTAAAAAGAGAAGAACGTTCGTTGAATTGGGTTGCTGTAAAAACTGGTATTGCATATTCAACATTACATAAACTAAATAATAATAATACAACATCAATAGGATTTAATACAATAGATTGTTTGTGTAAATTATTTAAATGTAATATTGAAGATCTAATTGAATATGTAGAATAATATACAGGAGTATCTTAGAAAGGTATTCCTTTTTTATTATCTATCTAGGCTCTCAATCGGCGTTAAGCCTCTGGGTAATTATGTTTTTATTTCTTCCTAATTAATATAATTATCATACTGAATATAAATAGGAGCTGCATCATTTGTTTATTTAGATCTTTAAAATTCTTAGGATTAATTCTCATAGTATTGATGAGATTCTGTATTTGAATTTTCATAATAGTAACTCTCCTTTTGATAAATTTATTTTCTTGTATTAATTATAGTACAATACTATTTATTATACAATAGAAACAGATATTTTTATTTATCCCGAAGGAAATTACATAGATTTTCATAAACAGGGTATAGGGTACTATAGAGAAATATATTCTGATAGATTAATACTCCCCCTCCTAGTATGTATTTAGGTTATCTAAGAGAGCCATAGAGGAATGGTTTACTGGAAGACATATATTTATATTGGTAGAATTTACAGAGATGTGATGACTGATTAGATAAGGTGAATGGATTTAGAGTGATTTTAAGGATATTGAAATTAGATGAGTATGATTGAGAAGTAGATGTAATTGGATAAGTATTAGTTAATATATGATGAGATCACTCCAGATTGATTAAGTTTACCTGAGAGAATTCTGATAGATATTAACTGCTGATAGAATTTATTATTATTTCAGTTTTTATTAATTTAAGATAATCTATCATTTCTCCAAGAGTTCTTCTTTGTAATCTTTCTTTCCAATTGTTAGATTGAGTATTCAAAAGTTCTGATTGAAATATTTTAATCTGAGTATCTATATCTGATGAAGTTATTTTATACATAATGATTCTCCTTTCTGATTTGTTTTATATTTACATCTTAATACAATATTATTTATTATACAATAGATTCCTAAAATAAATATTCTTCATGGATCATTCAATCGCCATTAAGGCTCTGGAGAAATATGTCTTTATTAAATTTTAGGATAGAGTAGGCAGTTATAGGTAAAATATTATTTATTTAGAATTATACCCCCGGGTAGGTAGTATATGAAGTCGAGATAGAGGTGTGAAGAAATAGTTTCTATGATTAGGTGTGATTATATGGAAAGAATTTATAATTGATGTAGGAAAGGAGAGATACGTTACGGAGAGGGTATGGTTTTAGTACGGGAAGCGAAGACGGTGAAGGGTACTTTTTAGGTAAATTTTAGAGTTGGTGATTATTCTCCGTATGAAGTGTTGCTACTGCTAGGTTTGACCGGTGTGAAAACCGATGAATTATGGTACGGGAATTTAGACCTAATTTATGTCATAATGAGTGATTATTTAGGCCGAATTCGTTAATTTCTATTGCGAGTTGGGATAGTACAGGCAGGGGCTTTTAGCCCGATCAAGTCATAGCCTCAAACGTTTAATAGCCCCCGTATACCCTATTTTGTGTGTCTGATAGCCTTATTCTATAGCCTTTGACACGTTGATATCACTATATTTGAAGGATATTAACTAAAAACATGGTACTAAATACATATTTAGTTACAAGTATATACAATTAATAGGGTATTACTAAGAATCACTAGGTTATAGTATATTTTAGGCTGATATATAAATATGGATTTATGTCATATGATTATATACTCATATAAACGATTATATTAAGAATGCAATTTTAAATGTTAAGTTTACTTTACATTAACAATTATATTAATCACTACCCTTAAACATTAATATAATTACTAATCACTACTAAGGTATTAACATATATATTAATTACTATACACACCTAAAACTAATAACTTTCATAATGAATGATAATTGATTCCTTAAATATAAACCCTTGACTTATGATATTAATTATGAAAGTTATTTCAATAAATATAAATCATACTATAACTACAATGTCAACACTTATATTCTACCTTCAATTATCCTATCAATTCTACTAAATAAAATATATTTACAGTATCATTCAACATTAACTTATATAACAAACTATATACATTTACTGTATAATTTAACACAAATGATTGATACAATGACACTATATCTACGTTGCACGACTTACATATATTAACTATACATCAATATACATTATAATTGCATAACTATACACTAATAAATAATACCTTAACATTTTATCACTATATCTATAAACTATGATATACTACTATAAATAGTTGGCACGATTATTGAATACTAAAACGCGTACAATAAACTGATAACATCTACTATCATACGTATTCGACATATACTAACAATATAATAATACTTGACATATGACTAATACTATGAATGAACATATATATAGTAACATACTACTAACAACTAACTATTATCGTTTACATTAACACATCATTACCTGAACAACCAATATATGACTTTACTATCCAATAACATAAAGGTACTCTATTTTAATCTATTGGAGCAAACTATCTCACTATCTAATGTAATATAACTCTACTCTATAAGCCTTGTATGACTCTATAACAATGCATTGCACTACTATATAACTAACTCTATAACATAATAGGATAACAATGATTATAACTCTATTATCCTACTATCTGATAACAATATCTATTATAATAACTCTATATAACAATAAAACAACGTCACCAAGTCAACTACAATCAATAGTTTGCTATACACCTATATATTTATATGTCTAACAATATCATTCAATCATGGACTTATAAACACTATAATTATACAAATACATACTAATTCACAATATTTCACATCATAATAAATAATATTGCAATTGTATGAAATACATAGCATTAACGAGTAAATGGAAGGTATTATATATCTATTCTCTTTATATAACCTTATATCCATATTGAATAGTATTATACGTTCTGTTAATATTACATTATCAGCTAAGGCAACCGACACACACGAACTTCTAACAGTAATATTTCAAACTGACCTTAGACAATTTAAAAGTTACTTACAACTTAGTAAAATGTAAGTAGTAGCTAATAATCTTAAGTTAGCGAGATATACCAACTCTTTGAAACTACTTAACGGACTAGTAATAATGAACACTTAGTATTATAGATGTAATTCTATCAAGTGGGTAAAATTGTTATGTGGAAGGATTAAGTAAGTCTATGGATTAACGTATATCAGAAAAATTTAAATGAATAATAAATAATATTATAGATAGCAAACATAAAAAACCGTACTCCATACTTACATAAAGTGGAGATGTATTACAAAGAGGTTACATTTTATGAAAATTACAATATCGTTTAATTACTATATATTTTTTATAACTATCAATTCTAAGTTATTAGAATATACTAATAGAATTTATTCTATAAAAATTACTAATACTTAGAATATGTGTAGAAAATTGATGTGATAATGAAAAAATGAAACTTGTTTCAATATTGTAATTTTTATTATTAAAACTGAGGGTATAAAGTATCTTGAGTTTTAATAATAAAAATTAAAGGGTGGCTAAAATATGACATATTCAAAAATTTATAATCAACTAGATAAAAACGGACTAATAGAAAAAATACTTGTAAATTCAAACTTTGATAATATTGGACTTATTCAAGGGATTAAACATTTAGAAAGTTTTTTAAATTCTAGTACATTTAATAATATGAAGTATTGGCAACAAGATAATGCAAATAAAACAGTATCTATTGTATGTATAGAATATGCAAAATTACAAATTGAAAATAATGCAAAATTCATTAATAAGTTTCAATACATGATAAATGAAATGGAGGTAAAAACATATGACAATTGATAAAATATTAACCGAAATAAATACTAGAATTGAATACCTAGAAAAAAAGAAAAAAGGTTTAAACATTAGAGAAATAACTCATAAGGAAATGGAAAAAATAAAAGATACTTATGATAATGAAATTGATAAACTTGCTAAAATGAAATATTTCTACAATAAATAGGAGGTTATAAAACAATGTATTTATATGTGAATAGTACTTGATTCCTAACTTTAAAACATGATATTAGGAGGTGTATTAAATGTATAATAATGATAGTTGATTAAAGATACTTGCTAACTAGTAGGTATCTTAATTATTCTTTAATGTAACAAAGTTCGGTTACAAGTCCGATTAATACAGAGTAGAGAATAAAAATTTAAAATTAAGGAAGTGCAGCAAAATGTTAAAAAATAAAATTCAAGCTATTTTAAAACAATTTAACACTTGTATTACTTTTAAAATATCTAATAATCAAATTACTGTTTATCATGTTATGAATACTTATTATTTAAAAAGATGTGGTTTTAAAGTTCAACATACAACACTAAAATATATTATGAGTTGTTTAAAAGATATCAATACAATAAATATTAATATTGATAGTATAGAGGGTTATGGAGTATATAACCAAAATAACCTAGTAATTGCATAATAAATAGTATTGTACAAAATTAAATTAAAAGGATGTGCAAATAATGAAATATGATTTATTAATATCTAACTTTCAATCAAACAATGCTAAAACTGAAATTTTCAGGAATAAAGAACTTTTAGAAATACCAACTAAAAAAGCATTGACTAAGGTATATAAGAATATAGTTCAAGCTTTAAAAGTTCAACTAATTGCCAACTTTAAGAAGGATATAAAAGAGATGGATTATTTAACAGATTTAAATATTAAGATGGAACTTGAAACAATTACACCTTATATTCTAATAACTTTAGATACTAAAGAGAATACCTTACAAGCTTATAATTACTATGCACAAAGAAAACAATTAATTAATGGTATGAATGACTTTATAAGAATAAATTATACACACTTAAAGGATTATGATTATACAATCTTAAATATTCAATAGTCTTCTATGAGACTTTAAAAGAGCTTTAAGCATAGAGCGTTAACAAGCTAGATTATAGCTTGTTAGGTAGTAAGTTATATATTAAGAGGTGTACGAGATGCACCAATATATAATATTTTAATTAAAGAGGTGACTAATAATGTTAAAAAATATAGGTAATTTTTATAAAGGTGATTTACCAGATTTTGATGTGAAAGTTGATACTAACAACGATATGATTATATTTGAAGGCAAACAACTAGAATTAAGCATTAACGATTTAGAGGAACTTTTAATAAACGCAAAGAAAGAATGTGGATTATAAATTTTTTAAAGTGTAAATATCCAAACTGGTAAAATTAAAAAATTTTTAATAAAGAGGTGCAAAGAGATGATAATAAAAACTATAAGTATAAATGATAATGAATTATTTTTCATACAAGATACTGACAAAATGGGAATGACTAAAAATGAAGAGAAAAAATATTTAGAGTTCTTAAAACGAAATAAAGAAGCTAAACTATTAAATTTTGAAATAAGTTAAAAGTATTATTTTAATAGATATTTATTACCATATGCAATCATAAGAGCTTAAAATATTGATTGCATAGAGGAATAAATATAAATAGTATTTATTACTAAGAATAAAAGGAAGTGCTTTAATAATGATTAATGAAGAATTTTTTAAAGAAGCTTTTAAAGGTTATGAAGTACCAGAAAATTTAAAGAGTATATCAACAAGTATTTGCAGTAAATTTAATATTAATGGTATATGTGACCCTATGTATATATGTAATAGTATTGCATATGATTTAGGCATTGGAAACGGTAGTGGAAAATTTAACAATAATCCAATTGATACTGCTAAAACTGAAAAGACAATTGATTATTTATTTAGTGCTTATAGATGCAATATAAAAGATAAAGAAGATCTAAAAAATATTATTCAAGGAGGTTTATTATAATGAATAAAGAATTAAAGGTGTTATATTTTGAAGGTGCTGGATGTGAAAATACATGTAGAGGTGATATATCTAATTGTAGAATTAGAACTGCATTTACAAACAATGAAGGTAAAAAAATATATCTTGAAATTCAAGGTATAGAGAAAACTAAAGATGATTTTAAAAAATATCATAGATTTAATAATTATGTAATAGGTGAAGCTATTGGATTTATTGACTCATACCACTATATAACCAATGACAGTAAAATTGATGATGAAAACAATTCACGTTTAGAATATGAAAGAAACGTGAATATTTCATATTCGTATAAAGGTATTTTAAAATTTGTTAATGAAAATTGTAATTGTTCTTTTGATAGTATAGAAGTTTTAGGATGGTTAGCAGGATATAGAGTATTTGCAGATACAACAAAAGAAACTTATAACACTTATGCAGCTTTTAATTATGGTGATGAATTCCATTATAATATCGAATTAGAAGCCACAAGAAAAGAAATTCAAAAACATTTTTACGAATTAGAAAAATCAGAAAGTAAACAATATCCAAACTTTTCTTTATGGGTAGATGATAAAGACAATAATTTATTGCACTTACTAAGACATTTTAACGGATATAATAAACATTGGTCAATAAGAACAGATGCAGAAAATTGGAAAGATAGTATAAAAGAAACTACACTAGGAAAATACGCTTGTTAATTTAATCCTTTTATATCTCATATGAATAATAAATAATATTATATAGGGTGGTGTAATAATGATAGATATTAAAATATTTTATGAAAATGGAGATATCACAAGTACTGGAATAAATGCAACATTTAAAGAAGCTAAGAGGTATTATGTAGGCAAATGGTTTAACTTAGGAAGTGTTGAAGACAACATGCAAAAATGTGAAAGAATAGAACTAATACTACCCATGAAACGTGATATATTATTCCAGAAAGATGCTGATTTATTAAAAGCTTTAACAGATACAGGACTATGTAAATTTGAAACTAATGTAAATCATGATTGGATCGTAAAATGTGAAGATAATAGAACAACCATGGAATTCTTACAAGCAGTTTGTAAAGAACATATGAAGAGTATACCAGGAAGAGAAGACTATAAACTATTCTTTGTTAATGAAAATAATTATACGGATGGTTTAGTATTTTAAATTGAATGTTTTCAAAGTCCATAATATTAGAGCTTATATATCAATTATGGACTTATTAAAACAATATCAATTTATTGTTAAGATTAAAAAAGGAAGTGTTTTAATAATGAAAGAATATGATGTATATCCAGTGTCAACAAGTAATCAAATAACCGAAGGTTATTATTATTCATTAATTGAACAAATAAACAACGGCACATGTAGTAAAGAAGTAAGTAAAATATTAAAAAGAAATGGTAGTCGTGAATATTTTACCTATCATTTAATAAGCACTATGTAAAGTAATTAAAATAATGATTTTAAAAGGAGTGTATAAAAATGGACATAAATAATACAATTAGAGAATTTAATAAAATAGGTGGCAAGTTAACAGAAATTGAGCAACACTTAGTAAGTGAAAATGATAAAAGTAAACTTTTGGATATACAAGAAAAGTTATTAGAAAAGCATAGTGTTTTAGCTAAAACAATTGCAGAATATGAAATAAAAAATTTAGATATAAAGCTAAATTTAAATCAAAGATATTAATATAAAAATCAGATTTTAATAGAAGAAAGAAGGATATTAAAAAAATGGATAATAGAGTAAGAGAATGGTATATATTCGCTTGTAAGAACTTAAATGTTAAACCTAGTGTTAAAGGATTAAAAGAATATTGGTATAAAAACGGTATGTTATTTTTAGATGGAGTAAATAGAGTTAGACAAATTAAAAATATCTATTCACAGGCTAAGATCCAAGGGTATGCAGATTTTAATAAATATCCTATAGAATATAGTCTACCGTATTAAATAATATCATAGTGCATTAATAGTATACAGAGATATACTAATGCATTTTATAAGCTTGTAGGAGCTTGTAAAATATATCCTGGTGTATTTGTATTAAGGATATATTTTAGAGGCTATAGCCTACTATAATTAAAGGGATGTGTTTTTAATAATGAAGAATTTTTTATTTAAAACTGATACAACTATAAATGATAGTAAATATTGGATTGACAGAGATTATATAAAGCAAATGAATATAGAAGCAGAAACAGTTAAAGAAGCTTTAATAATTTACGCTGAAGATGTTGAAGAAAGATTTTATGTAAATATATCTAAGAATGCAATAAAAAATAAAGACATAATGTATAGAGACTCAAAAACAAAGGAATCTTTTCAGGTAGGCTATGTTATTTCAGCATTAACAGAAATACAAAGGGATAATGGATCGTGGGTAAAGAAGTATCTTAGTCTATGGGTAGAGATTGAAGAAGTTAGCAATGCTTTTATGGGAATAGCAGTAGCAGTTTAAATATTAAGAAAGAGGTGTATTAAAATGGAATATAAAAAATTTCAAGAAGTATTATTTTGTAGTGTTGGAAGTTTTGCAATAATTAAACATACTGATACATTGAATAATAAAAATATTGTATTTGAAGATTACAAAGAAGGACAAAGAATGTTTGCCGCTGGATCGTTACCTATACCAACTTACAGTTATGGTATTACTGAAAATATGCTTATAGCTTATGTGCTAGTTATTAATATGTTTATAGATAAAATTATATCTATTGAAGAAATGTATAACCAATTAAACAAAGTTTATAATAGTAAGTTCATTTAAAATATAACTTTTAATATAAGAATGAAAATAATAAATTATGAAAGAGGTTTTATAAATGAAAAAAGGTTTTGAGGTAAAACAACTTGACAAAACTACTCTTGAATTTGCTATCGAAATAGCGTGGCAATTTGAATTCCTATGTAAGAAAACAAAAGATGGTAGAACGCAAGTGGAAGCATTTAGCAGAGTACAAAAAGTTTTACAACATTATATACAGGAAATAAGTAAGGAATCAATATAAATTTATTCTTTTAATAGAGCATAAGAGCCATTGATTTTTAAGCATACAAATAGACTAATAACTCTAAACTATTACACTATGAAGCTTGTATGCTTTATAAAACCAATGTTAAACTAAATAATATTATAAGGTGGTGAAGAATAATGAAACAATACAGTATTAAAGAATTAGATCAGAAAAGAAAAGCAATAGACAAAGAACTCCAGAGACTAAGAGCATATAAAGAAATTATTCACGATATATTATTGATTACTAAATAATATCTTAAACTACTATTTTAAATCTAGGAGGTGGAAAGAATGTCTTTAAAATTTAAAGGAACTATAAAAGAATTCAAAGGATATGTTAAGGCTATGCAGCAGGTTTTTGGAAAGGAAGTAAAAGTCAAAGAAATTATATTAAATATTAAATAATATTGGAGGTTGTGTTATGTTAAAAATATTTAATCAATGTGGCTTGACCAGAAGACAAAGAAAAGCTATTAAGAATATATCGAGTTGCGCTGAAGATGTTAAGACCTGGACAAATTTCTATGTGGTAGAAAATAATTTAAAAAGGATGTGTAAATAATTATGAAAAAATTTATTGTATTGGTAAAGTCAGAATATACAAGTGTAGGAATAAAAGATCTAAATAATGAGGATCAATACGTCGATGAAGACTTAGAAGTTAGTTTAGGTATATATGACGCTAACTTTGAAACAGAGGCAATTTATAAAGCGGCCTTGGATTATATGTATAATGTATCAATGCTCTTTGCTCGTGAACTAGCTTAAAATAGGTATTTGATAAGTTCTAAGAGGTACCTTTAAAAGCCTCTTCCAGCTCACTAGAGCATATTAATTATAAAGAGGGTGTAAGGTATCGTGGAATTAGATCCTGGTTTTATGGCTATGATAGAAAATGAAGAAAGAAGAAAAGCAAGAGCTAAGAAATTACAAGAGCAGCAAGAAGAAACGGAAGAAGATCAGGAAGAGGAATAAAATTGTTTTACTTATTATCCTGCTATAGAACAGGCCTTGAATGTGTCTCTATCTGTAACGCTTAATCAGTTATAACAAACAATTTTAAGAATCATTGACAATTTATTACTACAGGATGTATAATCTTTATGGGAACACTTGTTCTACAAAATACAAACTGGAGAGGATAAAATGACAAAAGTTTATATGTTTACTTATCAAACTATGTTAGAAGATTTATATTTAAATGGTATTGGAGAATTAGAAATTGATAGTATAGCAAACAGTGTCGTTGCTGAGTTAAGATTGTCTAAGGTGATAATGATAGAAGATTGTTATATTATTGGAGCCATAATGGCATGGATGCTTCAGGAGAGGTTTAAAATTAATAGTTATGAACAAAGACTAGAATAAGAAAGAAGGATAAATAAAATGGAGCAAATGAACAAAGACGAATTAAAGAGGCTATGTAAATTGCATGGCTTTTCTTTCACAGAGCTGGGAATATACATTCAGATAAGAAGTAAAATTGATACTTACTATGTGTTAAACTATGATCATAAAGATAGTAAGATAACTTTATATCATCAAAACAGTTTAGGAAGTGCATTCATCCATAAGCATAAAACACATAAAGATTTGATAGGCTTATTCCTAGAAATTAAATTTCATGATGAAAGATATCTTGTACCAGGGCGGCCTAGAAAACAAAGTAGCATAATGAATTTATTAGATCAATTAAGAGTAGCAAGAGTTTAAATAATATGTCGAACGATTATAATAAATAATATTGTATATAAATGTAAAAAAGAGTTATAATAGAAAATGTATAGGAGGTAAAATTTTATGGAAGATCATCCGTTAACATTTGTAGTAATGGCCGTATATGGCTTAGTTATGTTAGCGTGTTATTCGGTTAAAGTAGCTTGGCTAGCAGTAGCGTTAATTTTTAAAGGATTCCAATTACTTTATAAAAAGATTATGAAAATAGAAAGAGAGGAAGTGAATAATAATGTTGTTAGATGAATATCTTGAATATTTAAATGGAAGAGGCGGAAAGGCTGCTGGAACCATTGCACAATATAAGAATACAATGAATTTATTTACAAGGTATATGAATAAACAATTCAAAGATACTAATCCAGATGAATTTTGTTTAACAAAAAGGATAGTTAAGAAAATAACCTTATCAGATACAGATGGATTTTTAAGTAGTATATCATTAAAGACCGATAAAGACGGTAAAAAGACTGGTAATGGTAACAATTCTAAATGTAATAAGATATCAGCCCTAAAGAGCTTTTTTAAGTATTGTAAGAGATGTAAGATAGTGCTTGTTAATATTATGGATGATATGGACATTGATGATAAACCCAAGAGAGAAATAAGAATACCAAAACATTTTGAGATAGAAGAGTGTAAGACATTGTTACAGCATGTAGAATCAAGAAATTCAATCAGAGATAAAACAATAATAATGCTGTTTCTTAATACAGGATTACGATTAAATGAATTACGATGGCTAGATGTAAGCTGTGTCCATGATACAGATTTAACCGTAATTGGTAAAGGCAATAAAGAAAGAGCTATTTATTTAAACGCAAAAGTAATTCCCGTATTAGAAGAATATCTTAAACAAAGACCAACGGCAAAAATAAAAGAAGATGAGAATGCATTATTTCTAAGTGAAAGAGGATTTAGAATGAGCATTGCTGCAATACGAGCAGTATGTAAAAATTCAATAGAAAAGGCTGGACTTAATCCTGAACATAAAAAGGGGATTGCGGTTCATGTGTTCAGACACTCATATGCTACTAATGAATATCAGAATGGCACAGATATCAGAAAGCTACAGGTAATATTAGGTCATGCCAATATAGGGACTACTCAGTTATACACTCAGGTAAGTAAAGAACAGTTACAGGATCAAGCAGACAATTCAATTATGTCAACAATCATATAAAAACTATATTTTAAATATTTTTAATAATAAATAGAATTGTATTGACAATAGTCAAACTAAATAGTACAATAATTAAGAGGTGTATATAAATGGAAGAAAAAATAGAATTATTAAAAGAGCTTATAGAGATATCTCAACTAGGAACGCAATTAAAACTTAATCTTATAGTACAGACATTACAAAGAACAGAAGATATAATGAAGGCAAAGCCTACAAGTACAAAGATATTGAATGGTGATTTCAGCACATTAAAAGATGAAGCAATTGATAATTTGATTGGAGCATTTGCTGGCACCAAAGAAGAACAAACAAAAGTTTCTAAATCAATAATATTAAATGAAGAATCAGACGACACAGATAATCAAACAAAGAATTTGGAATATGAATTAAGAGTATTAAAATCTCAGCTTGAAACAGCAGAATATCAGAATAAACAAATAGAAAATGAGAAAAATAGATTAGCAGAAGAAAATAATAAACTTCAAACATCCAATGCTAAATTTATAGAAATTCTTACTGCAACAAAGATGCTTACTTTGATAGAAGTATCTGATAAATCTATTAATGAATTATACAGACAGAATTTACAAGATGTAACAGTTAGCAAATTCGATGAAGCATTCATTATGAATGATATAATTCCAAAGACATATTATAAACTAAAATAAAATCAGGAGGTAATGAGAAATGCTAACAGTAAAATATGCTAAGAATTTTTTAGAGATATATGATAAAATCAATAATATGGGTCAGATAATAGAAAGTATAATAGAGACAGAGAAAACTACAGGTGTGGAACTACTAAATTGGGAAGATGATCAGATAGTTACATTCTTAAAACAATTTAAATCAGTATCACCTAACTCTTTATATAAAAAAATGCAGGTATTAAGAAAGTTTGCCAACATGATATGTAAGAAAGAAAAATTACCACTTAGAGAGTATGCTGTCAATGATGGAGTAACAATGCAATGTATAGATAGAGAAGAATTGCTACATCAGACATTAACTTATTCACAGTATCTTAATATCAAAAATCAATTAGATATAGAAGAAGATGGCAAGAGAATAAATGTAAGAGATAAAATAATATTTGAATTAGCATGGTCAAGTTTAACAAATGATGATATAAGATTATTAAAAGAATCTGACATTGAAATTAATGAAGATAATACTGGATTGTATGTTGCTATATTACATTTAAAAAATAGAATCGTAAGAATTGATGATCAAGAAATTATTGAAGACATCAAACTTTGTATGAAAGAAAAATTTATAGTAAGCGTTAGTGTAGTGGGTAAGAGAAGACAAATAGAATATAAGAGTTCTGAGTATTTATGTAAGCCAGCTAAGATAGGTAAGGATTCTATAAAAACATATTTAGACCAACCCAATCTAGCATTACAAAAATTATTCAAAAATGGACAAGTAATCTGTGAAGGAATTAAAATTGAAGGACTTTCATTAGAGGATATTACAAGAAGCAGAATGATTTATTTGCTAGCTCCAGAAAATGCTGATATATTTGATACACAAACCGTAGCTGCATTATATAATCTTACAAACAAGACTAGCATAAATTGGGTAAGAACTATTGCAAGGGAAATGTATCCAATAGATTAGATTAATCTGACACGAGCCAGGTTGCAGTAACGGACTTGGCTTTACTAATGTATAAAACTAAAATAGATTTATGGAGGAGATAAAATGTTAAAATTATTAAAGAAAGATTTTGATAAGTTAGAAAAATTGGTTGTAGTAAAAGGGGAAAACTACAACTCAAATAGATGCCTAGTGGTGCCTATTAACATAGATAAGACAAGCTTAGAGGTTACAATGTGTATGGACGAGTTAGACAATGTTGCTACGATATGTCAAATAAATGGTGAAGATATAGTGGCCTCAGATAAACTATTAATTGCAAGAGTACTCAGTGAGTTTAGGAAAGAAGCTGAGGTGAAAATTTATAGTAAAGAGGATGAAAAAAAGTACGACTGGTATAGCGACGACATAAAAATGAGTACAGATTGTTGTGATAAACATTGCGTGGATTGTCTTAATTGTAAGAAATCAAAATGAATAATATTGTATTATTACGTTATATTAAATAATATTATATATATGGATGGCAAATGTGTGTCATCCTCAAACAATAATAAAGAGGTGCGTTATGAACGATAATAAATTAGTAAGAAGATCAGATATATTTATTGCAGAATTACACGGGGCATTTGAACTACTTCAAGGTAAGCACCCAGTTATAATTTTAAGTTGTAAAAAGAGTATGGATAACAGTGATTTGATTAATATAGTTCCTATTACTTCAACACTTAATAGAAACCCTGCAAATATACATATAGGTATAGAGAGTGGCTTAGACCACGATTCAATGGTACTTTGCAATCAAGTACGAACAGTTCCTAGAATTGATTTACTGTCTAAGGTGGGCTTTGTGAACGCTCAGAAGATGGACACGATATTACAAGCTATCAACAATCAGTTTGGAGTAAGAAATGACAATTTTGAAATAATACAGAAACAAAGAATTGAAGGTATGGTCAATAGTATTAAAGAGTTAGAAAAATTTAAAAAGAAATTTAATATTAATGACAGAGAATTGAATGATGAAATAAGAATAAAGATTTCAGAATTTAAAATATACTGCAAGTTAATAGATAAAGATTATACAAATTTTATTGAGGAGGAAATATAAATGCTAGATATATATGAAGAGAAAAGGATGGAAATTCGTAAAGCTAAAATTGTAGAAGATTATGAATTAATGAGTGTGCTATGTGTTAAATACTTAGATAATTTAAAAGATACATTTCAATTCGATGAGTTCCAGTGGGCTAATTATAATCTAGCAGTAGCAAACAAAAAATTAGGATTAGTAGAATCTGCTTATAATCTCGGGAAGACAGCAAAAGATTATTGTGCGAAAATAGATAATAATTTCGTAATGAATTGCTGGCTAATTGGGGAATGTGCCGATGAGTTAGGATGTAAAAAAGAATCCGTAGAAATGTTTGATATATGTATCGATTATTATAATCTTGTGGGCGAAAAGAATTATGCTTTAATATCAATGTTTAACAGATCAAAGGTGCTAAATGATGTAAAAGGTATGAAGAAGTATATTGGACTATACGAAGAATTGAATTTCAAAATCATAGTTAATAATATTGGAGATATGAAAAAGAATGACGTTCTTGAAGAAATGAGAAACGGTTTAAATAAAAGCATATAACGGGGATTAAGTTCTCCTTTATTATATAAACTACTTTTAAGGAGGTGATTAAAGATGAGAAACGTAAGAAAATTCGTAAAGATTATTATAGTAGTATTGGTTGTTATAACTATGCTAAATGTTGCAACAGCTCAGAAAAGTGCCGATGCAACAAAAAATCAAAAGAACATAAAAATGTTGGTTGATCCACCAGGTTCATAACCTGATTTAAAGGGAGATTTATTCTCCCTTTTGCTTTAACTTAAAGGATAAAAGGGAGTGTTGTTAATGATGAAAAGAATATGTCCTAAATGCAAAAAGGATTGGTATTCTTCAAATACAAATTCAAAGATATGGATTTGTGATAACTGTGGAGCTAGAATATCTAAAGATCAAGAGTCCCCAGCTATTAGTAATAGAGAAAATAGTGATATAAAAGAGATAGATAAGGAACAATTTGAGATTATTGTTCACTAACTGAAAGGAGCTTATTATGTGGGAAGAATATAAATATGCAATAAAACTTAAAAATAAAAACGGTAAGATAGAGTACTTGCAGTATATACGCTATATAGGCAAGAGATTATTGATAATATTGAAGGTACTGTAGATATATTAGATATTGTGAAGCCAACATATAATTTCAAAGCTGGTGACATATAAAATTCGATTGAAATCAAAATTTCATTAGAAACTATATGGTATAATATAGAAATAATATTTAAATAGAGGAGAGATTAATTATGGATAATGAATTTAACGAATGGTTGATAGCGAACTTACAAAAGGCTCTCAATAAGATTGAAGATTTATATGAAATACAAGGTTCTCATAGTGATTGGGCTGAATCTGTTCAAGATGAGCTAACTAAGAGATTATATAAGGCTAAGTGTACTGCTTGTAATGGAACTGGCTGGNATGATAGCGCAGATAAAGATGGGAACAATATAAAGTGTGGAGCCTGTGATGGAACTGGTCGAGAGATGTAACGTAATATAAAAAGAATATTTTAAAAGGAAATTAATAAAGAAAAGGGGAAAATGGAATGGAAGTGAAAAAAAGAGCTGGAAGACCTTATAAAGGGGGTTTGCCCTATAAACCTAAAGGATTAAAAGAAGAATACATTGGAACATTAGATGGGGATGAAACTAAGCAAAAAACTTTAAGAAGAATATTTTCTTCTTTAGCTAAGTACGAATCACAACTCAATAAACAGTTCTTTGAGTTTACTGAGTTAGAAATAGCAACATATTTTAGGAAATTAGAGTCATATAAGTCCTATACAAGTTATAAATCAGCACTAACTAGTTTTATAACTTGGGGAAATTTAAATAATAAATTTCATTCTAATTTAGATTTAGTTTCTATAGAAGATAGACATGAGATAGAGAGATATGTATACTTTAATTATTTTTGGGGTCAAATTATATTAAACAGAGAATATGTCTACAATATAATTGAAAGAATACAGCCCATTCCCAGAGATTGTGTAGCACTTATATTAGCATATGAAGGTTTAACCAAAACTGAAATTGAGGAAGTGAAAATAAGTGATTGTGATTTTGATAAAAACACAATAAAACTTGACAGCAAAATAATCAATATACCTAATAAAAGCATGGATATATTAAAAAGGATTACACTATCAAATAAAAGCGAAGTATTATTTCAAATTAATGATAAGGGACGTACAAGGCTTGGTAAACGTAACGGATCAGTAGCACAGGTATCATTTAATAATATATCAAATAAGTTAGCTAAATATGAAGATGATGATATGATTGAAAAGGTATTGTGTCCTGGGACGGTAATAGTTGCAGGTATATTAGATGGGTTAAAAAGCAAAGAAGATTCTTTACAACGTGAATTGACTTCTGATGAAATTAACACAATATTATATCATCATGGTAAATTAAAATCAGGTAAAAATGGAATCATTGAAAATCATAACACTATACGCGACTATATAAATATGTATAAATATTACAAAGTGTACTTGAATGTTAGGGGACTCAACGAAAATAGGACAAACTATTTTTTGCAGTTCGAGGATCAAATTTTATTTGAGGAATCACAAGAAGACTACAAGAATTTAGAAGAATCTAATAAAGATGACTTACTGGAAGAATATAAGAATTATGAGAGAGATGATAAAGACATAGTTCCACCTAGAAAAGACGATGGATTTGAAAGTAAGTTTGCGGCTAAAAACACTGCTAAAGGGGCATCCGGGGAAGAATTTTTATGTGATATGTTAAATAGAGAATATGGGGACAAAAGAGTTTACAAAATTGATGATAGATACGGATACGATCTTTATGATTCTAGTAATACAGTTCGCAGGATAGAAGTAAAGACTGCCAATTCATTGAAATCTGATTTTTTTATGACTATTAATGAAATTAAAAAAGCAAGTCAATATAAAAATTCCTATTACCTATATATACTTATTTGGAAGGACGGTGAAACTTATCCTGTAGAGATGATACAGGTTCAAGATCCTATTAACTTTCTGAATATAGATATGGATAAAACTGGAATAGTTAAGTCTCGAGAAAATGATTCCTATGTATCTATTAGTTATAAGAGTAATACCTGTTTCTATTCACTCCAAGGGCTAGTATTGAATATTGGTTCTTATTTAGGTTCTAGTGCTGCTATAGGGTTTGAGAGAATAAAAATAACTAAAGATATGGTTGTTTAATGGTATATTATAAGAGTAGTTTTTTAAATTAAGAGAGGAGATTTAATAATGGACATTAAATTATTTAAAGTTGTAAGAAATAAGTACGAAGGTAAATCAATTAAAGTAATTAATAAAACAGAAAAGGATTTGTTTTATGTACTTCCTATAGTTTGTAATTATTGTGCAGATATATCCAAAGTTCATACCTATATTATAAAGGCAAAAGATTTTATGATTATCCCATTTCTTGATGTATTTACTCCATTTGGAGCTACAGTTGAAGATGTACAAAGAGATGTTACCATAAGAATTGATGGATTCTTTAGTAATATTACGTTTGAGCAAGAGGAATTAGTTCAATACATGAAAGAAATTCCAATAATGTATAATGTGAAAAGAGAATTATAATATAAAAGATAACATTTAAGAGGAGGATAAATATTATGAAGAGTGAAGATAAGGTGCTTGAATATGCAAAAGTTTTGAAAGAGTATTCAGAAGGGTTGGAGATGTCTATTAAATTTGATAGTGAAGATGTTGTTTTGAAGATAGTTGATCGTCTTAAAATTAAAACTGCTGAGTTTGAAAAAGTATGTGAACAATATGAAAGATAAGAAAAGTATAGGTAATATTATTGATCTTACAGAGAAAAGAAAAGAAAAAATAATTAAAAGTAAGGAATCTAAAAGAGATTCTAAAATAGATAATACTTTTAATCCCTCAGAGCCACCTAATTGCTAAAATATAAACATTCAGTTAAAAAGGTAATTTTAATAGTGCTAAAAATAAATAGTATAGATAGTCCTGTTTATGATATACTCATTATTAGATAAACATATTAAGGTAAGAGAAGGGATGGATTAACAAAATGTATGAAAAAGTAAGGAAGTTTGAATATGTAGGTGAAATTATAATTAATAATGGGGCTGAAACTTTATTTGTTGAGGCTACTCAAGAATATTGTAAACCTGTAGTTGTCAATGTTACAGAAATACAATCTAGTAAAAAATATGAAAAGAAGTTTGAAACAATATTTGATTTTTTTAAATGGCTTAATGAATTACCATAAATCCGTTATTTTAATTGACATAAACTTGATAGAGTAGTATGTTTTTAGTATATAGAATATTAATTGAAAGGGTGATATAAATGGTAAAGAAAATAAGTAAGGTTGCTCAGATAGCTAATAAAAAGAGAGAACAACTTCCAGAATCACTCGTCAATTATTTAGCTACAATAAAAAACAAATCTCCAAGGACGGTTGCTTCATATACAACTAATTTAGTCCAATTTTTTAAATTTATGAAGTTGTATAAAAGTAGAACAATCTCTATTAGAGGGAAAATAAATTCAGATATAATTTTTAAAAGTGCAGTTGTTGAAATTATGGGTATTCAATCTCTATTTATACAGTCTATTACCTTAAAAGATATTGATAAATATTTTGATTTTTGTGAAAATATATTGAATAATAAGATAGGGACTAGAAGCACAAAAGTATCTATTTTAAAATCATTTTTTACATATCTTTATAAGAAAGAGAAATCAATTAAGTTTAATATTGCTGGAGAATTAGATTCTATATCTATTCCTAAGCCAAATCACGTTCATATGTCTTTAGATCAAACGAATATTTATATAGACGATGCATGGAATAGAAGATTTGAACCAAATGGACTCAGAAATTATTGCATGATAATATTATTCTTAAATTGCGGCATAATAATTTCAGAATTGACAAGTATAAACTTAAATTCAATATCATTAGTTGAAAGAACATTAAAAGTTATTGGTAGAGGTGATGAAGAACGAGTTATATATTTAAATGATGTATGTATAGAAGCATTAAAATTATACTTACAAGAAAGAAATTTAATTAATAGAGATAACATTATAGAAAATTCTAATGCTCCATTATTTTTAAGTATGAAAGAAAATAGAATATCCACATCACAAATTGGAAATACTATAAAGAAATATGTTTCTTTATCTGGTGTAAATAACTCCAGTATTACAACATATAAATTAAGGTATACAGCAGCCACCTTGATGTATCAATATGGTTTAGCAGATATGTCAGACCTACAAGAGTTGTTAGGACAAAAACGCATTAGCACAACACAGATTTATACTGATTTAGGAGCCAAAATATCCGATGAGGACAAACGACTTAATGATATAGTTGAAAGTACTCCGGCTAATAAATTAAGAGGTGCTGTGGAGGAGTAATTCCATGTACCATAGGATATTAAAAGGAAAGGAGCTGAGGAATAATGAAAGAGAATAGAATTTATGTTGATGGTACGTTAGTTAATTGCTGCTGTAGTGAATATTCTTTTATGAGTAATCTAACAAACTATAGACAGAAATATGGGGAGAGGGTTACTATTAAGAAATTCGAGAAAATGATTATGGATGATGAGAAACGAGAATGGTTGGATAAATTATGAAGATTAATTTTTAAAACACTTGTATAATAAATAGTATTGTAGTAAACTAAATATATCAAATAAAACTATGAAGGAGAGATTATCATGAAAAAAGAAATTATCGAATTGAATCAAACTAAGTTTGCAGAGTGGAAAACAGGTAAGATTACTGAGGTTATTGACCAGAAGGATATATTATTAACTGAAAGAATTCATATTAATTCAAAATATATTCGTATTAAGAATCTTTTAACTGCATTTGAGGATAAGGAATATATTGATAAGGTAGTTATAGTGCGCCAGTTCTTATCAGGAGAATACGAAGGTAAATATAGTCTAGTTACTGGTTTAAAGTGGCTGACAGTAGCAAGAGCACTCAACAAACCCATCCGGTGCATAGTAATTGACGGTAAATATGATCATCAAAGATTTGTTAGAGAAATAGGAATTGTGGACAAATCAAATGATACAAGTAAGATCCCAGCCGGAACTGATGAACTATATCCAATAGGTAAAGTAAGTATAGCTAAATTCTTGAAGAAACATTGTCCTAATGGCCCGAAATATCAGAAACAAGAAAAGTATTTTTTAGAGAATGGAGTTATAGACAAACCTATCACAGTAATTAAAAATAGTTTTGCTGAAGGTAATGTAATAGTAGTGGACAAGTATACTAGGTTGTTAGTTTTAATAAAACATAATATTAGATTAGTTCCTGTTAGGTTTGTAGTTTCAAATTAAATAATATTGTAATAGGAGTTGTATTAAAAATGAATATTTCAGTAAAAGCAAAGGTAATTCTTCAAATTGATAACAGACCGTATTATTGTGGAAACGTGTTATACATGATAATTAGGTATAAATTTGATAAACATATTTTTTATGAAGATAGCTGTAGGATTGATTTAATCGATGACGGAACTCATGCGTGGGTATGGGATGAAATAAGTAGATCAGAAATTATGCCAGTTTCAGAATTCATTTCAAAATGTAAGGAGACAATGAGTGATATGGAAGGTTTAGAGAGTAAGATAAAAGAAAAAGTTATATATGAAGTAACTGTTAAGAATAAAGGTAAACTAGAGGATAATAATTTAACAGAGCTAGCAAAGAGTATTCATAATACAAAAATTGAATTTAAGTTTGACATCTAATCAAATTCATCTTTTAATAGAAGGAAAGGAGACTTAAAAATGTTTGTATCATTAATTATGTTAAAAAAAGATAATAAATTCGTAGGAACTGAGGCTATTAAAATTAATACAACCAATGGATTATTTGCACACAAAAAATGGAATCAGTACCTTGATACAAAATCAAAAGAAGGATTTGACGTTAGCAGCAATATTTTAATAGATGTTGATAAGGCCAAAGAAATACATTTTAGTGAAGAAGAGCTTGAGCAAAGCATAATGATTGAAAATAAATATTTTAATAAATAGATAGCGCCATAATATAAAAAGCTTATTTTAAGATATAAAATATAATAATGTAACTAGTTGAATATTAAATAATTTGGAGGTTTTAATGTGGAAGGATCAAGTTTAATAAAGACAGATAATTATTACTATTATTATAATAACAATAAACTTTATTCATTACGTCTTAGTTCTAATGAAATGCTGAGAATAGCGAGTAATTATTCTTTTAAAAAATGGAATGAGTATGTTTATAGAATGATTACAAATCTAAATTCTATAGTAATAAAAGACGAAGTTCTTATACTAAAATTTAAACAAAAGGCTATAGAAATTGATATTAACCCGAGTAAAATTTTAATATTGAGTTAGTCGGGGGAATTATGGATAATTTTTTAAAATTGTGATAAAAGATCTCTTTAGGAGAAGAAAGGAATGATATTAATGGAAGAACAATCTGCTTGTGCTATAAATTTAAGAAGGATTAAAGATGAGGAACTTCAACGTAAAGGATATGATATTCGAGACATAGGGCTCCTAAATACATTAAAGGATATGGAGAAATATCCAGAGTTATTAGAATATTATTTAGGAATATATATCCATACTAAAGTAATGTACGAGAATCAAAGCAAGGAATTAAAAGAATCAGTATTGAAGTGGTGGAATGCACATAAGGATGATATAGATGATGGTAGACATGGAGAATATAATGTCTATGATGAAGTACCGGAGTTTGTTATGGTAGCAATGGGAAGACGATAAAAGATCTCTTCTATAAGAGGAAAGGAAGGAGTATATGGAATACAAAACATTTGGAGAAATGACGGAAATTTATATAACTAAAAAGAATGGGAATAGATTTACAGTAAAAATAGATACAGAAGACTTACAAATCATTTTAAATCATAAGTCATGGAATATTACTAGATTTAAAAAGAATATAGGATATTATAGTTCTACCACAGAATACTTAGGATATGTAGATGGGAAACCAAAATATAAAACAATATTAATGCACAGGCTTCTTACAAATGCACAAGATGCCATTCTAGTTGACCATAGGAACCACGATTCATTAGATAATAGAAAAGAAAATCTGAGAATGTCTACATTCTTTGAAAATAATAAAAATCGCAAAAGTAAAAATGCTAATAATACTTCAGGTTATAGGAATGTATCTAAAATAAAAGATCAATGGGTTGTTCAAATGCAAGTTGAAGGAAAGAATACCAAACTAAAAAGTTTCCCGTTGGAATTATTAGACGAAGCTGGAGCTTATGCGGCGGAAATGAGAAAAGTATATTACGGTAGTTTTGCGGGTAATAGCTGAATATTAAATAATATTGTAGAAAGGAGAATAAATAGTGAAAGAGGTTAATGCAAACCTATATGAATTTTTAAATAATCATGAAATTCATGTCCAAGTTGTTAATGATAAAATAGAAACTTATATGTTCATACCATTTTATGATTTGGATGATTTCAAGGGCGCAATAGGGACGTGGCCGGTAGATGATGGAGGTGTAGATTGTAAACTACAGGATGGCTGCATTTGTATTGATGTAGTTGATCTTATAGAGTATCAGGGACATTTAGTATCTTCTTATAGTAATTGTTTTGAGAAAGATGAATGGGATCAGTATAAAGAGCGAATTTTAGAGTTGGAGATAAATTAAAATATAAATAAAATATACTTGTAATATGTTTATATTATGTATATAATATAAACAACGTATAAACATAATATAAGGAGTGAGCTGAATGGCAAAACAAGCAAAATCAATTTCTTTAAATGATACTACTATACCTATGATTGGTCAATTTCAATCATCAAACCCAGATAATCAGGACTTTAGTGCAAAAGTTGATGAAATGTTAGTAGTTTTTAGCAAGATGAAGAGATACACAAAAATGGAGATTAAAAATATTTTCTCCATAGAAGAAGCTAGGCTTTTATATGATATATGCTTAGATTTTATATATGTTGGAGATATGCCATCTAAAACTGTACTAACATTTAAGATACAAGAGGCCGTTGATTTAGATTTCTTTAATATTAAACTTATGGCAACATCAAAAGATTTATTAATAATAATTGACAAATTGAGCGAGTTTCAAATATATACAGCTATGAGCAATGTATATGATGTTAGAAAATATGTTTTAGGTAATGAAAGTGGTATAAGTATGGTAAATGAATTATTGCAAGCTGTGTTTTCAATCGAGTAGATAATAGATATAACTTTATTGAAAATGCTGATTTTAGTAGAGTGTTTATATAAGTTCTAAAATCGAAAAATTTAATTACCTCAGTTGGAAAATAATATAAATAATTATTGACATTGACAATGTCGTGAGTATATAATGTTATTAAGCTTATCAAATACAGAAAGGAGAAATAATAATATGGAGGGATATCCTTATAAAAACGTAATCGAACTTACCCTTGCTTTTCCATCTATTGGTGCTCCAATAAATTTTGAAGTAGAAGATGATGTAAATAGTAAAATTATAAAAGCTGTGGATGTTTTTAATTGCAGATTTGAAAATAGAAAAGAGATAAAACTTTTATCTACAAAAGGTAGATGTATAAAATTAGAATTATTAACTAGTTTTCAGCCTGAAAATGCTACAAAGGAAATTAGTGTTTTTAGTCAAATTTTGGTAAATGACTTTCGATTTAGTAAATATAGTTCTAAACCAGGGAGATTATTTAAGTCAGAAGTAATTGGTCTTCCCAAATATCAAGGATTACAACTAGACGAATCTACACCTTATTCATATGATGCTGATTCCAATATGAAGGACTTTATTATAAAAGAAACAAGTACTCCTTATAATGCAACTAAAACATTTATGCAAGATTTTCAACTTGAACACAAGGGGAGTATATTTGTTGAGATGAGCAATGAGATACTTGCTACAAATAATGTAGACAAACTAGATAATTATATTAAACAACTTGAAAATTTACTATCTTTAACAAAGTCAAAAAAAGATATCATAGTTAGAAGTGAATAATAAACTAAATTTAAAAAGGGACGGTGGATTAATAAATATGGAAATTTTCATTTTAGACATTGAAGGAACTAATCAGGATATAGTTTTAAACAAGAAATCGGAGGCCGAGGTACAGAACTCTTCAGATCAACTAATAGGAGTATTAGAGTTAGTTGATTTAGGTATGGAACCAAGCATGTTAAATATCAATGGGGTGTATTTAACGTCCGAGAGTAATGCAACAGACCTCAATGATATGTATGGATGGCATTTTTCAAAGTTAACTATAGTAGAAATGTGACTTGAAGAGTTAGTGTACGAGCTTTTGTCTTGGTGTAAAGTTCGTACCATAAAACTTATATTTTAAAAGGAGTAGAAATTATGAATAATGAAATAGGTGAGTTCCAGCAAGAAATTTATAACGCTTTTAGAATACCATCAGAATTATTAAATCAAGATAAGCCATCTTCGTTTGCTTCAGCTCAAATACAATTAGATTTATTTAGAAAGAAAATAGGATTAGACATATGCCAGGGATATTCGTCCAATACTCCGGATGGAATAGAATATGATTGTGATTATGAATTTGCTGGAGAAGTAGATTGTGGTTCATGTATATTCAATCTTAATTTACCACTAGAATATAGAACTCAAGATCCAAGGGTGAATCCTAATATTGAAGAGGAATAATTTTATAATAAATAATATTGTTGACAGATAACAAATACTAATATATTATAATAACTAAGGAAACTTATTTTTTAAAACAAGTACATAATAAATAGTATTGTAAGGAAGTGATAAAAGTTGGATGAACTAAATACAGGGGATAAAGTGAAAATCGTCAAGGTGGGTGTGCAACATCTATTTAATCTGGTAGGAGACGAAGGAAAGATCGTAAGTTCGTTAGTTAAATCAGAAGGAGATCCTAGAAGATATAAAGTATTATTTGATATTCATGGAATAGTACAAACTGCGTATTTCTTAGGAAATGAAATAGTAAAAATTTAGAGGAGGACAAAAAATGGATATAGTAACAGATAGATTAGAATTAAAAAAAGTATGTGAAAAGGTTAAAATATTTGAGGTAAGTAGAGTTGTAGCATTGTTTCCACATATTACTAAAATAATGACAATTAATGATGGAGTTGGTATAGCTGCTAATCAAGTAGGAATAAATAAAACTTTTTTCTTAGCAGAAATAGGAAGTAGAGTAAAATTATTTATCAATCCAAAGATTACATATTTTAGTGAAGAAACAGAAATCGATAAAGAAGGATGTCTTTCATATCCTGGAATATTCAAAAGTATTGCACGAAGCAAAGATATCACAATTCAATATTTTGATTATAAGACTAAAAAAATGGTCAAAGAGAATTACTCAGGATTTACAGCAAGGGTAATACAGCACGAATATGATCATTTGATAGGTAAATGTAAAGTAGGTGAGAATTGATATGGAAGAGTTAATAAAAAAGTTAACTGAGGATTTAGATGCTATTATAAATTCAAATTGTGAACAAAGATGTAGTAACTGCAAATTAAATATACCAGTAATTTATGTAGATAATGGGTATTATGATTTTTGTAGTACAGTTAAAAAATTAAGAAATGCTTTATAATAAATAATATTATGTAGGAGGCGAAAGCTATAATAGAATTAAAAGAAATAAACAATCAAATTTATAAAAAATGCAGACATCATACTCAGTTATTCCCAACTGAAATAGAATGGTTTCCACAAACAGAAGAATATTTTTATAAGAATAAACTATTTAAAGATGGATTATTTAATTGTTGTAAAGAATGTTCTAAAAAACAGCAAGAAATTAGAAAGGCAAAAGACCCAATAAAAATGATTGAATACAAGAGAATAAATTCTAAATATGCTTATGATAATAACTTAGGACATAGAAAAGATAAAATGAGAATACATGGAGAAAATCAACGCTTAAATGGATATAACAAGAGATATCAACAAGCACATTTAGAGAATTTTAGACAATATAATAAAAATCACAAAGATCATACAATAAGTAAAGAAGAATGGGTTTTGTGTAAAATTTATTTTAACAATACGTGTGCTTATTGTGGATTACGTCTAGAAGACCATTTTATTAAATTTAAAGGTGAAATAAGATTAGGTGACTTTCATAGAGAACATGTAGTTCATGGTGGAAGCAGCACACTAGATAATTGTGTTCCTTCTTGTAAGAGTTGCAATTCGAGAAAACGTATTGAAGATATGGAAATATGGTATGAGAAACAAACCTTCTACAATGAAGTAAGGTTAGCTAAAATACACAAGTGGATGAGGGAAGATTATAAGTTATATATATCAGATAAACATGTTAAATTAAATAATATTATAGAGGCAATCTAATTCTAATAGAGAGAGGAGGAACTGTCAAATGGATATAAAACAAATTAAAAACATGAAACATTGCATAGGTATCACAAAAGACAAAATAAAACACAGAAAATTCAAAGTAGTAACAAATCAATTTGTATCAATTGAAGCTGATAGACATTGGGAGAGTTTAGTACATAGAGGTTATGCAGTAAGGGAATTTTTCGGTAATGAAGAAGATGGATATACCCAAGGATATATGGTAACTAAAAGAGGAACTGAGGTCTTAGGTAATTTATTGGAGTGTGAAATAGAATTAAATTAAAGGAGGGGTTATAAATGCCTAATTATTTTAAAGTAAAACAAGCTGACGGAACATTTAAACAAGCAGAGATTAATGGATGCACGATTCTAGGAGAAGGCAAGAAAGGGACAGGAAATGCAGCCGAACAAAGTCTAGCTAAGTACGCAAATATTCCGATAGAGACTATAACTGAGATAAATAAAGAAGAATATGAGGAGATGAAATAGCATGAAAAAAGTATTAAAGGGTTTATTAAAAGGATTTTGGGACAACTGGTTTTTCTTTGGAGCGATATTAATGTTTGTATTTGCATTGACAGATAAAGATTTTCAGCACTCGTCGGTAGATTGTATTCTTGGAGGAATCTTAATGGTTTTACAAGGACTGGATAAGTTAGTAGGTAAAGTAGACGCAGCAAGAGTAACCTATCTTGAGCATGAAAATAGAAATGCTGATTATTTGCTTAGACTTATAAAAGTTCTAGTGGAACAAAATCAAAAAAGAGGAGTTAAATAGTATGGAAGAAATATTAAACATATTTAATCAACTTATAGCTACAAATTCCAGAAATGATAAAGAGTTTATATTTGAAGAGCATAAAGAAAATGTACTTTTCAAAGAGATTTTGAAATTTGTTTATGATCCTTATATTGTGACTGGCCTATCAACAAAGAAAATTAATAAGAAAATAAAAGGAATCTCTGTATTACAGATAAGAGATATTGAAGGAGCAATGGATTATCTAAGGATTCATAATACTGGTAGAGATGTGACCATATTAGAAATTCAAAGCTTCATATCAAGACAGCCAGAAAATCAAAGAGAATTAATTACTCAGATTGTTACCAAATCTTTGAAAATAGGTGCTACAGCAAACACAATGAATAAAGTTTATGGAGAAGGATTTATAAATCAGTTTGATGTAATGCTGGCTGATAAGTATTTTGAACATCCAGAAGCCGTTAAGGGTGAATTTATTATAACTCAGAAGCTCGATGGTATGAGATGTGTAATTCTTAAAGAAGAATCTGGAGAGGTTAATATATTTAGTAGACAAGGCCAGCCAATAGAAGATTTAGTTGAGATAGTAGAAGAAGCTAAACAACTTCAACAGGGTAATGCTTATGATGGTGAACTAATTCTCAGGAACGATAAGAGATTAGCTAGTAAAGATTTATATAGAGATACAATTAAAGTTGCTAGAAAAGATGGAGAAAAAAGAAACCTTATATTCAATTGCTTTGATGTAGTTCCTATAGAAGATTTTAAGAAAGGTAAATGTCTTATTCCTTGTAGTAAACGAAAAGTTCAAATAGGTGTAATTCTTAATGATTATTTAGAAGGTGCCCATTTAGAACATATCATAGAAGTTCCGGTATTGTACCAAGGTATTGATAAGGATATGATAATTAAGCTGCTTGATGAAGCCATATCAAAAGATCAAGAAGGAGTTATGGTTAATATGTCCTCAGCTCCATATTCTTGTAAAAGGACTAGAGATATTCTAAAAGTTAAGAAAATGCAAGATTGTGATTTGAGGGTTTTATCAGTTGAAGAAGGCGAAGGCCGGAACAAAGGAACTTTAGGAAGAATTAATGTTGAATATAAAGATAATGTTGTCGGCGTAGGTGGTGGATTTAACGATTCTATGAGGACAGAAATATTTAATAATCCTGAAAAGTATATCGGAAAGATAGCCAAGATACAGTTCTTTGAAGAGACGACTAATAGTAAGGATAATAAATTATCTCTTAGATTCCCAGTATTTCTTGAATGGAGAGATGATAAAACAGAACCAAGTTATTTCTAAAATCAGATAATAAATAGTATTATAATAGATTAGAGGAGGATTATTAAAATGGATTTAGAAAATAGTATTAAAGATGTAATAAGTAAAAAATTAGAGGATGGAAGTGTTGAAAAGGTCATAGGAGAACAGCTAGAAAAAGGTATAGTAAAAGCCTTAGATAATTTATTAGGATCTTATGGTGACGTAACTAAAGTTATTGAAGAGCAGATAAAGTCTGTGATGGTTCCTTACCTTGAAGCGTACGACTATTCTAAATATGTTGTGAAACTTGACAGTGTTTTAGTAGATGTATTGAAAAATTCAGCGTTAGAAAACAAAAGAATGTTAGAAAACTTTAAAGAGTTAATGACTGTAGATGAAAAAAGAAAAACTATAAAAGTTTCTGAATTATTTGAAGTGTGGAGTAAATACGTAGCAGCTAATGTTGAAACTGATGGATTAGAAGTTGAATATGATAGTGAGCCTTATTATGAACACGTAGAAGTATCTTTTAATGTTGAATATGATAGTGATAGAAGCTGGAGCAGTTTTAAATATGGAACACTTACCTTTGAATGTGAACATGATGAATCAATGAATTTTGCTATAAGACTTAGTAGATGGAGTGAAGCCAAGGATGAGAATTGGGATATGCAATATGATTCCGTACATGATTTAAAATCCTTGAGATATCTAAATGAGTTTGAAATATTTTTAATGAAAATGAATCAATCGAGCATAAAGGTAGAGTTAGATGATGAATTTGGAAATGATGAAATTACTCCCGATAAGGAACCAGAAGGATCATATTCTTAATATAAAAATTCTATTTTAAAAGAAAAAGGAGAGGTTTATATGAAAATATTCATAGTCACAGAGGGATGCTATTCAGATTATCACATTGAAAAGGTGTTTACTGATGGAATAAAGGCTGGTAAATATGCTGAACTTATTGGAGGAAATTTAGAGAATTATGATTCTTGTGACGAATGTATCTATATGAGATATAACGTTATTAGGTGTTGGTATGATTTAGAGAATAAAACATTTTCGTTCTATAAAGACACCGAAGTATCAAGCAAAGAGGAGATGATACAAAATTGCTATAATCTTAAAAGTAGGCTTAATGCTGCAAATATTTGTATAGTTAGAGTTTACGATGATAAGGACGAAGACATCATAGAAGATAAATGTAAGAAAATATGTGAAGACTATGCGGCTGAAATAAACTCGTTAATTCAAGGAGAGAATTGGACGGAAAAGATGATCGAAGAATGGTTTAACCTTAAATAACATCTATAAAATACGATTTTGATATGAAAGGAGGACTATATTATGAAAGATGAGTTTATTGAAGAAGAATATGTAGATGAGAGTTACAGAGACGAAGTAGGAGGAGTGCATGACGGTGGAGTAGCATGGAATCCAAATGGAGTATGGTGTGGAGAATGTGCTAGTGCAAGTTGTAAGAGTTGTTTCAATGAATTTGCTAAGAAAGAGAGGGGTAAGGATGACATTTAACTATAAATGTATTAACAAGGAATGTCCTAACCATTCTGAGTTCGAGGTAGAGGCACAACAAACACATTGTCAGAAGTGTGGCTGTAAGGTTAATAGGGCTTATAAATCAATTGGAGTAAGCCTGAGCTTCCCTGGGAGCTTTAATAGCACAAGAAAGAGATAATAAAAGAGTCATTTTAAAACGAAAGGAGAAATGGGTTAAATGAATATCAGAATTAAACCAAGCACAAATTATAAAGGTACTACACCTATTATTGTAAATATTGATGAAATTACTGCGAAAGAATGGATTGCAGCTGGAATAGCTGAAGTTGTAAAAACACGAAAGGAGGAAGATTAATGGTAGTATTTTATACAGACGTAGTTGATAAAATTATGAGTGGAGTTAAAAATAGCTATACTAGAAAGCATTGTGAAAAGTTGGGTCAATGGGCATTAAATGATCCTAGAACCGAAGCAGCAATTGATGAGGAAAGAAATAATAAATTATTTTCAAAATAGGGTTGCATAATAAATAGTATTGTAGTATTATAAATATATCGAAAGAAAATAATATATATTGAAAAGGAGAAAAGGTTTATGAGCAAAGTATTAAAAGATGGTCATTACAATTATGGGGTTGTTGGAAGTCCAACTCTATACAGATCAAAAGCAGGAAGGAAGCTATTCATAGGAGATACGGTTAGAGTAGAGGAAGGAAGTTATAAAGGTGGAACTCACTTAGTTGTTGAAGAAGAAGGTTATGCTTTTATAATAGGTATAAGAGCTTCTTGTAATTCTAAGACCGGAGATACTGGAACGTGGAAACTTGATTTTGTTTCAGGATATGAAAGTTTAGAATCCGGTGGCAATTATGATAATATTGAGGTTGTTGAGGAAGATTCTAAAATAAATAATATTACAGAGGGGGAAAAGGTTATGTTAAATAAAATTGAGATTGGAGACAAGGTAATTGTTATAAAAAGATTAGTAAACCCAATTGCTAACATAGAGGTTGGAGATACAGGTGTTATTGAAAGAAAAGATAATGATGGTGATTACAAGATGAGAATGGATAAAGACAAAGATTACTGGTATGTAAAGGTTGAAAATATAGAGTTAATTAAAGATACTCAGCAATTTGAAATTATTACAGAAGGTACAACAACTACAGTTAAGATACAAGGTGGTAGGACAGGCATAGCTAAACTTTACTATAAGGATACATATGATAAAGGGTTCGGTATTGTTCAAGCGTTGGGTAAGGCATTAGATATAGATTTGGTTGAGGAAGTTCTAAAGGTTACATCAGGGTATGCAGTTTTAGCAGCAGTAAATTTAGCTTCTGCTAAAACTATAAAGGGTGGTACTAAAATAGGTAGAATAGTTAAAGATGTTTATAAATTCAAAGCTGGTGATAAAGTAAATATTCCTACAACTAAAAGTACAGGAGATCCTATGAGTACTTCGGGTAATGTAACAAGAGCTATTGAGTCTGGACAAGGTTATATGTTCTTTACTGGAATGTATAACGGCAATTACTTATTAAGTGACAAAGATTATAAAGATGCAGGAGATTTCTTTGCCCTAGAAGATTTAGAGTTATATGAAGAACCTAAACTCGGATTCGTAATTGATGAGCCGACTATGAAGCTCACAGATAGAACTACTGGAGAAGTATTGTTTGATGGAAGAGCATCTGAATATAAAAATCCAATTTTAAAAGAAGAAGTTAAACCTCAAATTCAGGTTAGTAGCAAAGTTAAAATGGTTTCAGAACATCCTGATCGTGGTCTTGAAAGAGCAAAATTCGGAGACGTAGGAATTGTAATGGATTTAAAAGAAAATGGAGTAATCAAAGTAGATTTTCCTAATCATAAAGAATGGAGCGCAGATCTAATAGATTTAGAATTGGTAATAGAACCTAAAGAAATTATTACTGAGGAGTCAGTTAAAGAAGAATTTAAAGTTGGAGATTATATTCTCTTCGAGGGTAGAGCCATAGGAAATTGCATTTGCAAGATTAAAGAAATAGAGGGTAATTCGATAAAAGGATATTGGGCAGATAATATTAAAGTATTACCAACAACTATTAAGGAGTTTGACGCAATAGAAAAACAAGAATATATATGTTCAGCCGGGACATGTGAACTTAAAAAACTCATTTTAATAGACGATTCTGAGCCTATATTGAAGGTTGGAGATAAAGTAACTAAACTTCAGGCAACAGATATACTTAAATCTGGTGGAAAAATTATAGACAAAGATGGTTGGATTTATTTTGAAGAAAATGGCATCCTAAAATTTAAAGATGACGAAGGAAGAATTGATGTTAGTGGTGGCTATTCAGGAAATTTAAACGGATACTTAGAAATACAATCTTTATCAAAAGTAGAAGAAACAGTAACTTCTAGATTTGTAGTAGGCCAGGAAGTAGATGATATTGATGCAGAGCTTATTGTAAGTCAAGGTGGTAAAGTTAGGAACCTTAGAAATAAATTTGAATACTACTTAATAGAGGGGAAATTATGGTTTAACTCGGAGAATGGTGAAAAAAGATATAGCACTGGTTATGAAAATTTTGACGGAGATCGATTTGAAGTAATTGCTGTTCCAAAAATATTTAAAGATACTGAATCCGAGAATGTTTCATTTGTAAAAGAAGAAGTTATTCCTGAAGTTACTTATGAAATCGGACAAGAATTAACTACAATTGAGGAAGCTACGATGTTTTTAAATCTTGGTGGAAAAGTCAAAGAAACTGGAAGTAAAGCGATATATTATGAAAAGAAACATATTCTAAAATTTAAAAATTTAGGTGGAGAAAAGATAGTAAGTAATGGATACTCTTATATTACACTGCCTGTAACAATTTTTAAATTACCTAAAACTGATAATAAATAATATTGTGCAAAGGAGAGATAGTATGAAACAATTTTTATATTATCTTCTTCACACCCTTCACAAATGTAGCGACTCTGATATTGAAGTTAGTGTCAGAGGAAAACTTGGAATTTGCAAAAGGTGCCGAAGGAGATACATGATTTGGAATAGTTAAATAGTATCATTAGTGAATAAATTGCAATCATATCCTAGTAAAATACAAGGTTTAACACGAAGTATAGAAGCTAAGTGAAATAATAACTCAACAGATAAAAAAGCTTTATGATTTTCAATTTCTGATATATGAGATTTACTCACACCTAATTTATCTGCTAATTCTTTTTGAGTAAGTCCAGCACGTAGACGATATTCTTTAAAACTCATGAGTTATCATTCTCCTTTTTTCTACATTATAACTCATAATATGACAATTAGACATATGTAAATTCTGACAAATTGTAATTATGATACGGTTTAATAGTAAAGTTCTCTTAAAGGGAACAAGAGTGCGTAAAATAGTTCTTGATTATTTTTATAGTAGGAAGATAATAAATATACAAGGAAGTAATAAAAAAATATATCCAAGGAGGAAATTTATTTATGATTAAACTATTTTTAAGTGAAGCAGAGGATCACGATTCCATTTTTAAAAAACTAAGATTTAGCAAAAAGGCAAGGTATTATGAGATTTGTAATGAGATAGATAGGGAAAAGGGTGAATTTATAGTAGCTGCAAGTATTTTACCGGAAGAAATTGGAAGTTGTTGTATAACTAAATTACATTTCCAGGATGGTCTTATGGTGTTGGATGAATCAACGATGTTCTAAATTGTTCCAGGAGTTTTAGAGAAGTGTATTTTTCTAATGAATAAATCTAGGCTCCTAATTTCTAATATGTAAATTGAGAAAAGTTAATTCAAAATCAATAATATTGTAATATAAAATTTAGTTTTTATATGAAAGGAGAAAAATGACTAATTACGACTGCTATTTTGGAACAGAAGGTAGAGCATTAGATTCATTATCAATGCTCTTGGAATGGCCAGACCATAATAGGGCTGAAGTAAAGGATTTTCAAAGAGAAGTTAGAGAATTAGGTGTATCGAAATGGATAAGAGCTGAATGTACAAATCCAAGATGGTATGCTGGAGAACCATTAACAAAGAGAGGGAGAAGACAGATATGAAAGATGTAACATTTAAAATGACTAAATCTAAAGATGGAGAAGGAAGAGATAGCTTAACAATAGAAATTGATAAGAAGTCTGTATTTATTCCAATGTCCATACTTGCAGATTTTATAAATAGTGAACATAAAAATATTGAAGTTACAATCCCAAATTAATTAAATAATATTATGAAAGGAGGAAATTATGATTACTATAACACCATTTGAGGATGAATTTTGTCAAAAGATTCATACTATATATTCAATAAACAATACAAATCCAAAAAATAATTTTGGAAGCTCCACCACCACATCAGAAGTATGTCCTTATTGTAAAACACGTAATATATTTAAAGTATTCGAGCCTAAAGAAGAGTATGACACAGACGAATTTTATACGGAAATATATGATTGTAAATGTCCTAATTGTGACAAAGAATTTGATTTTGTAGATGAATTTGAAAAGGAAGATTAAATAATATTAGAGGAGGAATTATAAATTATGGGAATTACAAAAATAGATGGATCGGAAGTTATAAAATTAAAAGGATTTAATATTGATGGTGAAATACTGTTAAGTGATAGTGACAGTATGGATAATTATGAAAAAGTCGATGTGCTACTTCCAAAAGATTATTTAGAATTTTTAATAACAGATAGAGGTATCTTAGATAATTTAAATATAGAAACTACAGTATGGTAGCATTATAAAATGTAATTTCTATTAGATATAAATGACTCATCCGGATTACCGAACAGCTGAAAGGAGATTTATATGAAGAAAGTCAAACTATTAATTGAATCCAGTGTAAACGAAAGTAGAAAAGGAGAGATTACAGACTTATATTCTATTGAGGAAATTAGAAATATACCTAATATATCAGTTGACGAATTAGGAGCCTGTGAGGATGTATTAAACTACTCAAAACATAACATAGCAGGATTTATAAGATCAAAGGATTACATTGAAGGTGTTGCTGATTTTATTCAGATGTATGGAGATGAAATAGAGTTCGTAGAAGAAGATTACATTATTTAAAACTTTTACTTGTATAATAAATAGTATTGTGTTATTATAAATGAGCAAGGCAAATTAAGGAGCAAAGGAGTTGGTTAAATGATTAGAAACAGCATGAGGGGACGACATCCTCCAATTAATTAACTATTCTATAATAAATAGTATTCCATTAAAGGTTAACATAAATACAGTTGGCAACTAATCGCTGATGGAGATCAACTCAGAAGGAGATTAAATTTATGGAAGTACAAGAAACTAAAGGATATTTAGGACTTAAAGGAAAAATCTGGTCTTTGAATAATAAAGAACCAAAAGAGTTTGGAAATACTAAGAGATTATTAAGCTTTGGACTTCAAACATCAAAAGAAAATTCTTTGTTCTTACAGGTTGGAGAATGGAAAAATACTCCTCTTAGTATAAAAGTTAAAGGTTCCGATATGACAGCAGTAGAAACTTTTGGTGAGCAAGAAGGAATAGATAAAATTAAAGAAGCTTTTAAAGATGGAGATAGTGTATTTGTAAACCTAAGAGCTGAGATAGACACTTATAACAAGAAAATAAACTTCTTAGTAAATCAGATTTATATAGAAAAAGAGGCCATTGATTTTGATAGTCCAACTTTTGAAGAGTATAATGAGTTAAATCAATTTGTTATAGTAATGGAAAGACCTGAAAACAAAGAAGTAAAAGTGGGTGTTGCTACATTCAAAGGAGAATTATTAGAACAAACTTTGAAATTGGATGATCCAGATATTAATGCTTACTTCGTTGAAAATGCAAAGGTAGGAGATTTAATGAAACTAGCAATTTCTGTTAATAGAAAACCTAATTATGTCGAGGGTGCTGCTACTACCGAAAGAAAAACATTAAAAGGTAAATCTGTTCAAGATGGTAAGAGAGTAATAGATAAGGATAATCCTTATACTGAATTTTTAGAAGTTACAGACGTTGATTTAGATAAAGACGAAAAAGCTAAGTACACAAGAGAGGAAATCAATGCGGCTTTAGATAAAGTTGGAGCAACTGCATCAAAGAAAGAAACTCCAGCAGCTAAGACTCCAACAGATGCTCATAAACCTTCGACAGATATTGTAGAAGAAGATCTTCCATTTTAGTACAAACACATAATAAATAGTATTATAGAGTTTCCTAGTTCTCTAAAAACTAGAGGATATAAATTAAAGGAGAAATGTGTATTATGAGTAGAATTAAAAAAGCAAAACGTGAGGCCATTTATACAAAAGTATTATTAGGAGGATGCTCAGGTTCAGGAAAAACTTTTGGAGCACTAAGAATGGCAACGGGTATGGCATCTGAATTATCTAAATTAAATGGAAAAGATGAAAGAATTTGTTATATAGATACAGAGAACAGAAGAAGCTGTTATTATGCTAAGAAATTTGATTATGATATTTTAGAATTAGATAGTTTCTCACCAGAGGATTATATTGATGCAATTAATGATGCACTAACAGAAGGATTTAAGATAATTGTTATTGATACTACTTCATTAGAATGGTCATATTTGCTTGATGTTCATAGCAAAATGAGTGGTAATAGTTTTACGAATTTCGCAAAAATTACACCAAGACATGAGAAGTTCTTAGATAAAATACTTCAGACAGACGCCCACTTTATAGTGTGCTGTAGATCAAAAGAAAAGTACGTTTTAGAAGAACAGAATGGTAAACAAGTACCAGTAAAGAAAGGCGTAGATTTAATTCAGAGAGACGGAATAGAGTATATTATGACTGTTTCATTAAATATAGATATGACAACACATTCTTATACTTCTATGAAAGATAATACAGATTTATTTGAATATGGTGGAAACATGATACAAGAAAAAGATGGAGTTAATATTATCAAATGGGCTAATGACGGAGATTTAGATGAAAAATATAGTAAGTTAGAAAAGGCAAAAGAAGAAGGCCAAGCAATGATTGCTATGAAAGAAAAAGAAGAAGTACAAAAAATTGTAGCTGCAAAAGAAAGTAAAACTAAAGCTCAAAAGGAACTGCCAACTCCTCCAGCTAAAGTAGCAGATCCAATTCCTCCTGTAAAAACATTGAAGGAAATATTAGATGAAGCAATAGCTTTATGTCAGAAATTAGTAACAGAGAAGAAGAAAACTCTTGTAGTTGAAACTATTAAAAAAGAAACTAAGGGAGACGGAAATCCTCTTAATATAACAGATATAGCAATTGCAACAAATGTATTGAACGCATTACAACAAATATAATAATATAGCTCAAGCTTAACTGTTTGAGCTTTTCTTCAAAAGGAGGAGATATAGTTGAAATGCAGATATAGTCATTGTAAACATAATTTCTCGGTAGAAAAAGAAGATGCAATTAAGGAAGGTGGTTCTTATTTTCACAAAGATTGTTTCAAAGAAAAGACAACTAAGCAAGAAATAGAAAAGTATTATATTGAAAATTTCCCTACTACAGTAATAGCTTTGTTAAGAAAAGCAATTAACAAATTCCTCTATGTTGACAATTATGAAGCAGAATATGTATTATTCATTGAAAAAAAGGTACATATTAATGGCTTGAAAATTAATAATCCTTACGGATTAGCTTATTACTGTGCTGAAGGTAGATATATTACGGAGTGGAAGGCTATAAAAACAAATATTGAATATCAGAGTTTAAAAAATGAGATGATTCAACCTAATAATGAGGATAAACTTAAATTCACATATAAACCTAATAAAAAATGGAATGACTTAATATGAGGTGTGAAATATGAAAATAGATTCAATCAAAAAATTTGAAAAATTACATTCTATTGAACTTCCCAAAGATACAATTTCCGAAACAGGAGTAATAGGTACTTTACTTATGCATCCAGAGTTTGTATATAAAAGTGAATTCTTAAAACCTAATCAATTTTACAATAGAGAGTTTGCTTGTGTATATCATATAATTAAAACTCTTGCTGATAAAGGAATTACCGAGATAGACAATTTTTTAATTATGGCTGAGATAGAAGGTAGTGCTGCATTCAAAAGTGTTATTAATGAATATCAGGATATATCTAAAGACTTATGTGGCTGGCTGGATGATCTTAAATTAGTAGCTAGGATAGATGTGGAAAGTTATGAATTAATATCAAGGAAGATATTAGCAAATGCCTTTAAAAGAGATACTTATATCAAACTAAGAGAGATGGCAAATGCCGTACTTGAAAGCGGAGAAGATATTAACGAGACAAACTATAAACTACAAACAGACATAACTAATTTTGCTGATAATTATATTGTGGACACAGACATTAAAACTATGGGAGAAAAGGCAGATGAATTATGGGACGAAATAAAAGGTAAAAGAAATGATGCTGGATTCTCAGGATTGCCTAGTAAATATAAAGACCTTAACGAATATTTCACCTATGAAGACAGTGAACTTGTAGTAATTGGTGGTAGACCTAAAGCCGGTAAGAGTATGTTTTTCTTAAATGAGGCTATTCATAAGGTTGATAATGGAGTCCCTACTGCAATATTTGATACAGAAATGAAAGATACTCTATGGATGACCAGGTTTCTAGCATTAAAATCTGGAGTAGATATTCACAAAGTAAAAAATGGAGATTACACGCTAAAGGAAGAAAAACTTATATTAGAAGCAAAAGAGTGGTTGAAAGAAAAACCTTTAGTACACATTTATGATCCAGAGTGGACTAAAGATAAAACCTATATGAAGGCAAAACAACTAAAGCAATCTATGAATTTGAGATTCTTAATATATGATTATATTAAGGTTGATGATACCGGAGGGAAAGATGTTAAAGAGCATAATGTTTTAGGTGATATGACAAACTTTTTAAAGAATAGGATAGCTGGTGCATTAGATATAGCTGTTATAGCAGGTGGACAGATGGCTCCAAAGGAAACAAGATTAGCAGATTCAGATAAAATAAATAGATATGCTTCTACTATAGCTTATTGGATTCATAAAACAAAAGAGGAAATGGTCAAAGACGGTAAAGATGCTGGTAATTGCAAACTCTTCATTGATTATAATAGAAATGGAGGAGAAATGGAAGAAGGTGAATACCTTAATTTTTCATTTAATGGAGATACGGCTACGATTGACCAAGCTGATAAGTTTAAAACAGAGGACGAAGGTATGCCATACTAAATAATATTGTAGGAGGTAAGCAGATTGGATTTACAACTTATAAAAGCACAATTAAACAGTGACCCTGAGTTAATAGTAACTATCCTTGAGGAAATAGGATGTCACCACATAAAAATAATAAATAATAAAAGAGTTCAGTCTGCCTTACCTTATCCTCATGATAATATTTCAAGTGTCCAAGTTTCTTTAAACGATAATTTGTCCTGTCAAGTTCGTTCTAAAAATGATTATGAGCCTGAAATAAAGGACATTTTCACATTAATTCAATATATCAAAGAGAATACGTTGAGTGAAGCAATAGAGATTGTATGTAAAGCGTGTGGAATCAAATATACAGGTGGAGATAGGAAGAAACAACTTAGAAGCAGCTCGTATGATTTTCTCAGAAAGTTTAAAAGAAGTATTAAAAAAGAGGAATATATCGAGGATGATATTATTTTAGATGAAAGCTTTACTGGAAGATTTGTAAGAGAAACTTGTGAGTTATATTTAATAGATGGGGTCAGTGTTGAGACACAGAATAAGTTTGGAGTCAGCTATGATGTATTAGATAATCGAGTTGTATTTCCAGTCAGAAATGAAGAAGGTCAATTACTTAGTTTTAAAGGAAGAACCTGTGAAAGAGATTATAAGATTAATGGAGTTCCTAAATTCATCTCATATTATCCTTGTTTCAATAACAATCACTTATTTGGATTCTATGAAAACTATTTTGATATATTAATTGATGAGGAGCTTTATGTAACTGAGGCAGAGAAGAGTATTTTTCAGATGGATAGCTTCGGTATTAATAATTGCGTAGCTACTAATAAAAAAGTTATAAGTCCGGTACAAGTTAAGAGGCTACTGAAATTAGGTAAAACATTAGTAATAATTTTTGACAAGGACGTAGCCAAAGAGGAAATATTCATTGAATGCAGCAAGTTCGGTGGAATGCTTAAAATCTATTATATCTTAGATACCTTAGATTTACTAAGTAAAAAACAAAGCCCGAGTGATAATGGCTTAGAAGTATTTAATCAACTAATAGAAGAATGTAAATTTGAATATGAGTACAAAAGCTTAGATAATAAATAGTATTGTAGGGAGAATTAGTATGGAATTTGATAAAAGTATGATATATAAAATAAACGGAAGATCGCAATGGAGTTACAAGGAAAGCTTTATAGACTTTCTTAGATTTAGGTTACAAATAGCAACCCCATTATACAAATTAGCAAAAGAAATAGGTATGGGATATGCTGCACTTAAAGGGATTATAGATAAAAACGGTATAGAAATAATTCCTGGAAAATTTGATATTAATTTTAAGGCAATATATCAAGATTATGACTGGTGTTATAAAAAGTTCTTTACAGAGGGATTAAATCATAAAGAGATGGCCAAGGAGGCTAACTGTAGCGAAAGAGTTATAGAAAAGTGGTGTAATGAAGTCCATAGACTTAATCAAGAGTACAGGCACGAAAATAAACAGTTAAATATTATTCAGCAAGATTTGATTGTAGGTTCTTTGTTAGGAGACGGGCATATTGATAAAAGACCAACGCAACCTTTATTTATTGTTGGTCATGCAGAAGATCAAAAGGAGTATCTATACTGGAAATATGATATTTTAAAAGATGTGTGCAATAAGGAACCGAGTTATATTGCCGAAGCAGTAAGGGAATTTAATGGTAGGGGATATAAATGTCAACCAAGCTACAGATTGTGTACTAGAATTCAAAATTGCTTAATTAAATATAGAAATATGACCAATTTAGAGTTGTTTAATAATTTGAATGAGTTTTCATTTTCAATATGGATGTTAGATGACGCTAATAGATCTCATTCAAACTGGGAATTATGTATAGCTGAAATGGAAGATTTATTTGATGACATTAAAAGAATACTATATAAAAAATTTAATATTAACTGTATCCAGAAGGGCGATATAAGATATATAACCTTTGATGCAATATCTAGTAGAGTGATAGACCAAATAATTTTAAAAAATATACCTAATAATTTAGACATTATTAAATCTAAAATTACAGAAAATTATATATCTAAACCACAAAAATATGTTTATCTAAATGATAACGGAGTAGATATAACGCTCCCTGATTTTTGCAGAAAGTATAATGCCAATTACAAAACTATGCACCGTATTTACAATAAATATAAAACAACTGATGGATCGTTTTTATTAAATCTATTAAGGGAGGGTGAACAGGTTGGATAATTATACCATACTGCACTTACATTCGGATTTGTCCTCAGCGACCACAAACATAGATTCGGTTACTAAATTCAACAGTTATATTGAAAGGGCTAAAGAATTGAATATGAAATCAATTGCGTTTAGCGAACACGGCAATATTTTCATGTGGGAGAAAAAACTAGATGTCTGCAAGGAAAACGGGATTAAATATATTCATGGAATAGAGTGCTATATAACTGCTACCCTTGATGAAAAAGTAAGAGACAACTACCACACCTGTTTATACAGTTTAAATACCGAGGGAATGTATGAGTTAAATTTGTTGATTTCTAAGGCGTATTGTAGAGAAGATGGTCATTTTTACTATGTACCAAGGATAACAATGGATGAGTTTCTTAATATGTCAAGTAATATTGCCGTTACAAGTGCCTGTTTAGGTGGAGTTTTAGCGAAGAGTACTGATGAAATACTAAAACAAAGATATTTAGATTATTTTATAGAACATAAGGATAGGTGCTTTTTAGAAATTCAACATCATCAGGTAAATAGCCAAATGGCCTATAATAAACAATTGTACGAACTTCATAAAAAATATAATATAAGACTTATAGTTGGGACAGACACTCACGCTTTAAACAAAGAACATTTAGAGGGAAGGAGCATATTACAGAAATCTAAGGGTATATATTTTGACAATGAAGAGGGTTGGGATCTAAGTTTAAAAACTTATGACGAATTGATAGAGATATATAAAAAACATGATTACATACCTTTAGATGAAGTGAAAGAAGCACTAGAAAACACAAATGTATTAGCAAACATGGTTGAGGGTTATGTACTAGATTATGAGCCTAAATATCCTAAACTATATGAAAATTCAGAAAAGGTATTTATAGAAAAGATACGCCAGGGAGTAATTGATAGAGGAATAGATAAAAAAAGTAATTATGAAGATTATAAAAAAAGAATGAATGAGGAATTTAAGGTATATAAGGCCGTAAACTCTATTGATTATATGCTACTACAAACCAAGATACTTGAAGATGCCAGAGAACATGGTATTCAAGCTGGATATGGCAGAGGGAGTGTTAATGGTTCGTTAATAGCTTATCTATTAGGAATAACTGAATGCGATAGTCTTAGACTTAACTTAAATTTCTTTAGATTTATGAACCCAAGCAGACAATCCATGCCAGATATAGATGTTGATTATTGTAAAAAGGATAGAGAGTGGGTAAAAGAGTACTTATTTAATATAAAAGGAGTCTATGCAGCAGATATAATAACATTTAATACCATAGCCGATAGGGGAGCCGTAAGAGATGTATGCAAGGCTCTATATAAAAAAGAAATACCAAAAGAGCTAAGTGAAAAAGCCGACAGAGATGTGGAGGGTTACGGAAAATTAACAGACGGTACTAGCGAAGCAATAAAACAATGTAACGAGAATAGCTATTTAAACATATCTAATTACATATGTGAAAATATAGAAGTTGATGAAGCTAAAATGAGAAAGGAATATCCAGAAGTATTCAGATATGTTGATATTATAAAAGGCTCTATAGTCTCTATAGGTACACATCCAAGTGGCACAATAGTATCGCCCATACCGTTAGATAAATACATGGGAACTTGCACATTGGCAACAACTAAAAATCCAGTGTCAATGCTTTATATGAAAGAGGTCGACAAGCTGTGTTATGTGAAGCTCGATGTACTTGGTCTTGATTCAATAGGAATAATAAATGATACTTGTAAATTGGCCGGAATACCGAGATTAAACCCTGATAATATAGATTTATTTGACGATAAAGTATGGGACAGTATAATTGAAAATACTACGGCTATATTTCAAATGGAGTCTGACATGGCACATAAATATTTGGGTGATATAACAAGAAAGGAAGTCATAGAAAAGATTAAGATCCGCAATCCCAATATAACAATGTTTGAGTTATTCATGTTTATATGTGGAGCCATTAGGCCAGCCGGTGAAAATTTTAGAAATGATGCTTGCAACGGCATATTGAAGGATAATGGTATCGAAGAATTGAATGGGTTATTACACGAAACTCTTAACTATCTACTGCTACAAGAACAAATTATGCTCTTTCTTGTTAAGTTCTGTGGGTATTCTGATGCTGAAAGTGATCTTGTACGTAGAGCAATAGCTAAAAAGGGTGATACCACACCGATGTTAGCCGAGATAAGAGAGAGATTTTTAGAGTATACTCCCAGGGTTCATAATATAAGTTTGGACAAAGCTAAAGAAATAATAGAGCCGTTTCTGTTAGATATACAGTCAGCAAGTGGATACGGATTCTCAAAAAATCATAATGTTCCTTATTCAATAACGGGTTATTGCCAGGGATGGTTGAGATATTACTATCCATTAGAATTTTTATCAAGTTGTCTTAATGCTTGGTCAGATGATGAGGCAAAAACAAAAAGAATAATGGAGTATACCATAGGTAGGGGTATAAATTTGTTGCCTCCAAGATTTGGATATTCAAAGGGTGGCTATTTCTACAACAAAGAAACCAATTCAATATACAAAGGAATAGGAAGTATTAAATTTTTAAACTCCACCGTAGCTGATGATTTATATGGTCTAAAGGATAATAAGTATGATGAATTTTATGATTTATTGAAGGACATTAAAGATAAAACGTCATGCAATTCAAAACAGCTAGACTTACTGGTTAGGTGTGATTATTTTAATGTGTTTGGAGGAATAAATAAAATATTGAACTTCATAAAATGTTTCGATATTTTATTTCTTAAAAAAGCACCTAAGATAAAAACTATAGCTGAGAAAATAACTTTTCCTAATGTTTCAAGGATCATAGAAAATAACAGTTCACCTACCGCAGCCACTTACACTAAATTTGATTATGATAAATCATTACACGAAATATGGGATAATCTCAGGGAAGAAAATCTATCAGTGCAAGATAAAATATCCTTCCAAAAGGAAATACTCGGATATATAGACTATAAAAACGACAGATTAGACAAAAGATATGTACTAGTATCCGGTATAGATACTAAATATTCTCCAGTAATGGAAACCTACTGCCTTAATAATGGTAAAACGTGCCAATGTAAAATAAGTAAAAAAACATGGAATAATGAACCGTTACAAGAAAATCAATTCATCTACATACATGGAATGGAGCGTAAGTTTAAGATGAAAAAAGTCGGAGAGACCACGGATAAAAAAGGAAAAATTAAACCCTTATTTGAAAACACAGATGAGCTTGCGTGGTGGATTACAAGTTATTCTACGATAGATGACCTGGACGAAGCTATAGAAGATGCCTATGTAGACAAAGAAACAACGTCAAACTAAATAGTATTGTAACAAAACAAATGAAAGGACGTGAAAGTATGCCAAAGAAGTTCATATTGATTGTCACTATAGCTTTGGCTGAAGTTATGTTCTTGACTTATCCAATTCAAACAGTCAAAGAGCGACAATTAATTTATAAACCAACAAAGACATTATCAATTTTAATGGCTAAACCAGTCATAAAGGAAGAGGAAGTTATAATACCTGTTCCTGCAACCTCTGTGCCTGTTGTAAAATTAGCTAATACAATCACACCTATATCTCTAAACTCTTCTGAGGTGGCTCTACTGGCAAGACTTATACAAGCTGAGAGCCTATCAGAATCCTATGAAGGAAAGTTATGGGTAGGTTCAGTAGTAATAAATAGAATGAGAGTTTATAACAAATCTATGAAAACTATCATATTTGAAAAGTATCAATTTGCTGGAACTCAAGGAAGGTTATTCAATATTGAACCTAGCAAGGAATGTATTCAAGCTGCTACTGATGTACTGAGCGGTAATCTACGATCAAAGGAAGTATTATATTTTGTAGATTTACATTTATGCAACCCATCATGGATAAAGGACGTTGTGAGAATAACAAAAATAGGTACTCATACATTTTATAAAGAGAAATAAAAAAAAGACAGGGAGTAAAATCCTTGTCTTAAACCTTCATATTTAATATTTTGAGAGCTGAGGTTTTTAACTTATCCTCATCAATGATTTCCACAGGCTTATCGGTCACGATAATATTTCTAATCTGTAGATACTCCTCAATGATTTTAAATACTTCTTCTTTATCAATTTTACCAGTTTCATTTTTCATATCAGCACGAATTAAATCTACGATATATTTTGTCATATTAGGGTTAGAATCAAGCTTTTCAAACACATCCATATATTGTTTAAAATCAAATGTTTTTCTAGTGGATTTATCCATTTATATCATCCTTAAATATTAAATTACCAACAGTGAGTAATCCCTTAGATCCATCATTAATACAATCATCTGAAATAATAACTTGAGGTAATGCAATCTTTAATTGATCTTTATAAGTCAAACTAGTTCCTCCGGTTGCAAATAAATCAAGCGACTCTATATTCCAATTATTTGACTTCATGGACTTTATAATCTTTCCAAGGTGCTCACTTATAGTTGATTTAATTATATCACAGGAAGTAGTCATTAGGACACCATTAACTTTTAAGCCATTCTTAATGATATTTGAAATTTCATAATCCTTGAGATTTAAACTATATTTGGTATCTAGTTTCTTCTTGATTTCATTCTCTAGGATTATGCTTCCTAGGTTTTCAGTAAAGGATGTACCTGGAACAATATTCATATCGTCAAGGACACAACCGTTAATTGTAAGACCACCCCAATCTAGTATTCCTCTTATATTATCCTGAAATAAATCTAAATGATTATATGCGTGTGCTACAGCCTGTGGGAAAGTCACTGATTTTACTATGTTAAATTTCTTGGGTATATCATCCAGTGTAGTTTCAAATATTCCTACTCCTTTTAGATATGCAGCAAAGTGATCTTTATTCTGATTATAAATTGAAAGAGGATAAGATGACACAAGGTAGAAATCAGTACCAGTAAAATCTGATAGCATTGATAGACCGGCTACAGTAATTATCTTATATAACTCATTAGCTGTCTTGTCATAATCTATCGAACTAATTTCAGCTCCTTGGCCTACGATGTAATCAATACCATTAAAGTTCAACCGATAAGTGTCATCCTTATTCAAAATGTCATTTGACTTTTCGTATTTGCTACGTATGTAAATTGTTTTATCTTTTGTAGATATTTTAGTACCATAGTAACCATTATCGTCACCAGCTATTACTTTTGGCCTAGTAGTTTTTAATAAATCTTGAATTTGCATTAATATGACCTCCTTATATTTGTTTCATACTATTGTGAAAATTTTCATATCGTGATATACTCTATAATATGAAAGGATATGAAAAATACTGAACTATAAATTGATTTTAGCATACATATTTAGGAAAGTAAACAAAATTCATATGAAATAGTATGAAAATTTATGTATTGAAAGGAAGTGAGAACTATATGGCAAGTGATTATGAAAAAGAGGTAAGAATGACATATGTAGAAGCCAAGGAATATTTAAAATCCGTAGGAGAATGGGAATATGCTAAAGATAAAGATGGATATTCAATTGTAAATTATGCCTTGGATTTAAAAGAACAAAGGAAGTCTCTCATATAAAAGAGAAATTTTAATAGAAGAAATGAGGTGAAAACATGGGTAAATATAATTTTGATCCATTTTGTGAATTTATAAATAATTGGAGTAGCAAAGATTTTGTATTGGGGATCAGATTGAAAATTGAGAATAATAGTTGCTGCGGAACATATGCTATAGTAATTAATATTGGATTCTGGGAAATAGATTTAGGTTTCTGTAAATAAATTGTATTTAGCTATTGCATAATAAATAGTATTGTAGTATAGTATAAATATCGAAGGAAAACAGAAAGGAGTTAGTAAATGAAAAGAAGCGAAGTGGTTAAAGAATTGTTCTCAGCTTATTGTCAGCGAGAAGGTAGGAGAGTCTTAACAGAAAAGACCGAAAGAGAAATATACCAAGAGACAAGAAAAATCATAAAGTTCTTTGAAGCAGAAGAAAGTAAAATCGAACAAGTTAATATTAAATAATATTATAATAAATTTGAAGGAGAGATAAACATGGAAGAAAAGGTAGAATTAAAAGTAAACATAATTAATCAATTAAGGTTATTAAGGCAATCAACTTTCAAGGATGTCCTTTGCTTTTTAGATGAGGATATACAGAATGCACAAAGAGCTAAGGCAACAAACGTTTATATTACAGTAAATAGGAATAGCGTGACTATAGAAAATGATGGAGCAATATTAGATAACCCACAAGCACTATTTTCTATAGCAGAAAGTGGATGGGATAATGAAACAAAAGAAACTGAAAATCCCTTTGGAATGGGTTTCTTCAGTAATATTACAATTAGTAGTTTAATTGAAGTCTTCAGTGGGAATAAACACTTAGTCTTTGATGTAGATAATATGATAGATACCAATAATACTGAAATAAAAATTGAAGAGTTAGAAGAATCTTATCCAGGATTTAAACTAGTTTTGAATAAATTCAATTTTGATACAGCTTCTAGTTATGACATTGGAGAAAGGGTTGAACAATTAGGACGATACGTACAGGACTTAAATGTTTATTATAATGGCGCTTTACAAGAAAAGAAAGATTTAACTGAAGGAGACAATAGTTATTTCCAATTAAAAATTGAAGAAGATGATATTCAAGGTTGGATAGCATTGGGAAGTAACTATTGGTATAGCGATAATTTAAACATATTTTATAAAGGTAGATTAGTTAAGAAATTAGAAAATAGTCCTTATCTTAAAGGAGATATACATGTTGGAGATAAGACATTATCCTTAACCTCACCAGACAGAAAAGATATTATCAAGGATGGTAAATATTCTAGCTTTTATAAGAAAATACAGAATTACGCTAAAAAATTATGTGAAGAGGCGTTGCTAGAAGGCGATGAACAGGAAGTAGAAGAGTTTGCTAATGCAGTAGGATATTACGTAGATAAACAGAACGTTAAAAACAAAATAAGATTTTTGACACTAAAAGGGCAAGATGAAAAAGATTTTAAATACTTTGAAAAAATTGCCTTAGCTAAAAGTAAAGATAAGAACATTAGTAACTATAAAGATTTCCGGTTATATTTAGAAAAAGAAAGTGAAGTTCAATCTGAAAGTCATTTTGAAGAAATTGAGATAAAAGAGGATGTTGTCACCACCTTCCCTGATGCAAAAGGAATTATTACTCATAGCGGATCTAGCTCATATTCTGAAGGATATACCGAAAGACCTGAAATTAAAGAGAAGGAAACAGAGGAAAAAATAGGAGAGATAATTATAAATAACGAGGAACCTGTCTTCTGGATGTCTTTTGGAGAAATTGAAACATATGAATTTAAATTTAATATGCTGAAATATTACGGACTAAAATTAATAATATCAAGGAACAAGGTTGAAGATCAAATACTAAAGGCTATGAAAGAATCAGACAAGGTAATTCATATTTCTGAATTATTAGAGGATGTTGAGATCACTGGGTATTTAACTATGACGGAATTAAGTATAAAAGAGCAAAGAGCTTTGATGCTGCTAGAATTAATAAGTAGGATATTAGGATTTAATCATAACATATTTGCTATAGGTGATTTAATGGTTACAAAAACAGTAAAGATAGAATCCTTAAATGTATCCAATGAAATTATTGAAGAAAGTATAACTGTATTAAGAAATCTCGGAGATAAGAAGACTTATATCGACAGAAGTATCATTGACTTAACGGATATAGAAGAAAGTCTTAATTCCGAAATTACTATTAAGGACTATAAATTTATTCTAACTAATTTAGATAATCTAGTAGAACAATCTTATCTGTTATGTGAGGGACATAAAAATAAAGATAAAGTTATGCAGGATATTTTACTAGGATTAGGTCAAGGAGTCTTATAAAACAAGGGTTTTAAAATGTAAATAATAAAAATAGAGGAGAGATTTATATTATGAAAGGAAAATTAATCAGTTCAAACGGATATAGCTACGGAGATATAGGAATTAAAGCTTTTAGATATGAAGGAATGGATTACTTTGTAGGAGACGTAGTTAGGCCAATGCAGGAAAACGGAATACAAAAGGAAGACACTATAGTTATATTCCACGAATTTAAGTATTTTCCAATGTGGTATGCAAGCATGGAATATTTCGCAAAAGAAAGATATCACTTAACTAAAATTAGAAACTGGGATGATTTGAAAGATAAAGAAATATTCTGTCATAAATCAGTTTATGTTCAGCTAGAAAAGGAAATTGATAAAACAATTAAATTAAATTTATCTGAAGGTGAAGCAAATAATTTGTTAGATTCATTGGTTACAGTTTGTGCAGCAATGCAAGTAAATGATCATTTGCAATTTGAGCTAGATACAATAAATATGAAGGTAAAGGCAAAAATTATTCAATTAGAACCCAAAGAATTTGTATTTGATTTTATAAATAAAACCGATATTAAATAGTATTATATAAGGAGGAAAAGTAAATGAAAGTTAATGATAACGTAACAGTAAAAGGTACAAAGGGAATTGTAAAACAGATAGACAAGGATTCAGCATTAATTACTTTAAATATTATGAGTGATGGAGTTTCTAAAACTATAGATCAATGGTATGCAAATGAAATTGTTGAAGAGGTAGTTGATTTACATACTGAAGCTGAGGAAGTATTTAGGGAACTGGAAGCTAAAGGATTATCAGATAAAGAGATTTCTGATTTAGTTTCTCAGGGTGGAGATGTATTTAAGAAAAAGGTTTTAGAGTTTGGAATATTACCAGAGGAGGATTTAAATGTGTAAGGAAGATGAACATAAACTAGTCTATATGGATGCAAAGAGAAATGAAATATATAAAGGGTGTTGGACTCAATACACCAAAACCTATAGATTCTTTTGTGAGAAATGTGGTGAAGTTATTACCAAAACAAATGAGGACTATTGTAGAGAAACTCCTGATTGGTATTAACTTAAAATTAGGATTTTATATGAGAGGAGAAAAGTAATGTATCAAGATTTTGTAGACTCAATGATGTCAGCATTCAACAAAAGTATCTCAGATCATGTCTATAACCATTTCGTTAATGGTGGAAATGAGGCCATGCTAAATGAACAAGCCGATAAAGCTTTTAAATTAGCAACTGAAAAGATAGATGCCAGAATAAGGGATGAGTTAGAAACTGCATTATATGGTGGTAATCATAAAACATATACATCAGCTGTTTCGGTATTTACCATGAAAGAGTTTGAAAGGACTATGAAGATTCTAAATGATATGCCTCCAATAGCTATAAGAATGGAAGTATTTAAGGAAGGATTTATGGTTATGTCACAAACAATTATTAGAAGTAATGTAGATGACGGGATGGACATAAATCCTTTGAAGGGTATAAAAGTTATAGTTGTAGAGGATGATCCTGAACTAAGAGTCAATCAAGGTAGAATTATTTATAACAATGGAACCAGTAAAATAATTGATATTTATACTATAGTCCATAGATAGAAAGGAGTATTTAGATACTAAATAATATCGTATATTAAAAAAGATATTTTATATGAAAGGAGAAGAAATATGAAGGAGGAAGTTAAGCAAGAATTTATAAAAGCTTATGATGAATTAATAAAAGCATGGGATAAATTAAGCAATATTACGTGTGGCGATGGAGATTGTAAAGAATGTCCAATAGACAAAGAAAAAAATGTACCTTGTCAACTTGGATATAACTTTTTCAATAATGAATGGAGTAATAAAATATGAAAGTGAAGTATAAAGATTGTGATATTGAGGCAGTACGTGAAAAATCTATATCGGGTAATAAGTTAATTTTCTTCAGTATTTTTGATAATGGATTTGAAATTAATTCTGGATTTAGTGAAGGAGAAGACACTTTAAAAGATTTTATATATGGTTTAGAAAATGAAGTTGATGATTATAGAAATTTAAAAGAAAGTGGGGATTAGTTTATGGATGCTAATAAAGTACAAAGATTAAAAAATGATATAGATGGATATATAGGAAATGTATTATATAAAGAAAATAAATTAAGCAAAGAAGAACTAAAAGATGAATTAAGGTGTGTCTGTGAGTATATGATGGCTTTATGTGATTTATTATGTGATAAAAAAATAGAGAGTAAATTTTTAGGGATAGCTCCTTATATTAACGAAAATAAATTAATTTAAAAAGATGAATTTATTAGAATTATGAAAGGAGAGGTTGTAAATGTTTTTCAATAGATGTGATAAATGCCCAACAGTTGAAATACAGAGAACAACAATTAAATCGTTAGAAGAAAAACTATCAAAAATGAAAGAGCATTATAGAGAAGACATAAAAGTTTTAAATCGCCAAATATGTCTTGAAAGAGATGAATATGAAAAAAGTAATTTTACAATTAAGGATGTTGATAGTAGAAGGAATATGATTGATCCTTATGAATTTGAAACTTTTACAAGATATGAATGTCCAACCCAAAAAGAAAGAGTAAGCAGAAGACCTACTTTCTATCAGAATTATTTTAAGATTTAAAACAGCTATTCTATTACGAAGGGAGAGGGTAAAGATGTTTGAATCATATCATAAAAGACAACAGATCCGTCAATGTGAAGATATTCTTGAAATACTTACACACGAACTAAAAGTAGCAAACGATCACATGGAAATATATAAAAAATGTAAAGACAATCTTTTAAAGAATGATACTTGTTTAGAAAATATGGAAGCTGTGTTTCTAAAAGAAGTTGATAAATTACAGACGCAGTTTTACAAACAAAATGAATATCTCAAACGAGATAAAGGAAAGGAGAAATTATGATATTAAAAGGCAAAGACACAATTAATGACACCGTTGATTTAGAAGTATTATTTACGGTTGGTAAGGAGTATTGCTTTAATCCTGTGGATAATAAATACACTAGATATAACGGATTTGTAGGATGGATAATAGATGATGAAACTTTTAAAAGGTGGTTATCGAAGGAATTTAAAGAAAAATATTTCGAGGAGGTAGAGTAAATGGCAATTAATATGATGTGTACAAATAGCTCATGCGAAAATTATTGGGAAGATAATTGTACTAAAAATATTAATGAAGAAAGAATTGAAATTAACGCTAGTGGACAATGTGAGACTTTCAAGCAAGGCGTAAGTAAATGGTACGAAGAAGCTGAAAAAGTGAATGGAGAAATATTATGACAAAATTAAGTAAAAAGAAATGTTCTATGTGTGGTAAGAAACTAAATCCTAATAATCAAGTCAGTAGTGGCGAGAACAATTTCTGTGATATCTTCTGCCTAGATTGGTTTAAATCAACTTATGAAAATAAAAAGGAAGAGAGGGAATAGATAATGGGTAAATTTATAGACTTAACTGGGAAAAGATTTGGGAAATTAGTTGTAATAGGTAGAGCAGAAAACTATGTTGCCCCACTTGGACATATAACTCCTCAATGGTATTGCAATTGTGATTGTGGGACGAAGAATATTATAATCATAAGGAATAGCTTAAAATCAGGTAATACAACAAGTTGTGGATGTGCCAGAAGAGAAATATGTTCAGCTATAGGTAAAATGTCATCTAAACAAAATAAATATGATTTAGATGGAACCTATGGAATTGGATATACTCTCAAGAATCAACCTTTTTATTTTGATTTGGAGGATTATGATAAAATAAAAGGTTATTGTTGGGGCTATGATAAAAATATGTATGTAAAGGCTAGGAATGGCAATAAGACAATAAAGATGCACAGATTAGTAATGAATGCAAAACAAGAATGTGATGTAGACCATATATATCATATTACTTACGATAATAGAAAAGATAAACTTAGAATTGTAACAGATAGTCAAAACGAAATGAACTCAATAACTCCTAAAAATAATTCAAGTGGAACAAAAGGAGTTAGTTGGGATAAGAAAAGTCAAGAGTGGCATTCTAGTATAATGACAAGAGGGGACAGGCTACATAAATTCTTTAAAAATAAAGAAGATGCAATTGAATGGAGAAAAAAGAAGGAAATCGAATTACATGGAGATTATGCCATTAAAGATATACCTATATTAAATAATATCATAAAGATGGTGAACATATGAAAAAGGATTGGCAGATAATAAATCCTAGTCCGAAGGGAAATCTTATTCAACTACTTTTAGAGGGAAGGAACATAAAAGATCCAGTCCATTTCCTTCAACCTTTAGAATCTGATATGTTACCCTATGAGGATTTGTCTGATATTAAAGAAGCTGCTGACTTAGTTCTCAAGGCAATCGAAGAGGGATGGTATATTCATATTCTTGCAGATGTAGATTTAGACGGTGTAGCTTCAAACAGTATGCTTTATAGATACCTAACTGGTTTTACCAATAGAGTTACATGGTCAATTAACGTAGGTAAAAAACATGGATTAAATATGAAAGACTTACCTTCTTATATTGGAAAATACCAATTAGTAATTGCTGTAGATTCATCTAGTGATAGTTGTGCTGAACAGAAATACTTAATTGACAATGGTATTCAAGTTATAGTATTAGATCATCATCCTATAAAAAAGAAAGGAACTGCAATAATTGTAAACTCACAGTTAAACGGATATAAAAATCCTGCACTTGCTGGTTCCGGTGTAACCTTTAAATTTATTAAGTATTTAGATTTCTTACAAGGTACTACGGGAGCTGAAGAGTTTTATGACTTAGCTGCATCAGGAATTATAGGAGATATGCAAGATGTATCAGAAGACAGTCCAGAAAACAGATATATTTGTTCAATGGGATTTAGTCATCTAATTAATCCAGGACTTAAAGAGCTGGTAGGTAAATACACATTCAATGGGACTTGTATTTCATTTTCTATAGCACCAATGATTAATGCCGGTGTCCGTACTAAACATGGAGAATTATCAGCACAGTTGTTATTAGAGGATGATAAGAAAAAAGTAAAAAAAATAATAGTAGAACTTACAGAATTGAAAGAAATTCAAAATATCCAAAAGGAAAGATTAGTAGAGGAATTAGAAATCGAAATTAAAGAAAAAAATATGATAAATGATAAAGTTATGGGATTTTTAATATCTAATAGAGATGGTGCAATGGAAGCAGATATTACAGGCCTTGTAGGAAATGTTTTATCAGCAAAGTATGATTGCTTGGTTATAATAGTTCATCCTACTGAGAAGGAAGGAGTCCTCAAAGGAAGTATTCGTGGAAATGGAATTCCTGACTTTAAAGAGTTTGTATCTGATACTAAACTTGTTATTTTCTGTGAAGGCCATCCTGGAGCAGCAGGTATATCGCTATATGAATCTAAATGGAGTGAATTAATAACTACTTTAAATAAACAACTAGAGGGTACAGAGCTGACAATAACAAGTAATGCTGATATGATCTTAAAACCAAAAGAGCTAACAATGCCATTGATTAAAAAGATTGAGTTCATAAATATGATCTCAGGCAAAGGCTTTTCACCAATAAATATTGTAATAGAAGGATTAGAAGCTACCGGAATTACCACAATGAAAAAAGTACATTCAAAATTCGTAGCAGATTCGATTGAGTTTATCCAATGGAACAGTGATCTCAGTGAGAGATTGAAGTGTGGTACTGGAATTTACAAAACTATTAATGTAGTAGGTACTCCAGGAATATCTAACTTTATGGGAAAGACAGCAAGACAAATTATTATTAAGGATACTATTATAGAAAATCATTTAGAGTTCTTTCGTTAAATTAAATAATATTATAGGAGGTTAATATGGAATTAGAAAAGGGTATGATGTTTGATGAAATAGTTAGTTGGGCTGTAAAACGTATGAACGATAGGATTACTGATAGTGTAATGAACTCTCTTATAAATAGTTTCGCTGAAATCAAAATTCCTATTGATAGTTATTCTCAAAATAAGTTAATGAGTACTGTTTTAGAAGATGTTGTAAAAGGTAAGAGAATCAATACAAAGTTAAATATAATCTAATCAAAAGTATCTTTTATACGAAAGGACTGGTCGTTATCGAAGACATAGAATTAATAAATGGAGAATGTTTAGAAGAAATGGAGAAACTTATCCAACAAGGCATAAAAGCTAAGTTAATTTTAACTGATATTCCTTATGGTACAACAAAATGTAAATGGGATGCTGTAATACCTTTAGATATAATGTGGGACAGAATAAATGCTATGAGTTATGATAATACACCTGCAGTATTATTTGCACAGACACCATTTGATAAAGTACTAGGTTGTAGTAATTTACAGAATTTAAAGTATGAATGGATATGGGAAAAGACTGCAGCAACTGGTTTTCAAAATGCAAAGAAAATGCCAATGAAAGCACATGAGAATATTTTGGTATTCTATAAGAAGCTTCCCACTTATAATTTTCAAAAGACTGCAGGGCACGAAAGAAAAATTAGTAAGGCAGAATCTAAAGTTAATTGTAAAGATAGTGATTGCTATAATGCAAATACTCAGCTAACTACTTATGATAGTACCGAAAGATATCCTAGAGATGTACAATTATTTAAGAGTGATAAACAAACTTGTAATTTACATCCGACACAGAAGCCATTAGCTTTAATGGAATATTTAATTAAGACTTATACAAATGAAAGAGATTTAGTCTTAGATTTTACTATGGGCTCAGGGACAACTGGATTAGCATGTAAAAATCTAAATAGAAAATTCATAGGCATTGAATTAGATAAGAAATATTTTGATATTGCAACTGAAAGAATTTCTTAAAATTACTTGCATAATAAATAGTATTGTAGTATTATAAGAGGGTAGACAAAATCTTAACCGAAAGGAGTGATGTATCAAATGTCAAAACATAGTTATGAAGATACCCTTATAGTAATAGCTGTTCTTGAAAAAGATGGTAAGACACCAAAGGATTCACATCAGTATAGAGTTGGTAAAATTGGAAAGATTCAAAATCTAAATGTTAGTACACCTATGTTCTTTGAATATTCAGATGGACATGGAACTCTTATGACTAGCAACGTTGAAAACTTTGAAGAAACGAACAATGGTGTAACGGTAACTACTAGAAATGCAATTTATCAGCTAAAAGACTTCAACGAGTAGACATCTTATAAAATTTTAGTTTTATATTAAATAATATTATATTGAAAGGAGAAAAGGTTTATGAAAGGTAAAAAATTATCAATGGAGGAAGTTCTACAATTAGAGGATGGTACAAAGGTAGTCTTAGATACTGATGATAAATCTAACATCTTAGGTGTGAAAACTGGTTCGGATTTAATCACAGAAGAGGGTAGTTACTATAACGTAAATAAAACTACATGGGAAATATTTAATAGACAGGCATATGATTATGAGGAGGAGATTATATTGAAACATAAAGTTGGAGATCAAGTAAGAATCAAAGAGGATTTGATACAAGGTTATGTAGACGGAACTGATTATGATATTTTTATTAATGGAGAAATGATAAGCCTTGGCGGTAAAGTAGCTAAAATTACAAGACTACTTACAACTAAATATGATTATGCACTAGATATAGATGAAGGAAGATACTCTTGGAGCGAAGAGATGATAGAAGATTATGAGGAGGTCGTTACAATGAAAGAATTAAAGGGTTGGGAAGTTCTTAAAATGATTGACAGAAAAGAGTTGAAGGAAGGAGATAAATTACTCGGAGATAATGGAATGACTTATCTCGTAAAGGATCATATGGCTGGAAATTTAGCATTAGGATATATGAATGAAGAAGGTTATCCTGTATCTCCAGCGTTACAAATTAGAACCTTTACTGTATTGAAATTTGAACCTATACCAGTTCCTTTCATGGAAGCAGCTCAAGCCAAGCAAGATGGTAAAGATATTTATTGTATAATCGGTAGTAGCAGATATGATTTTAAAGTTAACGGAGCTGGAGTTCTTATTGATGAAGATGGTTCAGTAAACATGAAACAAATTTTAGAAGGCAAATGGTATATTAAATAGTATTGTATAAGGAGGACTTATTGTGAATAAAAGAGTATGTAAAGTATTAAAAAATAATGACTGGATAGAGATTGAATTTAAAGATCTAAAAGAAAATGACATCTTCAAGCTACAGGATTATGGAGAAGTAATATATCAAGATGGAACAAAGAAAGATGTAGCTTTATGTGATGCTTATATAAATGAAAATGGTATATGGTCTGTAGAAGTTTAATTTAAAATGAAAATTTTAATAGAAAGGAGATTGTCAGTAAATGACTAAGAAATGTGAACACAAATTTAAACCATACGCAACTATAAATTATACTGTTTATATAAGTGAATATGATGATGGTAGTTATGGATGGATATTTCAAGATAAGATTTATGAATGTGAGGATTGTTACGCAAAAAGAATAGTGACAAGAGCATGTGAGACATCTAATAGAGAACCTTTGTGGGTTGGTATGGCAGAAGGTAAAGTTATTGTTAATATAGTTAACTCAGAGATTTGGACGCTATTAAAAGAGAGAAAATTAGATAATCCAGAATATCCAGAAATTAATTTAGATGATTTAACAAGAGATGGTAAAACTGTAATCTATGACAAAATATTAAAATATTAAAATTATCTAACTTAAAATCTCAATTTTAAAAGAAGGGAGAAATAAGTAATGTTTAAAACATATTCAGATTATTTTGTTTTATACTCAACGATAGGAAGAGGTAAATACGGTACTTATAGAGGAGAAGAGACTGATGATATTGCTTTTGCTAAACCATTTAAAAGTAAGGAAGAAGCAAAACAATTTAGAGAAAGATGTTTTAGTCTACATTCTTTTGATGTTGTATCTATTTCTGCACAGTATGATTTTTAAAATTTATAATTCAGGAAAGGAAACATATCATGTTCAAGAAATTTTTTAAGAAGTTAGAAAATGATTATTGGAAAGATAAGAAATGTACTACTAGATGTACAGATAATATTGATGGATTATGTTGCAATGTTCATCTGTGCATGGCTAGAAACTGTAACAATAAAAATATCAGAATAGGTAGGTAATTTAACATTTAATATAAAACTTAATTTTTATTAGACATAATGGGAGGTATTTATGAAAGTAATTAAAAAGAATGGTTTACAAGAGGATTTCGATTTCTCTAAAATACTTAAAGCCGTACAGAAATCTGCTGACAGAGTGGGCAAAGTAATAGGCAAAGATTTTACGTCTGCGAGGTTATATTTAGAGATTAAATCAATAATGGAAGACAAACAAGTAAAAATAGCAACCGTAGCTGAAATACATGAGATAGTACAAGTTGCTTTATATCGTATAGACAACGATGTATTTAAAGAATATCAAAGTTATAGGGATTATAAAAAGAGATTTACAAACGTATTTAATGATCTTGTAGAAGATAGTAACCGGATAGTGTATTCAGGAGATAAAGAAAATGCTAATAAAAATAGTCTCTTGGTAAGCACTAAAAAAGGATTATTAGTTAATGAATTATCAAAGCAAATAATGCTTGAATATGAACTTCCTAAAGTCTTGGCTCAAGCACATAAAGATGGAGATATATATTATCATGATTTAGGAGATAGATTATTTAATGGAATTAATTGTAATCTATTTGATATGGCTAATCTCTTGAAGGATGGATTTGAGTTAAATGGTATTCAGTATACAGAACCTACAAGTGCTGAATCATTTATGAGAGTATTCTCAGATATTATCCTGGAAGCAAGCTCACAGCAATATGGTGGATTTACTATTGCTCAGATAGATGATGTTGGGGAACCTTATGTTAAGAAGGCTTTAATAAAATCTAAGAAATACTATACAGAGCAGCTTAATGGTCTTATATCGGAAGAAAAGATTATTGACTTAGCTGAAAAGTATGTAGAGAGGGCATTAGAACAAGGATTTCAGGCCGTAGAAACAAGATTAAACACAATTAGTAACAGTAACACTCAAACTCCTTTCGTTGATATGACCTTTGGGTTAAATACTACAAAAGAAGGGCGAATGATTTCTAAAGCAATTTTAGACAATAGAATAACCGGATTAGGTAGACAACACCTTACTCCAGTTTTCCCAAAACTTGTATTTCTACATAGAGATGGAATCAACGGACAAGAAGGAGATCCTAACTATGATTTATATGAGTTATCAGTTAATTGCATGATGACAAGAATGTATCCTGACCAACTTTCATTAGATGCTGGATATCTAGGAAAAATGTTTGACAAGTATGGATTAGCAGTATCACCTATGGGATGTAGAGCTTTCCTTAGTCCTTGGTATGTAAAGGGTGGTATAAATCCATTAGATGAAACTGATGTACCTATATTCATTGGTAGAGCTAACTGTGGAGCTGTCACATTAAATACAGTTAGATATGCCATAGAAGCTAAAGGTGACGAGAAGATTTATTTTGAATTATTAGAAAAGAATTTTAACTTAGCAACTCAAGTACATCTATGGACTTATGAAAAATTAAAAGATGTTAAAGCTTCATCAAATCCACTATTCTTTTGTGAAGGTGGCTGTCATATCAAATTAGATTCTAATGATACAATCGAAGCTGCTATAAAAACATTCACTTGGAGCTATGGTTATATAGGATTAGACGAAGCGAGTTATTCTATGACCGGAAAACATATACATGAGGACAACAGTTTTGCTATTAAAGTCCTTACAAGGATAGAAGAATTAAAAAATAAAGCAATTAAGGAATATGATTTATTATTTGCTATTTATGGTACTCCGGCTGAAGGTCTTTGTTACAAAATGCTAGATAAAGACAAAGAAAAATATGGAGAAATTCCAGGTGTAACAGATAAGAAATATTATATGAATAGTTTTCATGTAGATGTAAAAGCTCATATAAATCCGATCCAGAAACAAGATATAGAACTTCCAATGTTTAATTTATCTATCGGTGGTAGAATCCATTATTCAGAGTTTCCAACTACAAAGAATAAAAAAGCTATAAAGCAAATTATAGATGAAGGAATGAAGAAGGGATTATATGAAGGTATAAATCTTGAGTTAGATAATTGTGATGACTGCTACGCTGAAGGTGAATTTAAAGATGGAGTTTGTCCTAAATGCGGAAGTACAAATATAACTGAAATTGATAGAGTTTGTGGCTATCTAGGATATAAGAAACTCAAAGGAGATACAAGGTTCAATGTTGGTAAAGTAGCTGAAACAGATGATAGAGTAGATCATTTTGATTTTGAGGTAGAAATATGAAAATAACATCTATTAAGGATTTTGATATAAATAATGGAGAAGGAGTTAGAGTTAGTCTTTGGGTAAGTGGATGTCATTTTCATTGTGATGGCTGTCATGGTGAAGCATACTGGGAAACTAGTTCAGGTAAAGACTTTTCAGAAGATCATATAGATAAGATTATCAAGTTGCTGGAAAAAGATATCAGTAAAGATTTATCAATATTAGGTGGGGAGCCACTGGAGCCTTACAATATTCTTGGAGTTACTGAACTTTGTAAAATAATCAAAGAGGAATATCCCAGTAAAACAATTTGGGTATGGACGGGGAATATATTTGAGAATATTAAAGGTTTCGATGTTCTTAATTATGTTGATGTTTTGATTGATGGTCAATTTGTAAAATCTCTATATGACGAGAAATTAATGTGGAGAGGGAGTTCTAATCAGAGAGTCATAGACTGTAAAGAAAGTTTAAAACAAAATAAAGTTATTCTTTATACTAAATAGTATTGTAATATGGGCTGACAAATCCTACTGTCGTGAGGAGAAAAGGAAATATGAATATATTAAATGGAGAAAATGGAGAAATTACAGGAGAAGGATTTATAGGAAATTATAAAGGTACCCCAGTTATTAGAATTTATTTTGCAAAATTAAAGAGAGAAGCGATTATGCCTTCTAAAGAGGATGAAAACATGGCTTATGATATTTATGCGTGTTTTGATGAAGACGAAATATATATACAACCAGGAGAAATCAAACTTATTCCAACAGGTATTATGTCAGCGTGTTCTGAGGATTATGGATTCATACTTAAAGAGAGAGGTTCGACTGGAACAAAAGGAATGTCTCAACGTTGCGGGGTCATAGATAGTGGCTATAGAGGGGAATGGTTCATTCCTATTAATAACACTACAAATAAGTCCATCATCATAACTAAAGATATTATAACGACACAAAGTCATTATGCTGAAGGAATTGTAACAATATATCCTGATACAAAAGCGATATGTCAGGCGTTATTAATACCAGTTCCTAAAACAGAGGTAGTAGAGATGACGGTAACTGAAATGAAAAGAATTCCATCTAAAAGAGGTATGAGACATCTTGGAAGTTCAGGTAAATAACTATCTTAAAATCGGGTTTTTATAATAACAAAAATTTAGAGGAGGTCGTTATAAATGTCGGTAAATGATACACCATGCGATTGTTGTGGAGAAGCAGTATATGAGGAATATGTAGCTAGTTGTTCTAAATGTGGGCATAGTCTATGCACTAGTTGCCTGATAAATGATGATTTAGATTCAAGGTACGCTTATGAATACAAAGTTAAATTTGATGGTACGAAAGAACAGAAGGAATATTATGGGATACATGCCAAAGGAGAAGGAACTGGATATGGTTATGAAATAGGAGATATCATTGATGATGTAGGCATTGATTCAAAGTACTGTCCTTTCTGTAGTGGCACGGAAGTTCACAATGATGACTTACTAGATTTTGCACTAGATAAATATTTAAACATGTCAAAGGAAGAATTAACAGAAGCTTATCAAAAATCTAAAGGAGGTCAAGTTTAATGAGTGTAGACTTTTTCGATTGTGAAGTGTGTGGAGAATCAGTTTGTGAATGTGGTGATTTTGAAAGGTGCGAATGTGGCAGAAAATGGTGTTCTTTAGAATGTGCTCAAACAGATGGATACGAAGAAGAACATTGTAAATTAGGGTATGAGGATAATGAAGCTTGTGAACAAGAATGTTGGGAATGTGAGAGTAACCAAGAACGATCTTGCAAATATTGTAGAGAAGATGACTTCGAAGATGATACATTATTAAAATTTGCATTGGAACGATTAGGTATAAGTAGAGAGAAATTAATAGAAAATTACAAATTATCTAAAGGAGGATTATAAATTATGGAAGAAAATACACAATTATCAGAATTATTTGCTCAGTTATTCCCAGACGAAGAGGATCAAAGAGAGGCTAGTCAATACTCATTTCAAACCGAGGGTGAAATTGATAATGCAATAGAATTAGTTAAGGATCTCGAAGTAGAAAAAGAAAGACTTAATTCTTTATATAAAGAAAAAGTTGAAATGCTTAAATTCATGAGGGATTCAAAAGTTCTAGGGATAGAAAATAAGATACAATGGCAGTTATTCAATATCAAAAATACTGTCAAGGCTGCTGGAGATGCTAATGAAACTAAAACACAGTTTAAAAAGACGTATCTTGCAGGCGATGTAATTATTAAAAAATCCGCTATTAAATTAATCAAACCTGAACTTACGTCAGAACAGATTCTAGCCAACTTCCCAACTTATGCAAAAACAGAAACGGTAATTACGCTGGACTGGTTGAATCTGAAGAAAATAGTTAAAATAATTGACGGAGAACCAATTAACTCTGTGAATGGAATGAATCTATCCACAATAATTTCAACAGAATCAACTTCTGAAATAGTCAGCGTTAAATAAAAAGGAGAATTAGAATCATGGGAAGACCGATTATTGATTTAAAAGATATGATATTTGGGAGATTAACTGTTATTAAAAGAGTGTCAGTTAATAAATTTGGGACTGCAATGTGGCAATGTGATTGTAGTTGTGGAAATAAAAATATCATAGTTGCTGGGAATTCATTAAAATCTGGAAATTCTAAATCTTGTGGTTGCCTTCGAAAAAAGTTATTATTCAAAAGAAATAAAAAATACAACACGTATGATTTATCTGGAGAATATGGAATTGGTTACACTTTAAAAGAACAACCTTTCTATTTTGATTTAGAAGATTATGACAAGATTAAAAGTTATTGTTGGGGTTATGACGAGCATCAATATATCAGAACAACCATAACTTCACAAATTTCTAAAACTCGAACCACTTTATCAATGCATAGGTTGATAACAAATGCAAAAGAAGATGAAGCTGTAGACCATATTTATCATAAAACAATTGACAATAGGAAATCGGAATTAAGATTAGTCACTTCAAGTCAAAATGGTATGAATCAAATAATATCATCAAGAAATAAAAGTGGTGTAAAAGGTGTTTTATATGATAAAAAAGGAGATGGTTGGTATGCATCAATAAGAATAAACAGGAAAAGTATAACAAAATGGTTTAAAAATAAACAAGACGCAATTGATTGTAGAAAAACTTTAGAAGAAACATATCATGGGAAATATGCTCTAAAAGAAAAGGTTGATAATAAATAGTATTGTAATATAAAATTTGAATTTTAAATGAGAGATGAAATATTCTCTCTAAAATTATATGAAGGAGTGAAGGTATATGGTAGTAATAATAGGACATTCTGCAAGTGGTAAGGATACTTTAATGAATAAGGTAGTAGAGCTAACCAGTCTGAAACCAGTTGTCAGCTATACTACAAGACCTATGAGAGTAGGGGAAACTAATGGAGTTGAATATCAGTTTATAACGGAAGAGGAATTTAGTGAAAAAGATATGCATAATTGCTTTATAGAAACTAGTAACTATAGAGGATGGCATTATGGAATGGCAAAAGAAGATTGTGGAAATGACAGAATAGTCGTTGTTGATCCTTGTGGGTTTAGGAGTCTAAAAAGAGATGGAGTTAAAGTGATTTCTTTCTTTATAGAGGTTCCTGAACGTAAAAGATTATTAAGATTGATTGATAGAGGAGATGAAATTACAGAGCTATGCAGAAGGATTATATCAGATAGAGATACTTTTAGAGGCGTAGAATTTGAAGTTGATTTTACTATTAGAAATATAAGCAAGGATATTGCTGCAAATGAAATTATTCAAAATATGAAAACTAGGATGGTGGTATAAATGCCTAAATTGACCGTTGGAATAGACCTAGATCAAGTCCTTAATAATCTCAATAAGAAATGGTTTAAAGCTTATAATGAAAAATATAATGATGATATGAGAATGGAAGATGTGACGGCTTGGGGAATAACCGAATTTGTAAAACCTGAATGTGGTAATGATATCTATAGCTTTCTGGCTATCCCTGGGTTCTTTAGGGATTTAGAAATACAACCCAACGCACAAAAGGTAGTTGAATGGCTATGTGAATATTATGATGTCTATATTGTAAGTTCAGCTCATTACGGGGTTTGTGGGGATAAAGGAGCATGGCTGGCCGAATTCTTTCCGTGTATCCCATATCAAAATATAATCTTCTGTAACAATAAAAGCTTGGTTCATACTGACTTTTTAATCGATGACGGAATTCATAACTTAGAGACATTTCATGGTAGAGGATTATTATTTGATGCCATGCACAATCAAGATGAAACTAGATTTTTTAGATTGACAGGATGGTTAAAGGTCAAGGAATACTTTGAAAAGGAGTTATCTCAATAAATCTGTATCACTTTTTATAAACAATCTGTACTAATAATCAATAATATTGTAGAAAGGAGGGTTTGAATTATGAAAATAGATATGAGTAAAGGATATTTTAGTTTCCAACTTGAGGAGTCAGAACTAACATTTGCCTGTGTTACCAATGGAATAACTCAAGCAAAAGAACTCTATTTGCAGCATATATCAGAACAAATAGACAATGAGATTGATAGCAAAGTTAATAAACTAGCTAAAATAGAAAAAGATTTAATATAGAAATATAATTTTAAATGAAAGGAGTAAATATAAATGAGAGAGAAAACCATCAAAGAAATAGTAGAAGAGCTCAGTAAAGGAATGAGACCTAAACCCGTATCTGCTTTTGCCCCAGTTATCAAAAAGGAGGTTGAAACTGATAAGTATTCAGTAGACTTAACATTTGAAGAGGTAACTAGTTTAGCAGCTAAACGTATGGAGGCTAAACTATCTAAAAGGATATGGGGTGATATATTTAAAGAGTTCAATATTATAGCTACACTGGTACCCAAGAAATCAGAAGGTGTGAAACCAGATTATATATTTTTCTATCAAAATAACGATGCTGTGGAAAGACTACTTGAACTTTCACCTTTTAGATATGAAAAACCTATAGAAATAAGGAAAGGTAAGGATTCAGGATTTATAGAATATGAGCACTTCAGAGTTAGATGTATTCAACGTAATGTTATCTCTGAGAACCTGAGAGGGTACAGAACTTGGCAGATACTAATAGAAGGCTGCCTATATAATCAGCTCACACAGGAGCAAAAAGACTGTATATTGATGCCTATGATGTGTCCTTATCATGTTCTCGGTGGAAGAATAGTATCTGTATTGTAAATATTTTAAAAAACTATTGTATAATAAATAGTATTGTGTTATATTAGATGGGAGGTGAGAAATCACTTCCTTACAATTCTATCAAGGAGGTAGTAATGTTTAAAGAAATTCAGAAACAGACATTTGATAAATCACAAATCAATGCTTGGACTTGTATGCTTCGCGAAATATGGAAAGATGATATCGAAACCATAACGAGAAAGCTAACAATACAAGCTAGAGATAAGTTTATTTGGACAGAAGGAATTGCAGAGTACATAGAATTAGAAGTTAGTAAAATATTAAATTAAGGAGGTGTTATTATGAGTGATATTAGAATCGGGTACATTGGTAAGGTCGATGGAAACAAAGTTTTCTTTGATGGCATATGCTTCACAACTGAGATTAATGGCAAGACTTTAGCAATTGATTATGACGTAATACATTATTCAAGAAAATCAAAGTAAGTCATAATAAATAATATTAGAGAGGAGAAATCAAAATGATAATGGCATTTATATTTGGAATGTTTTGTGGTTCAATTTGCGGTTTTACAATTTGTGCATTAGTCAGTGCCAATGATAAACCTTGTTGTTCAAAGGTTATGGGAAACGATAATGTAGTTATTCAAAATAGTAAGGAGGATTAGTATGAAAATAATACAAGCAGCTAGAGGTGAGGGTAAAACTACAGAATTGGTAAAACGCTCAAGTAAGGAACGAAAATATATAGTTTGCAAGGATCAGCAGAGAGTTCGTGTTATCGAAGAAACTGCAAAGAGATTAAGATTATTTATACCATTCCCTATAACCGTAGCTGAATTACCATTGAGAGGGGTTTATATTAATAGTGTTCTAGTAGATGATATAGAGGATGTTCTTGAATATGTCATAGGAAAGAAAATAGACTTTGCTACTACATCTTGTGAAGTTGGGAAGTTATCTTAAAACTAAGATTTTAAAAGAATAAATTGAATGGAGTGGATTAAATGTTCTTTCTAAATTATAAACAGAAAGCAGAAAAGAATAAAAATAAAATCATTAAAAGAGATGTTAAAGCTATGAAAACTCAATGTATTAGAGAGTTTCGTAAAAGTATTAAAAAAGGATTTGAACTTACCTATGTAGATTTTTGCTTTATTGTGACTCGTGATTTTGAAAGTGAGATTTCTGATATTGTATTAAAGGAATTGCAGCAAGAACATAAAGACATTGAATTTTCATTTAGCTGGAGACATTGCAATAATAGCTACAAAGGTATAAAGATGATTGCACTTTAAAACATCATTTCTAATAGAAGGGAGAAAGTTATGAACAAAGTAGTAAAAGAAAAGAAGAAGTTGAGATTAGTTGGACATAAATCACTTACTAAACAAGATTATTTATTTTGTAAAAAATACCCGAGATTATTTTGCTATTGTACTTCAGAAGGGATATCAAGAAGAATTGTAGATAAAGCCTATAAGAAAATAGCAAGACTTGGATATGACAAAGATACGTTTGAAAATATGTTCAAAATAGTAGGAGCCTTAGAAAATAAAAAATATAATTCCGCTAGGGGAAGTTATGGTGAGTTCTATAGGAGGTTATTTAGAAAACTTAATATCTGTGCAGGGGGAAGTAAACATGAAACTATTTAGAAAACTATTTGGATATTGTTGGCATTGCGGAAGATGGTTTGTTTATCCTAAAAGAAGAAGAATGAGCTCAGATTATTCAGATGAAGAAAGCAATTATTGCACAGAGTGTTCTGATTGCAATGAGCAAACTGAGAGGTATTGGGAGAATATGTGGGATGACTACAATTCAGGAAGAGGGTAGCGTATGGAAGACACATACAAATACATCCATAATCAAGTAATAAGTGGTACAAGAGAAGTATTAAAGAACAATAAGATAAAGTTAAACCCTGTAGAAACTGAGGAACTAATAGAAATATTAACCGAGGGATTTGTTAAACAGAATTTAGCTATATATGACTTATTTGCAGCTCCAAGAATGATTTAAGGAGGTTTAGTATAAATGAAATGGCCTGTATTGATTCTATTATTCGCTTGGATAGTTTTACTAGCATGTGTTTACTCAGATGAAGATGCGAGAAGGTTATTTATCAGAAAAATTATCATACTAAATAGTATTATTATAAGGAGGAAGAGTTAATGCAATTAATTGGAACATATTTAAAATATACTTATGAAATTGAAAGTGAATATAAGCTAGGAGATAAGGTGGAATTCACAGACATTGTCCCTAAATTAAAAGGACAATCAGGAATAATAATGGGAATAGTTAGCTTAAAAGATTTTACTCAATATATCGTTCAGTTTAATTTTAAGATTCTAGGTGGGATAGCAAAATGTTGTCTAGCTGAAATGCCTATTGAAACAAGAATATTTTCTAGTGACGAAATAAAAGAAAGAGAGTAGCAAATATACAAGCAAGATATCTACTACTCTCAAAAAGCAACTACGGAATATTATATTAATAGTATGGCCAAAATAAATCAAAAATATACAACATGAAGGAGAAATGTAAAATGAACAAAATCAAAGCATCTTATGTAATCGAAAGTGAAATTAATGGTATAGAATTGTTAAAACAAATAGAAAAAGTAGGTAGAACTTGTTATAAATCTGAAGGTAATATAACTGAGGATTCTGCTATCAAATTCGTTGCAGGATTAGTTACCAGAGGGCATTTAGCAATGATAGAACATAATAGCATTACCGTAAGATTTATCTGCGACAGAGGCGTATCACATGAGATAGTAAGACATAGATTAGCAAGCTTCGGACAAGAAAGTACTAGATATTGTAATTATTCTAATGATAAATTCAGCAATGAAATCAATGTTATAGATATTGAAAAAGGTATTAAGTTAGACACCAAAATGAATAAGCTTGATTTTATGACATTATCGAAGGTCTTGGATGAATGGACTACTGCTATGACCGATGCTGAAAGACATTACCTTAAACTAATTGAACTAGGAGCTACCCCACAAATAGCTAGAGATGTATTACCTAATAGTTTAAAAACAGAAATTGTTGTCACTATGAATCTTCGGGAATGGATGCATTTCTTTTTATTAAGAGCAGACAAGCCAGCTCATCCCCAAATGAGAGAATTGGCTGTGCCTTTATTAAAAGAATTTCATGAGCTTATACCTGTAATATTCGATGATCTATATAACAAGCTTATACTAAATAATATTGTGAAAGAGGAGATATAAATTATGAATAGTGATTTAACAAAGGAACAACTAGAGGAATTAACAGAAACAATTAAAAATAGTCAGCCGGTTCCTGTGTCAGCACGGATGACACAAACGGGTTTTGACTTTATCGTTAAGCAAAGCATGATTGCTAATAAAGAAAGATATCGTGCAGAGCATGGTATTCAAATAGTTGGAAGGAAATCTGTGTTAAGTAAATATGAATGCCGATTAATCATGAGTGATAACACAAGCAAGATTATAAATTTGAGAGAGAAGGCATAAGCATGGGTAATTTAATTTTTAACTTAGGATTTGACATATTATTTTTAATATTTTCAATTAGTGACTATAAGGAGAAGAAAAGTAAAGCAAGTATATTTTTTATAGTAGCTTGGATTGTGTTTATTATAATCACAGCGTGTAAGATTTTATCAACTATATTTTAAAAGATAGATTTTAAGATAATTTAAGGAGGCGTAAAGGTGGATAATGAGAAACAAGAATTTCAATTAGGCGATGTTGCTTATATGATAGATGAGGACTATAGGTTTTTTGAAAGTGAAGTATATCGAATTGAATTAAAAGATGGTAAATACTACTATGATACACATGATATAGATTACGAACTTAAAGATATTGGAGACTGGGTATTTACATCAGAATTATATAAAGAATTGCGTTTTGGTGCAATGATGTAGTTAATGAGAATGTTATGACATAGAATGCAGTTTTTATATGAATTTAAGGAGGTGATTATGGATGATGGAATCTAGGATTAAAGTAAGTATCAGTGAAACAAAACAAGATATTAAAAGGCCACATTGTCATTCAATGATATTTGGAAAGAGTTTAATATTATCACAAGAAGCTATAAATAAAATGGAAACATACATGAAAGAAGTTATATCAGAAGATTTAGGCAACACAGTTGAAAATTTAAATATATTTCTATATTAAAAACAGAATTTTAAAACAAAGACATAATAAATAGTATTGTGAAAGGAGAATATATAAATGGTCAATTTTGGTAAACAGTTTGAAAATGCGTTCAAGGAATCTGTGCCATCTAATATGTATTATTTAAGACTTAAGGATAGTCCTTCAAGTTTTGGGACAAATGTAGCCACTAGATTTACTTTAAATCAACCCTTTGATTGTCTAGTATATGCTAGTCCAAACTTATTTCCTTTTGAATTGAAGAGTACAAAATCTACGTCATTTAGTTTTAAAGGTACTACTCCAATGATTAAATCCAATCAAATCAAAGGCCTTTCAGAAGCTTCTAAAACAGATGGAGTTATAGCTGGATTTATCTTCAATTTTAGAGAACCAACAAATAGAGCATATTTTTTACATATTGAGAATTTTAATAAATTTGTAGAAGGTACAACAAAATCTAGTATTAATGAAAAGGATATTCTTGCTGCTGGAGCTGTGGAAATTATGTCCAAGCTTAAGAAGGTAAAATATTCTTATATGATAAAAGATTTCATTGAAAAATTAAAACTAACTAAGGAGGAAAATAATGATTGAATATATTGGAGTAGGCAAAATCCCTATTAGAAACTATTTAATAAATTTGGACAGGCGTTGTTATAGTCCAGATTTAGTAATTGAATATACAAAAGATATTTACGGAGTAGATATATCTGAAGAAATAAAGGACGAGGCTTTATATTGGAGCTATAAAGATATAAATGTCTATGATTTATTTAATGAAAAATTCCCAGTTAAAATTGTGGATGACGGAACTAGAGAATATTTCAATAAAACTGGAAGGAATAGATATTATAAATTCTACAGCAAATATAAAGAGAATGATGGCTACTGGGATTTGCCTATGGATTGGTCGGCTAAGGCGGATGTAACTCACCATATATTTCCCATAGTTTTTGGTGGAAATAGTAACCCTATGAATTTGCTTCCAGTCACCGACCTAAATCACAAATTGCTTCATGAAAACTCAGTTGAAGAAAAGAGAGAATGTTGTTTTATGGCTGTAGATTATTTATCTTATTTACATAGTCTTGATAGTATCAAGGATCTAAATGAAAAATATAATATAATTCAATATAAAGATATGGATTCATCTTTTAGATATGATTTTATGAGCTCAATATTTGAGAAAGAAATGAAGGATTTTTATAAGAAATTAAAAGAGGGTAATTAAAGACTCTCTTTCTTCATAATTATAAATAAGCAATATAGAGGAGGATATTATGCAAACAATTACACATAAATATGGATTTGAGGTTATAACTAATTGTCCAGATTATAAACCTGAAGATGAAAAAAAAATAAATGAAAGAATACTTCAAAAATTATATGAAATCATATTCAATGACAACGAAAATAGTTGACATAAAAGTAAAACGATATATAATAATACTTAAGATAAAAAATAAATGAACGAAGGGTGATAAATATGTCCATAGCTATTTACGCAAGACAATCTGTTGATAAGAAAGATAGTATATCTATTGAGAGTCAAATTGATTCTTGTAAGAGAGAAGTTATAGATGGTGAAATCAAGATATACATAGATAAAGGTTTCTCTGGAAAGAATACAGACCGTCCTAAATTTAAAGAAATGGAAAAAGACATAAAAGAAGGACTTATAACCAAAGTTATAGTATATAAACTTGACAGAATAAGTAGAAATCTTTTGGACTTTTCTAATATCATAGAATACTATAAAAAGTACGAAGTTGGTTTTCTCAGTTGTAATGAAAAATTTGATACTTCCACTCCTATGGGAAATGCCATGCTGTCTATTTGCATGGTTTTTGCTCAGTTAGAGCGTGAGACGATACAAAAAAGAGTAAGGGATAATTACTATGCCAGGGGAGCTAAAGGGTTATATATGGGAGGAAGGGCGCCCTATGGTTATATAAAAATAGAAACAAAAGTCAATGGTAAAAAAACTTATACCTTTGAAAATGACAACACTAAACTCATATCATTATTAGAAATGTATGAACTTTATTCTAGTACTGATATGAGTTTGGGGAAGGTTAGTGATCATTTAAATACTGAAGGTATTTTAGCAGCAGAAGGAGGAGCATGGGATTCTTGTAAAATAAGCAGAATCCTAAGAAGTCCTGCTTATGTAATGGGAGATGCCGATGTATATTCCTATTATAAAAACAAAGGTTGCAATATAGTCAATGATGTAACTGAATTCGTAGGAATCAATGGACTATATTTATATGGCAAGCGAGAATCTAATGAAAGGAAATATACTAAGGTAACTGATCATACATTGTCTATAGCTTTGCATGAGGGTGTTGTAGATTCTTCCACTTGGTTGGCTTGTCAATATAAACTAGATGCTAATAAGCAAATCAAAAATGCAGGAAAAGGAAAACACAGTTGGCTAAGTGGACTTATTAAATGTGGAACTTGTGGATACACAGTGACTGTAGTTGTATCGAGAGATAAACGATATCTTAGCTGTAGGGGTAAAAGTAATTTAAAAATATGTGACGGATTTAAAACAACTATGTATGCCGAAAATATAGAAAAAATTGTAAAGGAAGATATATTTGAGATAGTTGAAAAAATAAGAAATGATGATTTTCCTAAGCAAGAAATAGAGGATTCTCAAACAAACAAATCTAAAATACAAATTATCGAAATTGATAGACAAATTGAAAACTTAATATCTCAACTAGCAGAAGCGAGTAAGATCACAACTAAGTATGTGAATGAGAAAATAGAAAAATTAGATACTGAAAAAAATACTCTTATATCTGAAATAAGTAAAGTTGTAGTTAATAAACATAGAACACATTCAAAGGAAGATTTACTAAAAAGTGTTGATGCATGGGAGACACTATCTATGGAAGAAAAAAAGAAAATAGCATATTTCTTTATTGAAAAGGTGCGTGTGACTGATACTAGAGTTATAATTGATTGGAACGAAATATCGTTCTAATTTTTTTAAATTACTGTTGTATGTTTATATGTACACGAGATAGTTCACATATAAACATACAACTAGGCACGGAGCTAGTTGTATGATATAATAAGGTAGGTGGTGAGGTATGAATTTATTTAAGGGACTCATTAAATGTAAAAACTGTAATTCAAATTTCATAGGAAAATTAGAAGGAAAAACTTATAATTATATATGCTCAGGATACAAGAACAAAGGAGGGTCTAGCTACTGTCCCAGGAATGTAATTCACGAATCTGATATAGTAGCACTTGTGAATCTACATTGTCAAGATAGCTCTATAAGCTCGCATAAAAACGCAATTTTAATAGAATTAATTGATAAGATTGAAATTGACGGAGAAATGGTTACTATATATTATTCTGACGGAACTACCACAATATGGAATAGCCATAAACTGGAAGTTTAGGTCGAAAGGTTTTGCAAGAGGGGAGGATTATCCTCCTTTTATTTTACAAATTTAGTATTAACAAATTCTATCAAATCACTTACATTGCACTTGAAAAATTTGCATAAAATATCTAAATGCTCTTTTGGTATCATTTTAAAACTATCATTATAGTATGCAGATAATGTTGCCTGTCTAATTCCAGTTTCTTTGCTTAAGTCACGTTGTGATATCTTAATTTCAGCCATTTTCATATGTAGATTCATTTTAATCATTATGTTCACCTCAATGATTATATTATATACTATTATGATCATATATAAAAATGAAAAAATAAGGAGAATCTATCTCAAATTAATGAGTTTAGATTCTCCTATAAATTAAAGGTATATTAAAAATTATGTAGTATATACTATTATTACACGAGAGCGACCTTGATATGTATTTTCGCTCTATTGTAGTATTAAATAATGTTAAAGAATAGTTATTTCAGCTATTAATAAAGGGAACCTAGGAACTTCCTTTTATCTGACAATTTGAAAGCAGCAAAAAAAATAAGTCAACCGGAATAGAATTAATCTACTCTGATTGACTTATTTAAATGAAATAGGTTTAGAATTCTTATTTTATAATGGTCTATACCTCCCTAATATTATTATGGTTTTAATCCTATTGCAATCCAATCCAGACCTTCTCCAGTAGCCCCACCACCTTGAAATTTCTTGTTTAATGAAACTGATTGAACTGTTTTACCTGTTTGCATCACGTTGTATGTATTGGCAGTGCTACCATTATTAAACATAGCATTAAAAGAAAATGTTGTGTCTTTAAATGGGGCTGGGAAAGTAATAGTAGGGGATGATGAACCACCACCGCCTTGACCAAATTGCGTACGAACACTTCCAACATCATACCACCCACTGGAAGCATTGTCAGCAGTATAGGAATTTACCCAACTTCCACCTTGCTTTTTCCATGTAACTTGTGTATTTGTTGTGGTTCCAGCAACCAATACTGGTATAGCAGAAGAGTATTTCTGATATAAAGACCAATTTATACCATCAAAAAAAGTTATATCGTTTAATCCTATTCCAGATGGGAGTCCGTTTGTAGGAACAACGGAAAATATATAATAACCTGCTATTATTGGTTTTGTAGTTGCAACAATCATAATAGAAGTTATAATTGGATTTGTCACTGTTCTAACTTGGCATGTTACACCATAGATAGTTCCTTGTGCATTAATTTTATAAGTAGCAGAACTACCATCAACTATGGGGTTAGTTACTGCACCACTAGAAGATACATAAGTTACTCCACTATTAACTCCTCCATTAGTATTAGATACAATAGCATATTTATTTACATATGTTGAACCTACTACGCTTATGGTAGCTACTAAATTAGCCCATGAATCAAAATAGAATACATCTGCTGAGTTTGCCCATGTCGCACAGCCACTTGTTGCATCTGTACAAGTATATGTAATACCTCCATAAATCCATGTGCTTCCAGCAGAATACCCACTTCCAGAATCATTTGTTATATTTGGAATAGATGTGGCAATAAGATTATTTTTTATTGGAGCAGAAAGACTATCTAATTTAGTTTTATCTGCTGCTGATGTTCCACCGAAATTATTGAAAAACCCCATTTATATCATCTCCTTTAATATGCACCTAAATAGTAATAACTTATAGACGCTTCTACAATTACAAATGTATATATTTCTTTATCAACATCATCTGAATTGAATCCTTTATTTGCTGGTAAATATATCTGATTTGTTGAACCATTTATAAGAACATGACAGTCTTGTGAATTCATAAAACTAAATTTATATGATGAAAATGATGTTAAATTTACAGGTTTATTTTGCTGAATTATTTCTTGATTTGCAGTTGAAGTTAATAAATTATTTGAACCGAAATATCCCGATCCTACTCTCATAAATTAATCATTCCTTTCTATTTGTTGAATAAAATAGTGTTTTTATATTTATTATTTTGCTAAAACTTCTTCTATTTTCTCAATAGTTTCAGATTTAGTTTCTTCGGGAAGTATGCCTAGAATTACAGTTGATTCTTGGATTATTTCAGCTACGTTAGCTTCCTTAGTAGCAACTACATTAGATTCTATTTCAGCACTCGCTACGGCCTCCACAGCCTCTTGTACCTTATCAGATGCAACAACTTGTTCAACTATTTGATCTAGTACAGATTCATTTAATTTACCATCGTCTAATAAATCTTTTGTGATGTGATAAGCTTTATAAACTATTTTCCTAAGCAATTCTTTATTTACAAATAATTTTATTCTAGCTGGCATAACATCGTAAACTTTATCAACAACCCAATCTTCTTGAGCTTGACCTCCATTTAATACACCGTCTTTAGCTTTAGATTTAGCAACTGCAATAGCCTGAATAACAAGTATTTTAAAGTTCTTCCAGTCAGCTACAGCATAAACAGCCACTCCTAATATAGTAACAAGTATGAATCTCCAGTCCCAAAGTAATAATTTAATATCCATTAATAACGACCTCCTAATTTTTATTT